AAGGAGGAGAGTTACTCCGCTTGCGCGGAGACTAGCCGTCGGCCCCGACGACTTCGGCGTCCACGACCTCTTCCTCGTTCGTGTGCTCGGCGATGAACGCCGCCAGCTCGGCCCGCAGCTTCTTGCGGGCGTCGTCGTCGGCTCCGTCGAGCAGGCCCCGCACCTTTGCCTGCCGCCAGGCGCTGGCGTCGATCTCCCGTGCTCCCTCGACCAGCTCGCGCAGCTCGGCCCCCAGGGCGTCGTCGCCGTAGTCGGGCTCGTCGGGCAGCGCGGTGAGGTTGGTCGACCGGCGGTCGATCTCGTCCTCGCCGACCACGCCGCTGACGCTGAACGCCTTGCGCAGCGCGTACTGCTCGGCCACCTTCAGGATCATCGCCGACTTGTGCGACGACCAGGGCGTCTTGCCGCCTCGGTCGTACTCGCTCAGCGGGGCGAAGTAGAACGTCGGCTCGTGGCCCTCGCGCCGGACCTCTGCCCAGGCACCAACGATGGCCCCTCGGGTCGAGTCGCCGGGCTCGGCGTCGTCCTCGGGGCGCGCGGACTTCCAGCTGTAGACGTGATGGACGTTGCGTGCGCCCTCGTCGTAGCTGACCGTGAACTCGTCGTTCTCATGCACGACGTCGCCGATGATGCCCCGGAAGTCGTCGGACTTGTGCGCCAGCGCCAGCAGCCCGTCGCGGCTGACGATGATCTGGACCGCGCCCTGGATCTTCGCCGCGAACACCTGCTTGGCGAACGGGTCCAGCTCGTAGCGGCCGCAGACTTCCAAGAACATGACGAGTTCCGCGTCGGTGCACTCCTTGGCGACGGTCCGGCGGATCGCCTCCACCTGCTTCGGGTCGAACCCATAGCGCGCAGGCTGCAGGATCGAGTCGGGTCGTTCGTGCAGAATGACGCCCTGCTCCTCGCCCGGTTCGTCGGTCGCGCCGTCGGCGGGTGCCTCGGGCTCGGCCTTGGCCTTCTTCTCAGCCATATGACCTCCTTGGTCGGATCGATTGCCCTCCAGGCTACCGCTCGACCAGGACGAAGGCCCCCACGAGGGGGGCCTTCAGGAGTCCGGGCGGCGGCCAGTCCGGTCGTCGGCCTTGCGGGCGTCGCCGGGGTTTGCGGGCGGGGGAGCACACACTGCACCCCGTCCGGCCGGTGTGTCCGATCTACGGACTCGGCGGCACCGTACCACGAGCGAGGGCCCGCCGAAGCGAGCCCTCTCGCGGCGGTGTCCGGCCCGGTGACGTTGGGCGACGGACGACGACCCGTTGTCACCTTCGCCTTCCTCGTCAGGAAGCCTCCGCTGCGCGCGACTGTACCCCAAGAAGAGGCGAAGCCGCCCGAAGGCGGCCCGCCGAGCTTCAGATTCCGTGCGCCACAACCCGACCAAGGGTGTCCCGAGAGGAACATTGGCGCACGGTCGCGCTCTGCGCCGGATCTTACACGGCCTCGTAGGCGCGCCGTCGAAGAAGCGCTGGACGTTCGCTATTTCCGGGCTGCGCGCCTCAGTCGATGTAGATCGGCGTACCCACGGGCACGACGGCGTACAGCTCGATGACGTCGTCGACGTGCATCCGCAGGCAGCCGTGGGACTCCGCGAAGCCGATGCTGGCGTCGTCTGCGGTCCCGTGGATGCCCACGCCGTCGCTCGGGGCGGTGACGCCCAGCCAGCGCGCCTTCAGCGGGTTGTTCGGGTCGCCGCCCTTGATGACCGTCCCGCGCAGCTCGGGGTCCACCCAGGGGCTGTTCGGCATCAGCCAGTCGGGGTCTTTGACCCGCGAGTTGATGATGTAGAGGCCCTTCGGGGTGTTGAAGCCCGGTGCGCCGATGGCGACCTTGTAGCGCAGGGCCTGATCGAATTCGACGTCGACCTTGTCGCGGGTGTAGAGCGTCAGCACCTTGCGGTCGCGCTCGCACACCAGCATCTTCTGCGGGGCCGCCGCGATCTTCTCCAGCTCGTGGGCGGCCCGTCGTTCTCCGCGTTGATCGTTCATGGGCTCCAGACGTTGACGTATTTGGTCATGGTGCCGGGGTCGTTGTGCGCGGCGCTACCGAGCGAGTAGTGCTGGCACCACTCCAGCGGCGTCTCGACGGCGTTGCCGTCGGGGAACTTCGCGCCGATGTTCTTGACCCAGGTCTGCGGCGTCGTCCAGTAGCTCGACAGGCCGCTGACGCCCTTCGTGGCGATCTGGTCGGCCCCGTAGGGATAGTTGTGACTCAGCATCGCCAGCCGCCACGCCTTCTCGTGCGTCGGTGCTCCGGTCTTGCCGTAGTAGGTGTCCTTGCGTCCGCGCAGCGTCCGGGCGCTGAGGTTGAGCTGGTAGTAGCCGTCGAAGGCACGCTTGACCACGGCCTCGTCGGCGTAGTCGGCCTCCAGCACCCGACGCTGGGTGTAGCTGCAGTCGACGCCGCCCGCCACGGTCCAGTTGACCGCCCCGACCAGGTCGCCCGACTCCCCGGTGACCTGCCCGCGCAGCAGCCCTTCGGGCAGGTCGGCGGTGACCCTGCGCTCCAGCTCCCGCGCCATCGACGACGACGACGCGGGGCCGAAGATCCCGTCGACGGCGAGCCCTTCGTTCGACTGGAACTGGCGGACGGCCTCGTGCGTCGCCTTGCCGAACAGGCCGTCGGTCGCCAGGCCCCACCCGAGGGCGTTCAGGTTCTTCTGCACGCCCCAGGTGACGATGTTGAAGGTCGGCGACGCCTCCTTGCGCACCGAGTAGACGGTCGAGGACGGGATCAGCCCCATCAGTCGCCGCCGGGTCCGTCCTCCGGCGCGATGTCGTCCGGCTGGCTCAGCAGGAAGTCATCGTCCGCCTCGATGTAGGGGCCGCCCGCCGCGTTATCGGCGGCCGCCGGGCTCTCGTTCTGTTGGATCGGCGGCTGCTTGCGGTGGTAGCGCGACAGCATCGGGTCGGCCGTCGGCGACGCCAGCTGGGCCTCGTACTTCTGCCACCCGTCGAGCCACTTGTACGCCGCGACGATTGCGCCGGACGTGGCGACGGTGAAGATCCCCGCCAGCCAGTTCGGGTCGAGCGGCGGGATGCCGGGGAAGTGCGCGGCAACCCAGGTGGCGACGAAGCCCGCCAGGGATGCGAGCGGCGCTGCCAGCACGGCGACGACGCGGTTGGGCGGCCACTGCTCTCGCAGCTTCGCGTAGAGCTTCTGTAGCCAGCTCGGGGATTCCATTCGTGCCTCCTAGTAGCGGTCTCCGGCCAGCGCCTTCAGGGTCTTGAACCGGAACTCGCGGTCCTCGTGGTTCCACCCGTGGTCGTCGGCCGTGTCCTTGATCGAGTGCGCTCGCTTGGCGGCCCACTCGCGGTGGCCCCTGATCTGCTCGCGCTCCTTGTCGGTGATGTTGTCGCCCGCCATCAGCAGCCGGGCGCGGTTGACGTGCTCGCGTTCGTCGTTGTAGAGCTTGTCCTTGTGGCGCAGCACCCGCCAGGTCTTGCCGCCGACCACGCCGTCTGAGCCGAGGTGGTGGATCAGCTGGAACTCGCGGACGGCGTCGGCGGTGTTCTCGCCGAAGCTGCCGTCCGCCTTGGGCCGCGTGACTCCCACGTTCCAGCGGTGCAGGTGCTTCTGCATCCGCTTCACAGCGTCGCCCTTGTCGCCCTTCTTGAGCACCGGGTAGCGGTTCTCTGTGCTGCCGCCGCCGGGGTCGCTGCCGTTCCAGACTCCGGCGCGGTACTTCAGATGCCAGGGCTCCCAGCTTGCGTCCGACCACTCCTTGGCCCAGCCGAACTGGTGGCCGTATTGGTCGATCAGCGAGCGGACGTAGGGCGGCACGTCGACGGCCAGGCCCCAGCCGTGGTTGGAGGTGCCGGGGACGGCAGCGTTCTGACACGCGCCGCGACCACACCAGTAGTTGCGCCAGTAGACCTGGCGAGCGTAGGAGCGGTAGCCCGAGTCGGGGCCGTTGATCTGAATCCACGTCCCGGTTCGGTCGTGGATGTAGTGCGCCATCGCGTTCCAGGCGGCGGCCGCTCCGTTCGCCAGCTGCGTGCCGCCCACGATGGGCGATAGCTCGGCGTCGGTCAGGTATCCGTTCGCTGACACACGGGAAGCCTAATGCCTGCGCCCGCCCGAACGGCGTTTGGGCTTTAGGTGGGCCGCGTTTCGCCCGGCTTGAGCGTTTCGCCCGGCGGCGGTGGCTCCTCGGGCGGGGGGTCCGGCAGGCCCTTCTTCAGCGCGGCTTCCGTCTTCGCCAGCATGTCCTTGGGCGCTGCCACCATGCCGTGGCTCGGGTCGGGCTTGAAGCCGACGGCTTCGAAGGCCTCCGTCGTCTGCGGCGTGATGTGCGCACGCAGCTCCTTGATGTCGTGCTCGATTGCCGTCTCGGCGACCACGTTGGCGATCAGGGTCAGCACGCCCGCGCGTCGGGGTTCGTTGCGCATCTCTTCGAACACCCAGTGGTCGTCGTGGAAGGCGATGGTCACCACTCCGCTGCGCTCTCCCTTTTCCCAGCGGAAGGTGACGTTGTGTCCGTGGCGCTGCTTGTCGACGACCGGGAAGTCCGAGCGCGACAGGAACCCCTTCGCGTCGGCGATGTCAGCGGGATCTGCCATCAGTGCGCCTTGATGATGTAGTTCAGCGTCGCGTAGTAGCCAGAGAAGGTGGTGGTGCCCGGCGAGGACGAGCTGGTGCCGGGGGCGGCGCTCCCGACCTTGCCGCCGTGAGTGTGGTCGTAGGACGGAACCAGGGTCGAGCCCGTGCCGTTGATCGATCTCACTTCGTCCGGGTAGGGCGGCGCGCTGATCGAGTGGGAGTGGCTGTCCACGGTGTGGCTGTGGGAGTTGACCGTGTGGCTGTGCTTCGGCGTGCGCGATCCCACGGCCAGGCCGTCGCTGTCGCTCAGCGTGTCCACGTCGGCGTGTGTGCCCTTGCCGACGGGCACGCGGCCTCGGAGGTCGGGCACGGTGAAGTGCGTGGCATCCGAGCCGTAGGGATAGCTCGCGGCGCTGAGCACGGCGTCCAGCGCCGGGTAGTCCGCCTTTAGGTAGCTCGTCGTGCCGTCGCAGATCAGCCAGCCGGTCGGTGCGCTTGCCCCGGCGAAGGGCAGCACGGCTCCGGCGGGTACCAGCCTGGCCACGGCGTCGGAGGCCAGGCCCGCGAGCGGGACCGCTGCGTTGGAAGGAAGGTCGCCGACGTTGGTCATCGCGCGTGTCCAATCCTATAGCCGCTCACTGCAGCAGCCCCAGAGTGATCAGGTCGTCGCGCAGGCCGAGGACGTACTGCGCCAGCTGATTGAGGGTGAAGCCGCTCACCAGGGTGCTGGTCGCCGTCAGGCCCGAGCTGTTGGTCCGGGTGGTCGGGCGGGCTGCCGGGGTCGCGCCGAAGGCCCCGAAGGTGCTCCCGTTGTGGTCGAACGCGCCGCCGATGGTCAGCGCATCGTTGATGTCCACGCCGGAGGTGTTGATCTCCATCTTCTCGGAGCCGTTGGCGCTGAAGTGGATCGCGTTCTCGTTGGCCGACAGCTGGTAGAGGCCCGTGTTGAGGTCGCCCGTGAAGGCAATGCCGGGGTTGCCCACGTTGCCCTTGTCGGCCTGCAGCTGGCCCGCCGTCGAGGTGTTGCCGTCCTTGTCCACCAGCAGGTAGCTCGTGCTCCCCGCGTTGTTCTGCACGCGGAAGATTGCCGCCGTCGGCGTGGTGTCGGTCCCGCGCCGCACCGACAGCGCGACGGAGTCGGTCCCGACGTGGAAGGAGTTCGTGAATGTCCAGGTGTTCGCCGCCCCGAGCTGGCCGTAGCGCGCGTCAGATGCGGTGCGGTTCATCGCGTCCGAGCCCGCCGTCGCGTCGGCGAGGTTCGTGATCTTGACGCCGTTCCAGGTGACGTTCGCGGTCGGTGCCGCCATCTGGTCGAGCCGCGAGGTCCGCACCTGGGTGTCGAAGTTGCTGATCGTGCTCGCGGTCTGCGTGCCGGTGTGGTTCGCGCGCGCCAGCGGGTCGGTCGCCAGCTTGCTCAGGGCGATGGCGGCGCTCGCGCTGATGTCGGCGTTCAGGATCGTGCCGTCGAGGATCTCGGTCGTGGTGACCGCCCCGGCGACGATCTGCAGGTTGGAGAAGGTGCCCGAGAGGTCGCCGCCCGCCGTCGAGCCCGAGCCGATGATCGAGCCGCCACCGATGGTCAGCGAGCCGCCGATGTCCACGCTGCCGGTGACGGTCAGGTTCTGGTCGATGATCACGTTGTCGGGCGTGCGCCAGGTGTCGGCGGCGTTGCGGTACCAGACGGTGTCGGCGTTGGCCGAGATGCCCGCCTGGGCCGACGGACCTTCGTCGCCGATGACGACCGCCGCCGAGGAGCCCACGCGCGCGGTGATGTCCACGGCCGACTGCAGGCTGTCGTCGGTCTTCAGCACGTTGGCGGCGCTGCGATACAGCGTCACGTCGCCGCCGATGGTGATCCCGACGTCCGCCGTCGTGTCGGAAAGGTTGATCGTGTCCTTGCCGCCGTTGGCGCTGATCACCAGGCCCTCGGTCGAGCTGATCGTGACTCCCTGAGTGGCGAGGATGTCGCCGTCGCTGTCCACTCGCAGCGCGGCGGTTCCGGTGCTCTCCTCGACCCGGAAGAGGTCGGCGGTCTGCGAGGCCGCGCCGCGCGCGGTCAGCGCCACCTGGCTTGCGTGGTCGGAGGTGGCGAGCAGGGGATAGGTGCTGTTGTGCCGCCAGCCGACGATGGGCCGGAAGGCGGTGATCGCCGACGACACGACGTCGACGTAGCCGATCTGGCGCTTGATCGCGGTGCCGGGGTCGCCGCCGGAAGCCACGATGGAGAGGTAGAAGTTGTAGTCGGTCGGTGAGTCGGGGTCGCCGACCACGCCCGTGAAGTCGTTGTCCGACCCGGTGACGTAGACGTCGCCGACGCCGTTGGTCAGGCCGCCCGGTAGCGCCGCCGTGGTCGCGGTCGTGCGGAAGCGGTAGCGCCCCTCGATGGCGACCGCCGCCTGGCTGTTGCCGCTGCCCGCCGTCGCCTGCAGGGTGGTCGAGTTCTGCACGGTGATCTTCAGGCTCGGGACCGACGCGCCCAGCACCTCTTGGATCGCGTCGAAGAAGCCCTCGTGGACCGGGTCCAGGTAGTCGAGTTCGATGTGCTGGGTCATGGAGCCTCCTAGAGCTGGTCGCCGACCAGGCTGACGCCGACGATGAAGCGGGTGCCGCCCGCGAAGATCAGGACGATGGACAGGTGCGCCGGGGTGATCCTGGTCAGCATGTCGATCAGCTGGCCCGCCCGGAAGTCGGTGCTTTCGAACGGCACCTCGATGGTCAGCTGGTAGTCGACGGCCGTGTTCTCGACGTGCGTCCACTCCTCGGTCCCGAGCACGGCGCTGATCAGGTTCCACCAGCCGATCCCCGCCCCGGCGCGTCGGCGCTTCCAGGCCGCGAGCACGATGGCCTTGCGCGTCGCCAGCGAGATCCCGGTGGGCTCAACCGGCAGGCCCATCATCAGCTCCCACAGCGCGAGCAGTTGGTACTCGTCGTCGGCGGCGTGCGGCCGCAGCTTCTCGCGCACGGTGTTGAGGTAGTCCTCGATGCGCTGCAGCTCGCGGCTGCTCGCATCGATCAGCGCCTGGATCGCCGGGTCGTCCTGCTCGTAGGGCGGCAGGTCGAGGAGGACGTCGGTTCCCTTCTCGGAGAGCGTCGCGGGCATCTGGTCTGAGGGTAAAGCCAGGCGGGCCGTCGCCCTGATTCGGACGGGCTAGGTCAGGGTCACGGTCGTCAGCTCAGGCACCTGAGTGGCGCTCACGGCGAGGTTCGCCGCTGCGGCGTTGAGCTGCACCGAGCTGACGTCGTAGACGCCGGGCACTCGGAAGAAGCGCGACTCCGTCTTGTTCAGCAGGACGTAGCCCGATCCGGCGGGGCTCTCGGAGCCGGGCGGGTTCTCGCCGCCGGGCGGCAGGTTGTCGATGTATTCGCTCAGCGCGTTCTCGATGTTCGTGCGGGTGGCGATGGTCCCGCCCGCGCCGTCGAGGCTGTAGCCGTCGGCGTGCGACACGGCCGCGCTCACGGTGACGGCCAGCGTGGTCGGGGTCTGCACGGTGACGATGGCCCCCACGGGCGCGAGGCCCTTGCCCTGCCCGTGCTGCACCACGTCGGTGCCCGCCGTGACGCTGCCCGAGCCGCCCGTGCAGCCGGTGAAGGTGGTCGAGGTCACGCCCGTGTAGGTGACCAGGTTCGTGCCGACGTAGACCTTCCCGCTCGGCGAGAAGCCCGTGGTCGAGACGACGTTGATCGTGCCGACCGGCAGCGTGTGCGAGCCGGTCGTCGTCGTGCTCGCGCTGTAGGGGTCGAGGACGACCTGCAGGCCGTCGCGCACGACTGTGCTCACCGGGTCGTTCTCGATGTCGGTCACGACCACGCGCACGGTGCCGCCGCCGTTCCACAGCGGCGCGACGCGGACGTTGCCCACGCCGGGGAAGGCGAGCGACCAGCGCTCGTAGTCGGCCAGCGATCCCGAGCCCTGCGCGGCGCTGTATTCGAGGATCAGCCGGTCGCGGTACTGCTCGTCTGACTCGATGTCCGAGCCGCCCGTGATCGATGCCGCGTTGGCGACGGCGCTGATGCCGGTGACCGGGGTCAGCAGCAGGGGGACCGCGCCGGTCGCCACGTTGCCCGCCGAGCCCGCCTCGGAGGCTTCGACGTTGAGCGTCAGCGTGCCGCCGCTGACCGTGCCGCTCTCGGTGGTGACGAAGCTCACCGGCTCGATTTCAGGGTCGGTCTGCTCGGTCGAGACCTCGGTGCCCACGGCGACGATGGTCCCGTTCGTGCCGGTGAAGGTGATCTCGCCTGTGGACTTGACCGCCGCCTTGCGCGCGACCGTGATCGTCTCGCCGTGCTCGTCGAGGTAGTCGCCCCAGGAGAAGGCGACGAAGCTCGCAGCGACGAACTCGGTCGCGGCCATGTCCCACAGCCGCTCCATCTCCAGCGCGATGGCCTGGGTGACGTCGAAGTAGAAGCCACCGGGGGTGGTGTCGATAAAGGCGTCGTCGCTCGGGTCCACCCCCGCGTTGACGTCGGCGTCCATGCGGGCGCGGATCGACTCGACGGTTTCGATGCGCAGCGGAATGAAGTCCAGCAAGCTCGGCATCAGATCGGCTCCTCTCCGGTGCTCAGGGTGGTCTTGAACGTGATGTCGGTTTCGTCGTTCTGCACGACGGTGAACGCGATCTCGACGGCGGCGTCGCCTTCAATCGTGTCGCCGGTCTGGATGACCATGTTCTTGACGGCGGTGATCTGCGGGTGGAAGGTCAGCGCGTCCACGATGGCCTCCTCCAGCTCGTGCGTTGTCAGCTCGGGGTGACTGAGGAAGTCCTCCAGCGGCTGCTCCAGCCCGTAGCCGTCGGGGTGGATCGGGTGTGCCCCCCGGTGTGTGCGGATGCACTTCTCGACCCAGGTCTTCAGCGTCGCCTCTCGCCGGGTGGTCAGCGGGCCGTGCCCGGCCTTGAGGAAGGTGCCGTTCTTGAAGTCGTAGGCCCAGGACCGGCCGACCGGCGGCACCTCGGGCTCGATGGTGAGTTCCAGCCCATCGTCGAGCAGCGCGTTCTGCGTGCGCGCCAGCTCGTCCTCCGCGTCGCGGCCTCCCTGGTCAGGGAAGACCTCGTCGATCTTGGTCAGGGCCTCGGGCATCTAGCGCTTTGCCTTCGCGCGGCTCTTGCTGCCGTTGGCGGGCTCATCGGTCGCCTCTGCCGTGTCGGAGGTCAGCTCAGCAACCAGGGCCTCCAGCTCGGCGTTGCGTGCCATCAGCTCGGTGAGCTTCTCGCGCAGCAGGTCGATCTCGACCGACTGCTTGCCGATCTTCTCCCACACGGTCGCCTCGGGGATACCGGCTTGCGGGGCGGGCTGTTGTTCGTCTGTCACGGTTCTCCTTGGGGTCGGGGTTCGCTGAATCCTCGCATGCCTTTCGGTCACGCATCACGCTCAATCGTTTGCGGAACGGCCGCGTCCACGTTGTCCCGGTCGGGGATGTCGCGGACCCACAGCCAGCTGCCGGTTGTGCTCAGCAGCCTGATCATCGGGGGATAGAGCACCTGGACGCCCACGATGCGAGTGTCGTCGAGCACGACCACGCGCGCCTTGGTCAGCAGCTCGTGTACGACGCGCTCGCGGTGGCGGCCGTCTATCGAGCAATCCACGAACGCCAGATCCGCTGCCTGCAGATCGCGCGCGTAGTCGAGGCTGTCCGCCAGGACGTACTCGACGCCCTCGACCGTCTGCTCGACCGGCCGGTTGTCGACGGTGACCACCCGGCCAGGCCCCGCCGCGCTGCGCAGGCGCTGGGTGCCGTAGCCCTCTCCGGTGCCGGTCTCGACCACCCGCTCGGGCGCTAGCACGGCGATCAGCGCGTCGAGCAGATCGTAGGTAGCGTCGCAGGATCGGAACTCCATCGCCAACTCCATCGCTACTCCCATCGGTACTCGATCCGTGCGTTGAACCACACGGCCGCGTTGTTGGCGAGCGTCGAGACGTTCTTGCACGTCACCGTGTAATGGGCCTTGCTCGAAATCGTGATCGAACTCGACGCCGCGTCCTCGTAGTCACTTGCGTTGAGGTTCGTGTTCGTGATCGTCGCCGTGCCAGCAGCCGACCCGAGCGTCGGGACCATCGTGTCCGTCCCACCAGCGAACGTCATCGGGTAGAGGGTGAACGTGAGATCGGTGTTTGGATCGGTCGCGTTTGACTCGGCCCATCCGACGAGTCTGAACCGGAGATTCTTCCCGGCGATTGTTGCGAACGCAGCTGGGTCGATCAGCACGCGCTCGATGAGCTTCCAGTCGTAGTACGTCGTGACCCCGGCCCCCGGCTGGCCGACGAAATACTCGACTCCTGCGGCCGAGTCGAGTGTCATGTCGCGCCCGGCGAATGCATGGAGCACTTGCCAGGTGTCCTCGAAGTTCGCGCCGAGCCGGTCGCGGCTGAGTTCGGCGGCGGCGGCGTTCACCACGTCGAGCGAGCCGTCCGAGCGGACGCGGAGAAGGTTGTTCGTGTTCGCCGCGTCGCGGACCTGAAGAATGTCGCCGGTCGGCGCGGTGTCGGTGCCACGGACGACGCGAAGTGGCGGCGCGTCGTTCCCCGCCCGCGAGAGCGTCGTCAGGCCGTCGATTGTGTTCGCGGTGTTCAGGCCGGGAACGTCGAGCGTCGTGCGCATGGCGCCCACGGAGGTGTCGTCCAGCAGGCTCCGAGCGGTGGAGGTGAGCGAGGTCGTCGTGGCCGCGCTCGACGACGTGTAGTAGGGCAGCGTGTCGGTGGCCCCGGTGACGTTGACCAGCGCCCTGCCGCCTGCGGTGAGCGCCTGCAGCGTGACCGTGTTGGAGGCGCTGAAGTACGGGAACGTGTCGGCGGTGCCAGCGGCGTTGACCAGCGCCCGGCCGCCCGCCGAGAAGTCCGTCTGCGAGAAGGTGTCGGTGCCGGTGGAGTAGGCGAGCTTGTTCGCGCCGGTCGCCAGCCCAGCGAGCGCCGTCAGGGTCGCGTCGAGCGACTGGTAGGTGCCGCTCAGGCCGGTGAGCTGCTCGTAGCGCACAGCGTCACCGTTCGTAGTGGCGGCGGCGAGGCCGGTGATCTTCTGGCTGTTCATGGCCGCGCCGGAAAGTGCTGTCAGCGCGCCGGTGACCTGGAGGGCATCATCGGTCTTGAGCGTGTCGGCGGCGCTGCGGTAGAGGTTCGTGTCGCCGCCAAGCGTTAGGCCCGTATCCGCCCCGGTGCTGGTTAGCACCAGCGCCGTCTTGCCCGACAACTGCCCGGTGATCTGTCCTGCCGCCACAAAGTAGTCGTCGGTCTTGAGGATGTTCGCGCCGTTGCGATAGAGGTTCACGTCCGGGGCGGTCGAGCCTCCCGCGCCCCACCACATCTTCCCGTCGCCGAGAATCCCGAAGGCGTACTCGGTGTCTCCCGACACATAGAAGTTGCGCAGGATGCCATTGCCTGCGCTGTTGATTTGGAGGATGCCGCCGCCGTTCGGGTACAGGACTACGTTCTTCGTGCCATCGCTGGTGAAAAATGTGTCGCTGGTGGCGAGCACATCGGCCGAGGCGCGATAGAGACTTGTGTCGGCCGCCTGCCCGAAGTAGAGCGTCGCCGTGCCGGAGTTGTCCCACCCGAGGACGAGGTTCCGGCTCAGCAGGGCCGAGCCAGACGAATACTGATCGAGGTAGTGAACGCCGCCGCTGCCGAACGTGAGGCTGCTCCCCGTCACGAACGCGTCGTCGGTCTTCAGGACGCTTGCGGCCGAGCGGTAGAGGTTGGTGTCCGACGTGAACTGGATCAGGGCCGTCGAGGTTTCCCCCGTCATCGTGATCTGCTTCTTGGTGTGCAGGTCATCGTCGGTCTTGAGCACGTCGGCTGAGTCGCGGTAGAGGTTGGTGTCGGGAGCGCCGCTGCCCCCACCCCACTCGTGGAGCCCCTGCGTCTTGATCCAGAAGCGCGGCCAGCTATCGCCGTTCATGATCGCCCCGAGGGCGACCGCGTTCGTCGCGCCGATCCCGTAGATCGTCGCGGCCTGGAACTCGTCGTCGGTGCGCAGCACGTTGGCCGCCGCCCGGTAGAGGTTCGTGTCCCAGGCCAACCCCACCCCGGACCACTGAATCGTCCCGTCCGCCATGATGCGCAGGCGTAGGTTGTCGGTCCAGACGCCCACGCCGAGGGCCGCGCCGCCGGTACTGCCCGGCCAGATCTCGGCCCACCCCGCACCGAAGTAGCTGCCATTCTCGGACGCCGCGCCGGTCGTGTCGTCCTCAATGGTGAGGTACTGGGTGCCCGTCCCGGCCGGGTCGTCCAGACGCACGACCTCGCCCGTGCCCCGGAAGGTCTGCTTCTCGGTGAAGACCTGCGCCACGTCGAGGAAGGCGTGCGCGCCGCCGCCGCCGGTCACCGAGTCCACGTAGGCGATGGTCGCCATCACGGTGTCGTCCACGGCCACCTCGTCGGCGTGCACGTTGATCCCGAAGCCCTCGCCCACGTCCAGCACGTCGTTGTCGGGACCGCTGAAGCTGAGCCCGTCGCCTGCAGTGAAGTCCTGGTGGCCGGTCGCACTCTCCTGGCTGATCACGTCGGTGGCGATCCAGGTCTGGTTGCGCATCCGCTTGACCGTCAGCGTGTCGCCGACCTTGATCCCCTTCTTCGCGTCGTAGCGCCGCAGCCACTGGCCGAAGACGATGTCCTCGTCGTCCAGCTCGATGTTGCGCCCGTGCAGCTCGCAGCGCAGCGGGTTGTTGTCCATGACCTCCGCGTACTCCAGCTCGCGGACCGTGCTGTCCGCCGTCTGGCGCGTGTGCCTGCGCAGCGCGGCGGCGGCGGCTCGGACGCCACTCTCGGCCATCAGACGTCCTCCGGGCCGAGGGCCTCCACGGTGACCAGCAGCTTGTCGGTGCTCAGCGGCGCGAGCTGGGCGAACAGGCGGCGGCTGAGGCTGATCTGCTCGTCGTCGAGGTCGAGGTCCGCCTCGCGGTGGATGTAGGCGATCACGCTGCGCTCGGTGTTCGCCTCGGTGATCTTGACTCGCTGGCCGACGTAGTCGGTCAGGTCGCCGTCGAGCTGGGCGATGGCGAAGCTCGCATCCTGGCGCTCGGGATCGAAGCGCGTTCCGTGCCAGCTGGCCTCGACGGTCTTGCGCGTGCGCGGGTCCGCCGCCACGGTCCCGATGGCCGCCTGGGCGGTGTAGAAGCCGTAGCGGGCCAGGTCCAGGTCGGGCAGGTCCGGTGCTGACCACGGGTAGAAGTAGGTGGCGAATACGGAAGGCCCGACGATTGCGTAGCTGACCGAGGTCGATGCGTGCGCCGTGCCGGTCCAGCCGCTCTGCGGTGAGCCAGGGTTCGCGCCGCTGAAGTACGCCGTCGCCGTGGTCGCGTTCTCGACCATCATCCCGTCGGTGTAGAGAATGCCCGTGCCCGAGGAGGAGGGCATGCCGCCGCCGCTGTTGCAGCGGCCGACGATGGTCCCGGCCAGGTCGCCCCCGACCACAGCCAGCCGGGTCGAGATCCGCTGCCACTGATCGCGCAGCGACGTGTTGGCGGCGTTCAGCAGGGTCTCGGTCGCGCCCGTGTAGGTGGCGTCGGTGGTGATCCACGGCATCCCGCCGTCCCAGTTGGCAGGCACCCACACGTAGCACGACATCGTGTAGGTGCCCGCGCTGGGGAAGGTGAAGGTGGCGCTCTGCCACAGGCGCGTGTCGGTGCCCGTGCCGTCGAAGGCGTGCTTGTCGCGGTAGCTGCCCTTGTAGGCGGGGATCGGCCCGGTCTCAGCCTCGCGGGTGACGACGAAATCGCCCACGCTTGAGAACTTCGCGGCGGTCTCGCCGGTCGGGTTCGTGTAGTAGTTGGTCCGCTGGCTGGTGCCCGCAGGCAGCGTCGCCGACGGGCCGTCGCTGTAGGTGTCGGTGCCCACCCGGCCGCTCAGGTCGTCCGTGCCGTAGGCGCGAGCCGCGTTGCCTGCGCCGCCCAACAGGCCGAAGTAGTAGTCGCCGGGCTCGATGGTGCGCGGGGTCGGGAAAGACCAGTCCACCCAGCCTGCCGTCTGCCCCGCCTCGACGATGACCGGGTCGCTGTAGGCCAGCAAGTCGCCGTCGGCGTCGCGCAGCGTTGCGACGATTTCCTGATCGTTGCCGCCCGCCCGCAGGCCATCCACGTAGGCCGTGAGCTTCGCCAGGGTGACCTCCACGTCGATCTCGAAGCTGTCGCTCAGCAGCTCGCGGTCGAGGTCGAGATTCACCGTCGCTGCGCCGGAGGTTGTGATGCCGAAGAGGTTCATGCGTGCGTGTGCGCGTCGCGTCGGTGGTTGCGCCGGTCGTCGCTGCCCCCGCCGCCCGGCGCGTAGGGGTCGTAGTCGTTGCGGACGTGCCCGTGGCGGCAGAAGTCAGGCGCGCGGCGGCCCTTCTTCTTCGCCTCCTTGCAGATCTTCTCGCGGGTCGCGTCGCCTTCCTCGTCGGTGTAGGGATCGTCGAAGCTCAGCGTCACGTCCATCGTGTAGTCGCCGGGGCTGACCGAGTGCGAGACCGAGCTGACGTAGAGCAGCTCCTTGATGAAGCCCAGGCCGACCTTGACCGAGTCGCCGCGTCGCAGCGTCACCTCGCCCGCCATCGTCACGCTGACCTCGCGCTTGGGCTCCAGGCGCTCCTTCATCTCGCGCTGGGCGAGCTTCTTGACCTTGGCCTTGCTGTCGACCTTCTCGTCGATCTCCCAGAAGTTGTGGATGACGCCGAAGCGCTTGCGGATGTCCCTGCTCGCCTGCACCTCGACTTCGATCTTCTTGTGCTCGCCCTTCTTGCGCTTCGACGAGGCGCGGACGCTGAGCAGCGTGGCGACGTTCTTCGGCAGCATCCGGGTCACGTCTGCGCCGAGCAGCTGGCCGCCGAGGATCAGCAGCGTGCGCGAGCGCTTCAACGTCTCGACGTAGAGCTTGCCCTTCTCCATGCGAATGACGAAGCGCTTGCCCGTTTCTTCGCGCTCCTTCTTGTAGGCCTGGTTGATGATCTTCAGCGGCGAGGTGTTCTGCTCGGTGATCTCGATGCGGGCGTCGCACTTCGCCAGGTGCCCGACGCCGATCCCGTAGCGCTTGGCGATGTCCTCGACGATCTGGTGACCGAGCCAGCCGTCCTTTTTCTTGTGGCGCGACTTGCCGTCGCCCTTCTTGTATTCGAAGTCGTCGCGGCTGCGCTTCAGCCACTCCAGCTCGTCGGCCGCCTCCAGGCTGATATCGCCGGAGGCGCTCTGCGTCACGTTCGTGACCCGCAGCTCCCACAGCCGGTGCCAGTTGGCCCCCGTGCCGTCCTCGCGCGCGTAGTCGACCTTCAGCTTGTAGCCCTCCTTGATCGTCACCAGGTCTTCGCGCTCGGGGCTCATGACCGTCAGGCTCGCGGTCTGGATCAGCGCGTCTTCCCAGGTGAGGCTGGTGAGGATCGGGTCCAGGCTGAGCACGTCGCCGCCCTTCTTCAGGTCGGGTCGCGCGCAGGTGATGTTCCAGTAGAACGACGACTGCTCCAGGGGCTTCTCGTCGCGCTGCCAGTAGTTGCGCAGCTCTTCGTCGTCCTCGTTGCGGTCCTCGCGGTTGCGGCTGCGCTTGTCGCGGTCGGCCATCAGTCACGCCCCGACTTCTTCGGGATCGTCAGCTTGCGATGCGAGCCCTGTCCGACCCAGCCCGCCAGCGGGGTGTCGCCGCCCCAGTGGTCGATCCCGTTGCGCGCGGCGATGATCTTCCACTCGCTCGCGGAGCCGTAGAACGCCTTCGCCAGCTTGGTCAGCGAGGCATTCTCGATCTTGTCCTGGTTGCGCTCGGGGATGCTCTCGCCGCCCTGCTCGACGGTGAACGCGTTGCCGTTGCCCATGACGTGGACGATGGCCGGGAGCTTCTCGTGGCGGTCGCGGCCGTAGCGCTTGCGCTTGGTCATCGCGGTCCGGTACTCCGTGAAGCCGAGGTCGAAGTAGCGGGCGTCGGGCTCGCCGCCGCGCTCGCGCACCGAGTAGGTGCGGATGGTGACCGCCATGTCGATGTCGGGCTTCATCTCCAGCGCCCGGTTCCAGACCACGAGGTTCAGCGGCTCGCCCACGTCACAGAGCGTGTCGAGGTCACGGGCCACGTTGGCCGGGTGGGGGGCGTCGCCACCGGGCTCGGGCCAGTTGACGCCGGGGTTGACCACCTCGGTCAGCGGATGGGCGTCGCCTCGGGAGGTGCCGTCGATGGAGTAGCTGCCGCGCTGGTGCGTGCGCCCCCCGGCGATGGACGACCAGCTCGGGTTGTAGTCGACGACCAGGGAGCTGATCGACAGCGTGCGCAGCACCCGGCCGCCGTCGCGGGTGAACTGGCCCTTGGTCACGGTGTCGTAGTCGATCCAGTTGTAGCTGTGGTCCCAGCCGAACTCGTCGAGTGGTGCGACCTGGAAGCGGTAGGGCTTCTTCAGCAGCTTTGGCGAGGTGATGCCGGGGATGCGGCTCAGGGTCACCGACAGGCCCGACTCCAGGTGGCGGTGATAGCTGCGGTCATCGACCATGCCCTGCGGCTCGTGTGTGCGCCCGCTGCCCTTGTCTGCCATCAGACCACCCCGTCGTGGTTGCCGACGCCGTCCATCTCGCGGGCCAGCTCGCCGAAGGCGGCGTGGATCTCGCGCTTGAGCTGGTTCTTGATGTCGCCGTCGCGGTTGTTCGTGATGTGGATCTGGCCGATGCTGACGCCGCCCATGCCGCCGCCGCCCTTGGTCACGGTGACGGTCTCGCGGCCCTTCTCGCCGACGCCCAGCAGGGTCGGTCGGTTGGCGGTGAAGCTGCCGCCGTCGCCGAACCATCCGGCGAAGCCAGCGCGCCCACCCGTCGCCAGCCCCTTGCCCGCGCCTCCGAAGTGGATGTTGGAGCCGGTCAGATAGCGGGTGCCGTACCACGCGCCGATGCCCTGCGAGCTGTAGATCTCCTTGGCCGCTCGGGCGTTGATCAGCGGGTTGAGCATCGCCTGCACGCCACCCAGCCGCGCGATCAGCTCGTCGTTGAAGCCGTCGGTGATCGCCCACAGGCCGTAGCCGTGCGTGCCGCCGGGGTCGGTGCCCGCCGAGCCCGGCCGCATCCCCGACTCGCCCTTGGCGATCTGCGCGAAGGTGACGCCCGGCAGCCCCGCCCACTCGGCGATGGAGGCCACGGTGTTGAACGGCAGCGTCTCGCCGGAGAAGTCCGGGGCCATGTGCATCTGGTAGCTGTGGTTGTAGCGCTGGAACTGAGCCGGAACGCGCCCTGCCGACGCGCCTCGCACGGCCAGGCCGCCCGCGCCGAGCTTCTTGTTGACGGCGGCCTGCATCCCCGCTGCCATCGCCCTCGACCCTGCGTTCGACATGGCTCCCGGCGCGCCCCGCAGCTTGCTGCCCGGTGCTTTGACCCGCAGTGCCTTCGGGGTTGCCGCCCGGATCGCCCCGCCGATTCCAGCGATGGCGGCCCCACCCGCGCCGCCGGGGAAGAAGCCGATGTGGACGTGGTCGCTGTGGCCGCCGATGGAGCCCGGCACCCGCTGGCCCTCATCGATGTAGTAGGGCTCGGGGTCGTAGAAGAGTTCGTTGATCGAGCCGCTGAAGGCCGACTGCGCGCGTCGCCAGTAGGCGTCCATCAGCGTTGGCGAGCCGCTCACGTCGTAGGCGAGGCCCGAGTAGTGCAGCGACCCGCTCGCGTGGCCGCTCGACGGGACGCCGCCGCCGTAGGGCGGGGGCCCCTCGCCGACAGCCAGGCCCATGCTCTGCGCCAGCGCCCCGGCCGCCTGGATTCCCTGGGCCGCGCCCCGGCCGCGCCGCCCGCCTCGGGCGTAGCGCATGCCGTAGGCAGCGTTGCGCTCGCGGATGCGGCCGCCCGCCGCCGGGATTGCCGAGTGCGGCGTGTGCTCCCCGGCCACCATCCGCCCCAGCGCGCCCTTGGCCCCCAGCATCGTGTCCACGTCGGCTTCGGTGTGGCGGTTGACGTACAGCTCGCCCGGCGCGGCGTACTCGCCTCCACCCACGCCGACGGTGTCGCGGTGGCCCACGCCGGGGATGCGCCCGCCACCCGCGTATCCCGCGCGACCTCCCCGCGCCTTGTTGCCGCCCCCGGCCGTCATGCCGCCCGGCGAGGTGTAGTGCGGGTCGAGGTTGTGGTGCGTGCCCATGATGGAGGCCGGGTCCGCGCCGCCTTGCTGCAGGTTCATGAACTTGCGCGCCTCGGAGGCCGTGTAGCCCATGCCCTGCAGCTGGTTGAGGACGTACTGCTCAATCTGCGTGCTCGCGCCCTTGACCTCTGACGCGGCGTCCCACATGCGCGAGCTGATCGCCTTGCCGATGTTCTTCCAGCTCGCCTCGCTGCCTCGGTAGATGCGGCCGTTGACGATCTCGACGTTCTCGCCCATGCGCTTGAAGCGATCCTCGATGCCGCTGACCAGCTCGCGGTACTCGTCGCGGAGCTTCGGGTTCTTCTCGGCCGCCTTGCGCGCCATGTTCAGCGAGGTCTGCGCGACCGTGTCGGCGGCGTCGACGGGGAGCTTCTTCATCTCACCCGTGACGTCGTTGATCATCGCCGTGAACGCCTTGCCCGCGCCCTGTTCGTCGCGGCGAATGTCGAAGGCTCCGAAGATGTCCTTCCAGGCGTCCTGGGCCTTCTGGTCGGAGATCGCAGCCTGCATCTGCTTGATGACCGCCAGGCGTTCCTTGGTTGCGATCAGGCCGCCCTTCAGCGCCTCGCGGTCGTCCTCGTCCGCCGCCGCCATCGCCTTGCGGTAGTTCGCCAGCATGAGCGTCGCGCGGATCGACTCCTTGGCGAGCATCGCGTACTGCCCGCCGCCCTGCGGGATGCCCTCGCGCGATTGCGCCAGCAGCTCCTGGCCCTTCGTGTAGCCCTGCTGGTTCAGCTCCTCGTAGGTCGGCGGTGCCGGGATGATCCCGAGCGTCGCCGCCGAGACGCCACCGGCCGCCTTGCGCCGCCAGTCACCCTCGGTCTGCGAAGCCCCGCTGAGCGCCGACAGGCCGGTGATCGCCAGCCCGATGGGGCCGAGCAGCCGCGCCGCTGCGCCCCCGGCCATCGCCCCGCCCCTCAGCAGTCCGCCAGGCAGCGAGCGTGCCGCAGCCCCGACGCCGCCGGGCATGGACAGAGTGGCCCCGAGCCTCGCTGCGCCCATGCGCAGGCCCGGCAGCACGCCTCCGGCGCGCCCCGCCACGGCCCCGCCGCCGAGCAGCAGCGGCGCTGCACCAGCTCCGGGCGACGCCTGCCCTGCGGCCGCCGCGCCCCGTCGGCCGCCGCCGAGCATCAGCGGCAGCGGTAGCGCCCCGCCGCGCATCTTGCTGAAGGTGAAGGCCGCCAGCATCGCGGTCAGCGCGTTGATGTTGCCGATGTTGATCGAGGCGATGAAGTGGACGATGTCGCCGATGGCGCGGCTGATCGGTCGCATCGCGTCGGCCACGTCCATGACCACCGGAGCGAGGTCGCCGAACAGCCGGGCGAGATCCTTCGCGCCCTCAACGGAGGTCCGCCAGAAGCGGTTCATCTCCTCGGGGTTCTGGCGCATCCAGCGAGTGCCCTCGCGGATCTTGTTGGTCATGTCCTCGACCAGGCCCTGCCCTTCGTCCGCGCCGGAGCCGAACAGCACCCGGACGAAGTTCCAGCTCGCCCGCAGCAGCCGCCACCACTCCGAGGTCTGTTGCACCAGGCCGTGAACGTCGTCCTGCAGCTGGCCCGCGTTCTCGGTCGCCTCCACCCAGCCGGAGGTGGTCTCGCTCATCCGCATGAACATCTTCTCCACGTCCGGCGCGACGGCGACGGCGATCCGCGCCAGGATCTGGCCCAGGTCGGCGGCGATGTCGGTCATGAACGGCAGCGTGCGCTCGGCGAGCGTCGTCATCCGGTTCCAGAAGCGGTCGAACTCGGGTGAGTCCAGGCGACCCAGCAGCTGGTCGACCGCGTCGTTGAACGCGCCCATGATCCGGTTCGCCGAGCCGCTGAAGAGGCCCAGGCGGCCCGCGATGAAGTCGAGCGCGGAGTTGGCCGCGCCGAACATGGCGCGCTGGCCTGGCTTGATCGCGTTCATCCAGTTCTCGCGCAGCGAGGTCGTGCGGCCCAGCAGGCCCATCGCCGGACCGACGGCCAGGCCCTGGCTGCGCATCTGTTGCTGCACGCGGTGCAGCTCCTTGGCGGCGTCCTTGGCCTCGCGGCTCGACGCGCCGTACTGTTGCTGGGCCTGGGTCAGCCCAGCGAAGCTCGTCTTCAGCTCGCCCAGGGAGCTGACCGTGGGCGCGATCACCGAGACCAGTCCCGTCAGCGCCACGATCCCCGCGCCGCCGATGGCGGCACCCAGCGCTCCCACTCCCGCCGCCGCCGCGCCCAGCGAGCCCACGAGCGCGCCGAGCGCGCCTCCCAGGTCAATGATGTAGGGCAGCGCGACGGTGACGGCCGCGACCATGAAGCGCAGCCGTCCGGTAAACAGGTTCAGGGAGTTGGCCGAGCGGTCCGAGGAGTCGCCGACGTTCGTGATCTGGTCGGAGACACGGCTCATCGTCCGGTCGGTGTCGGTGCCCTGGCGGTCGAGGTCGCGCAGCTTGCGGTCGGTGTCCTCCATCTGGCGGATCTGCTTGTTCGTCCCGATGTCGTCGAGCGAATCGCCCGCCCCTCGGATCGCCAGGTCGGTGCGCTCGGCCTGCTCCTGCATGCGGCGCATCGGACCGGAGGCCCGGTCGATGATCTGGAAGATGCCGGTGACTGTTGCGGCCACGGGTCAGAGCCCCCCGCCTGGCCGTCGGACAGCGCCTCTGAGCGGATCTCTCCACTCAGAGGGCCGTCCGGTCGGCTTAGCCTGTTCGCGGGTCAGAACGCCGCACGCGGCCTCCGGCTGCCTTCGCGTCCATCTCGCGTAGGCCGACCGAGAACCCGTAGAGCAGGGACCGCAGGCGGCGCGGGTGCGATGGCAGCGTCGGCTCGCCTGGTGTCGCCCTCGGGATCTCGACGTAGCCGCGCCATTGGCACAGCGCGCAGGGCTCCATGTTCCCTGAGCGTCGGGTCGCGTAGCACGCCGGGCACTCCTGGCGGTCGGTGAGCGGCCGGTACTCGCTGTCGAGAGAGTTGTAGAGCTGGAACGGGTCAGCACCATTTCTCCAGGCCATCGCAAGCAGGGCGGCCTCGCCTCCCGCCCTTACGAGTTTCCCGCCGCAGCGACCTGCTCGACTTCCTGCACGTCGTCATCGTCGAAGCCGCTCAGGCTCATGATGTGTCCCGCGATCTGCGCGATGAAGCCGGGCTTCTTCTGGAACCGGATGCGCACGCACTCGACGGGATCGAGCGGACCCGTCTTCGCCTCGTGCATCCGTCGCGCTGCCTCCTGCAGGTCGGGATCGACCGTTCCGGCGGCGACCACCTCCAGGTTGACGCGGTACTCGTCGACGCTGCCGGTGCGCCGGGCCGCGCGGCTCTGCGTCGCGCGCTGGCGGATCGCCCGCATCGTTTCCATCGAGACCGGGCAGATCGTCCAGGTGATCCACTTCGGCGTCTCGTCGGTGCCGAAGTTCAGCTTCAGCGGCTTGGTCTCGGGGGCTTCGTCCTCGTCGATACCGACGAACCACTCCAGGGCGTCGGTCTGCGCCTGCGGCGTCAGCTTCTCAGCGTCCTCCGGCTTGACGGTGGCGGCGGCCTTGACTGCGGCCTTCTTGTCGCCGGGCTCGCCTACGGGATCGTCGGCGTTGCCAGCCGCTTCACGGAGCGGCTGCCCCGACAGGGTGCTCTCTGGTGCCATTGCTTGCCTCCTCGGCAGCTAGTGGGGGTGTCTGTCCGGGCATGCCGTCCGTCCTCGCGGGACGGTCCGTAGTGGCCCTTGTTGAACGTGGTGCGGGTACAGCTTCGGTGTCGTGGTCGAGCATGCACTCGACCTCCAGCCGCGCCATCGCGGCGTGTAGGTCGCGCTGCCCGTGACTCCGCTTCTCGTCGATGTGCGCCTTGAGGTGGAGCCACGCGCGCTCGTAGTCCACGAGCACGGCTCAGCCTCAGCGACCCGACGGGTTCTGCGTCGTGTAGGGGTAGGTGATCGCCGGGAGCTTCGTGACCGGGTTGGTCTGCCCCGTGCGGACGAAGGCCTCGATGGGCTTCTCGTTCTCGTAGGTGAACGGGAACTCCAGGTCGCGGATGTCGTCGCCGATGTTGAAGCCGAGCGGCAGTCGCCACAGCAGGCAGCCGTCGAGCTGCCAGCGCTCGACGCCGAGGGCCTCGGGATCGTCGTAGCCGACCAGCAGGCTGAAGGGCCGCAGGACGCTGTTCTCGGTCCCGCGCATCGCTCGGCGCTCCTCCAGCGTCGTCGATACGAAGCGGTAGACCTCCAGCTCCCACTTGGAGTCGATCTTCTGGCAGCGGAAGGTGCCCTCTCGCGTGATCCGGCCGGGCTTGTAGCCCTGCTTGCCGGTGCCGACGATGGGGACTTCGATCCGGTTGACCTCGGCGGTGGCCGTGACCTCGGTGACCTCGGCGAGCAGGTTGCCTGCCAGGTCGCGGGCCTCTCCCCACATGCCGCTGATGCGGAAGAGCCCCTCGTTGTTGATCAGTGGGGAAGGCATCTCTTAGCTCTCCTAGTTCGTCGTTGGCCCTAGCCGACGCTGACCGTGAAGTAGACCTGCTCCAGGGAGCGGGCGAACGACACGGTGATCGCGAGGGCGATGAACTCGTCTTCGGGGGTTGGCGGTGGATCTTGGTCGATGCTGACCGACCAACCCGACTGGATCGAACCCGACGCCTCGCGCTCGGTGAGCCGGGACTTGACCTCGGCGATGAGCGCGGTGCGAGTGGCTTCGTTGATGGGCCGCTGGCCGATGATGTTCTCCTCGGCCCAGCGGGTCAGGTCTGCCCCGATGCCGTGCATCGTGGCGACGTACTTCGGCTGACGGTAGATCAGGTACGGCTTCGACGCATCCGCGTCGGCGTCGCTCGACGTCCAGGTGGTGAGCCCGGTCTTGACGTGGACCGGCGCGGTCGCGTGCGAGTCGCGCGCCAGGACGACGACGCCCTCATCGAAGGCGGTCTCCAGGTCGCTGACCGTGGCCCCGACGACGATCTCGACTCCGGCGAGCCGCGCGTGCGTGAGGCTCTGATGCTCTCCGCGTGCCGCAAGGATGCCCGCGATCCGTGGCGCGAGCTGGGCGGTGCCGATGTCCAGCTCGGTGCGGTCGGCCCCCAGGTCGAGGTCGCGGATGGTGCCGACGCCCACGTTGATGATGTTCGGCGAGGCGAGCGTGCCCGAGCGGGTGGCCGCCGTGCTGACCGACTCCCCGGCGGCCCCGCCGACGACGAGCGTGTGGTACTTGCCCGCGTCGTTGAGGTCATCGGTCCAGGCCGCGAAGGAGGCCAGGATGCCGGAGTCGGTGAGGTTGTACGGGGCGACGACACCGAAGGGCTCGACTTCGAACGCGGTCATCGCGGCGGTGTAGTCGGCGGCGAGCAGCGTGGTTCCGTCGTTTCCTCCGGTGAACGCCTGCGAGGCAACCGCCGTCAGCGCGGTGCCCGAGGTGATCGCGCCCGTGTAGTCGACCCAGTCACTGAACTCGCGGATGTCGGCGGCCAGCGTGGTGATGTCGGTCTGCACGTACTGGTAGCGCTCCAGCAGGACCGCGCCGTCGTAGATCAGCAGCTCGTCGCTCCCGGCCGTGGCCGAGTCCTGCACGGTGACCCGAAGGTCGTCGCCGCGCGTGCCCTCGTAGCGCGCCTGCAGCGTGATCGCTGTCGTCGTGCCGTTGGACAGCGCCTTGGTCGACTTCGCCGCAGCGGAGCCGCCCATGCGGAAGCTGAGCACCTCGCCCGCCCCGCCCTGGCCCACGAGGCCGGAGCCTTCGAACGCCTGGCGGACGGCACGGTAGCCGTCGGTGTCGTCGGCGTTGCCGTAGATCGCCTGCCACTCGGCGAAGCTTCCCGTCCGCGAGACCTCTTCGAAGGGGCCCCAGTCGTGCGTGAAGGGGATCGCCACGATGGAGCCGGGGTTGACCGGCACCGGGACGACGGCCCTGGCCTCGAAGTTGAAGTACGCGCCCGGCAGCTTCGGGCGACTTGACTTGCTGAAGATGCCAGCCATGTTCAGGCCTCCTTGTCGGGCTCGTCGGTCTTCACGTCACGGTTGAGGAACTTCTCGACGGCGCTCTTGGCCTGGTCGGCCGTCAGCGGGTTGTCGCCACCCTTGTCAGCGAGGGCACCGGCCACGACGTGGCGCGGGTGGCCCGTGATGGCGAGCGACTCGTCGAGCAGACGCTCGCGGCTGAACTTGTCGCTGGCGGCGGGCTCGTCGACGTAGGCCTGATCGGCCTCTGCCTTCGACGCTGCCTTGCTCTTCGACTCTGCCACCTGGTTCTCCTTCAGCTTTCTCGGGTGCGTGACCCTTGTCTTGCCCGACGGTAACAGCGGTTAGGGCACGCAGCCCAAGTGGACTTTTCAGGGGGCGTCGAAGCCGACCGTCAAGCGCTCGGCCGTGACGCCGCCCTGATCGGGCTCGCCGACCCGTCGCCAGGCCAGGCGCAGGTCGCAGGTGACGGTGAACAGCAGCTCCTCGGTCGGGTTCTGCACCCGCTGCACCGAGCAGTCTCGGACCCGCAGGTAGTCCGGGTAGGAGCGGGCGTCGGTGCCCTCGTCCCACGCCACGTCCTCGTAGTCGAACAGGGGGATGCGACAGGCGTGTCCGCCCGCCAGGCCGATGCGGAAGGCGTCGGTCATCGTGTTCTCGACCACAGCGGCGAGCCCCAGCGATTCCTGCACCGATTCGCCGGGCTCGGGGAAGACGTGGACGCTGAAGCTCTGCAGGTTGTCGATGGTGTGGCGGGGGCCGGTCAGGTCGTTGGCGGTCGTGTCCATGACCTGGGCCGCCGGGCGCTTGAAGGTGCCCTGCTCGGTCAGCAGGCGGACCTCGTAATCGTCGCCCAGCGCGATGGCGACGTAGCGCTTCAGGGAGCGGATGGCATCGAGCGACGTTCTCATGTCAGCGTCGCCCAGGGGTTCTGTCGTTCGACCTCGCGGGTCCAGTTGCGCATCACGGGCCGCACGAGGCGCTCCCACGTCGCCTCCAGCCAGTTGGCGCTGATCTCCAGCATGTGATTGCCCGGCGAGCCGGGGTGCATGACGTAGGAGGCGAAGCGGTCCTGGCCGGTGGCGCGGTCCACCCAATGCAGCGTGCCGCCGGGCGTCTTCGGGACGATCAGGTACTTGCGGTGCTCGGGGCCGTAGAGGCCGGTGCCGTCGTTGACGTAGGCCGCGTAGTCGGTGTCGTTGTACCACTCTGCCTGCCAGCCCAGGCCGATGAAGGTCATCGTCCTGACCGCCCGCGAGGTCTGCCAGTTGTCGCGCAGGTCGCCCGTGTCGACCGGGGTGTTCGTCGCCGCGATCTCGGCGGCCTCGGTGACGCCGACGCGGATCATGTTGCGGATCGCGCGCGGGTTCGGATCGCTGTCGAACCAGGGGGCCAGCTTGCCGCCGATGTACGCCATCAGAGCCCCGCCGCATCCAGCTCGTCGAGGCGCTTCAGGGTCGCCGTCCAGCAGATCACCCGGCGGCGCTTTCGGCCTGGCTGCACGTCGCCCTGCACCTCGTAGTTGTGCGTGCCCAGCTGCTCTGACTCGACCCGCAGGCGGTCGGACGCCTTGATCTCGACCGGGTTGCCCTCGGCGTCGTTGCGCAGCAGCAGCAGGGTCGGCGTCGGCTCGGTGAACACCCGCCCGTCCTCGCGGCGCTCGCCCGGCTGGTTGAGGGTCAGGCGCGCGCGGATGACCGGGCTTTCGGACGGCGCGAAGACCGTGGTGCCCTCCACCTTGCGCCCGTCGGCCTGCTTTCGCAGGATGTAGGCCCGGTCGACCAGTGCCGATCCCAGCGCCATCGGCTACTCCAGCAGGTAGGGGTAGTCGCCGGGCAGCCCTGCTTGCCCCGGCCGGTCGTCGGAGTGTCGCCAGTCCACCTCGGTGACGGCGAACGCCGGGGCGTTCTGCACGTTCCAGGTGTCGAGCCACTCGTCCTTCTTGTCGTCGGTCGCCAGGTTCCACAGCAGGTCGTGCAGCAGCGGCCAGGGGTGGATCATCTGCGCCTTGCGCGCGTCCTCGGCGGCCCGACGGTTCTCGCTGTAGCCGGTCACCGAGAAGCTGACGATCAGATCGAAGTCAGCGGCCGTCTCGATGATGTCGGCCTGGCTGCGGTAGGCGGTGTGCTCGACCCAGCGCTGGACCGCCTCGGCGGCCAGCGGCTCCAGGGACGTATCGATGGTGTCCAGCTCCTGGCCGGTGACCAGCTCTGTGAAGGCCACGGCGCGGTCGATCAGCAGTTGCATCTGCTCGGTCGTGGTATAGCCGAGCGAGTCGAAGTCGACCTGGCTCCACTCCTCGATGTCAGCGGGGGTCGGGATGTCCATCGCTCTCCATTGTGCCCCCTGAAACGGCCTTACCCCGGTTTCAACCGGCTCCAGACCTCCCTCCACTCACGGGCGTGCTCCAGGCGGTGGCAGTTCGCGCACAGCGTTTCCAGATTCTCCGGGCGGTTGTTTCGGCGGTTGCGATCACGGTGATGCAGTTCCAGCTGCACCTCGTCCACCGGCTCAAACCCACATCGGTCGCAGGTGTCGGAGCGAAGTCTCGGCACAGGCGACCCGTTCCCAGGCCCGCAGCGCCAACGCGGGGTGCCGTCAGCGCCTCTCCGCTTCAGCCAAATGTGGACCCGCTCTCCGCAGCCCTCGCAATAGGCGGTCCTGCCCTCGGGGTCGACCTCGCGCAGCCGGTGCTTCCACTTCCCCACGCGACCAACACACCAGGCCCCTCGGACGGCGAAGGGCTGGGTTTTTACACCCAGCCCTTCTGACCGTTCAGACGGAGGACTCCGTCTAGGACTTCTTGCTCGACGCCTTCTTCTTCGGGGCCTCGGCCTCCGGGTCAGCGGCCTTGGCCGCCTCCTTCTCGGCGGTCGATGCCGCCTTGCCGACGCTGTCCGCGAGGATCGCGCCCTTCTCGACGCGGCCCCCGTTGTCGTGGTCGACGTAGCTGTAGACGACGGTGTCGCCACGGACGGTGTAGCCGAGGAGGTCATCCCCGTCCACTCCGGCCGACTTGGCGACGTCCGCCTCCTTCAGCTCCTCGGTCGCCTCGGCGTCGACCTGCTTGAGCTGGGCCGCCCCGAGCAGCCCAGCGAAGCGGGTCCGGTTCGCCTGGATCAGATCCTCGGCGCGGCCGGTTCCCTGGCCGAACTTGTCGGCCAGCTCGTTGAGTGCGTTCTGAGCGTCGTTTCCTGCGGGCATGTTGGATCGCCTCCTAGTCGAAGTTCGTCATCCAGCCTATGGCTAGGTGACGACGCTCCGGTAGGCCCCGAGGGGATCGACGGTCCCGGTCCCGAAGTCGAACCGCACCTTGAAGTCGACGCTGTCGACCTCCCAGGTGTACGGATCGTTGCCGCCGCCGCCGCTGACACGGGCCTCCGGGTTCTTGAGCAGCACCTGCGGCTCTTCGCGCCCGTTGAGGAATCCGATGGCGAATGCGGGGACGTCGTTCGGGTCCGCGAGCAGGTACCAGTTGTTCGCGTCCGACCAGAACGGATCGCGGACGACTGCGTCGCCGGGCAGGATGCCCTGCAGCGGGTTGTCCGTGCCCTTGTCGAAGATGTTCGCCCCGGCACCAGCGGCCTGCGCGATGGTGGCCGTGGCCCCCGTCAGCTGGCTGTTGATGATCCGGTTGGCGATCAGCTCCATGCGCACGTTCTGAACGGCGAGCGTGCGGGGGCGGACCGTGATCCGACGACCGTCGGAGTCGAGTCGGTTCTCCATCGTCGAGATGGCATCGGCGAGCGCGTCCTCTGAGAGGGCGGCCGTGCCGGTGTTCCCGTGGTTGGAGTGGAACAGGGCCGTGCCGTCAGGCGCGGTCGGGTTCGACTCGATGAACGCGATGATCGCCTCGGTCACGAAGTTGCCCGCTTCGAACCCCATCTCCTCGGGGTTGTCGCGGAGCAGCGCTCCGTTCTCGTCGTTGATCGCCGCCTGACGAGTGACGCTGTAGACGCCCCCGTAGGTGTCGATCTGCAGCGAGGCCGAGGGACGCTCGGTCCGACGCATCTCCGGGTACTCGCCCTGGTCGCCGACGTATCCGATCCCTCGGATGCCGTTCAGCCCCTTGATCCGGCGAGCGCGGAAGTCGTTGAGCGACTCCACCCTGCCGTAGCGGCGGTACTGCGGCTGGACGCGCGTGTAGCCCTTGTAGAGCGACGTGCTGATCGGCCCGTAGAGGAAGGACGGGAAGTCCGCCTTGCTCATGGCCTCTTGGAGGCTCAGGCCAGCGGCCTCGCCCTCCCTGACCTTCTCGTCGCGCCAGTCGATGAACGCCTCGTAGAGCATGACCGGGCGACCGATGTCTCCGTATCTGGACACTGTGATCGTCTCCTAGTTCTTCGCGGTTGCCTGGTTGCTCAGGGCTTCAGATCGAGGTCGATCCGAACCTTGTTGGTCGGGGTGCCACGCTGGCCCTCGATCTCGACAACCCGCCCGAAGGAGATGTTGCCGGAGGACGTCTCGGTGAGGGCGTTCGTGGCAGCGACGATGTAGACGGGGTCGCCCTTGGCGAACCCGCTGACCTCGTCGACCTGCACGATGCCCTTCGTGATGAGGAAGTACTCCTCGTCATCGAGGATGTCGTCCTGTAGCGCGACCGTGCTGTCCCAGCCCGTTGCGCGCTGCTTGACGGCGACGCCCACGAAGCCAGCCTCTTGGGCGGCCTGGCCGTGCGAGATGGTCGCCGACGTCGAGGTGTTCGTGACGTAGACGCCACGTCCTGGCCTGTTGTAAGGCATCAGTCCTTCTCCTCAGTGCTCTTGTTGCCGTATGCCTCGTCGGGATCGATCCCGGCCTCTTCCAGCGCCTCGCGCCAGTAGGGCTTCTCGGCGGTCTCGGCCGCCGGGCTGTCGCCGTCGGTGTCCGACGGTCCCTGATCCTCGACGCGGGTCGGGTTGGCCTCGGCCATGTGCTCCCGCGCCTCCTCGATGTCGCGCTCGACGCTCTCGCGCAGCGACGCCATCGCGGTCTTCGTGACCTTCTCGTCCTCGACCGTATCCGTGCGGTCGAGCTTCGGGGTGGGCTCGCGGCCGTCCATGTCGTACTCACCCTTGAGCCGGGTGGACGTCTTGTCGGGCAGCTTCGCCTCCTCGATGAGCTTGTGCGCCTCGTCCTTCATGTCGCGGAGGGCGAGTTGGCGGTGCGCCTCAGCGGATGCCTCGTTACGGGCCTCCTCACGCGCCTCCTCCAGCTCGCGCTCGTGGCGCTCGCGCTCCTCGGTCATCTTTTCTTCGACCAGGCTGTTGGCCCGATCCTCGACCAGCTCCTTGACGGCTCGCGAGACTCCGCTGTCCGGGTCGCGCAGCGCCTCTTCCAGCTGCTTCACGCTGTCGCCTCCTTCGGCGTCGTTGTCCTCGTCTGCCGCCTCGGCCACTTCGGCCTCCTCGGCGTCTTCATCGGGGGAATCGACTTCGTCGACCATCGCCTCGATGAGGTTGGCTACGCGACCTCCCGCGCCGCCCTCTGACACCCAATCCACCGAGCCCGGAGGCTGGCTTCGGATGCCCTCTACCACCCACACCTGTTCGCCATCCTCGATGCTCTCGTGCACGTCGGTGGCCTTGGCGCGGATTGAAGCTTCCAGCAGGTGGGGGTCTTCCTCGATGAGCTTCTTGACCTGGCCCACGGGCTTGACGGTTGCGACCACAGCGCCCTTGCCGAAGCGGCCCGACGCCGGGACGCTGTCGTCCCACTTGCTCTCGATGATCCGGCCCCCCAGGTCACGGATCGAACGCGGGAGCCCCCCGGCGGCCTTCTTGGCCTCCGGCGACTGGTGATCGATGTACATCTTCCAGCCGGTGAAGACGTCGGCGTTCTCCCGCAGCATCTCCGCGCTGTACTTGTGACGCCCGCGCCCCTGCCCGACGGTCGGGCGGATGACGTGGATCAGGACATTGCCTTCAGCGTCGAGACCAGCGGGGCGGGAGGCCAGCGCCTCCTGCAGCTCGAAAGCCTCGCGCGGGGGGGTTGCCGTAGCGCTCATGCCCCGGAGGGTAAGGGCATCCGAGCGGCCCGTTCCAAATGGACTTTAGTTGCGGCGGGTCGCCACGGTGAGCGCGCTTCGCATGCTCTCGGCGACCGGCCCGCCGGGCTCGGCGCTGACCCAGGTGCCCAGGCCCACGCCGTCGTCGGTGCGCAGCACCAGGGCGTCCCATGCCTCCAGGGTCTCGGTGCTGCCGACGACGACGGTGACGTGCTCGGTGCGGTCGGGGTGCTCGGCGGGCCGAGGCCCGATCCCGAGCAGCGCCTTGCGGTTGGCCTCGGCGTCATCGAGCTGGTAGCTCATCTGAACCCGTGCGGCGAAGTGCGCCCGCTCATGGACGATCATCGCGGCCAGCTGCGGGAGCGCTTCGTGCTCGGCCAGCTTGCCCTCCAGGGGCACGATGCCGAGCCCGCGCGGGGTGTCGAGGAGCAGGGTCGGCATCCAGTCGTCCTCGGGTCCGAGCGTCGAGCCGATCCGCGCGACCGAGCCGAGGACGAAGCCGCGCCAGACCTCCAGGGTCATCGGGTCGTCCATCAGATGCCCTTCAGCCCGCTGCGGCGAAGCTGCGCGCGGAGGTTCTTGACCGAACGGTGGTCGCTCGGGCTGATCGGCGCGACGACCATGTGCTTGCCGTCGGGGCTCATCATCTTGATGTGGCCGTTGCCCTTGCGCATCCTCCACTTCGCCTTCCACGCGATCTTGATCAGCTTGTCGACCTCCCGGCAGGCTGCCTTCGGCCGCTTGGTCTGCGCCGTCATGACAGCAGCTCCAGCTTGCAGTCGTCGGCGGGCTTGTCGGGGCGGCGCTTCTTGAACTGGGGGTGGCGGAAGCCGCCGGTCGGCATCTGCCCCATGTGCGCGACCTCGACGACGGTGCCGATCCAGGCGTCCGGGTTCTTGGTCATCGCCTCGCGGGTCTTCATGTCCATCCCGCTGCAGCGCCCGGCCTCGACCAGGTTGCCGTCGGCGTCGTGCGCGCCGAAGATGATCGCGCCGACCATCCCAGCGAAGCCGTTCTCGCCCGGCTTGAAGCCCATGACGATCACGTCGATGGTGTCGGCGGGCTTGATCTTCGTCCAGCCTGCTCCGCGCTTGCCGCTCGCGTAGCGCGCGCGGGTGTCCTTGATGACGAGCCCTTCGAAGCCCTGCGCGAGGACCGCGTTGAGGCTCGCCTCGGTCGGCTTGACCTGCGGGATCAGGATCGTCCGCTTGAGGTCGGTCTGCGCGAAGAGGCTTTCGAGCAGCGCCCTGCGCTTCGCGTAGGGCAGCCGCCTCGCGTCGATCCCGTCGAGCGCGATCAGGTCGAAGACCATCAGGCTGATCTTGTCGCGCGTCGCCTTCGGCTTCGCGCTGCCGCCGCCGAAGGCGCTCTGCGCGATGCCCCACTCGTAGGCGATCTTGCCGTCCTGCATCGTCATGCCGACCGCCTCGCAGTCGAGCCATGTTCCTGCGGGGAGCCGCTCGGCCAGCTCGGCCTCGTGCTCGGGCAGGCAGCCGGTGTATGCCTTGGCGGTCCGGCTGTAGAGGTGGACGCCGTCGTCGGCGATGTGCACGAGCATCCGCCAGCCGTCTAGTTTCGGCTCGGCGGTGAAGTGCGGGGCTGCGTATGGCGCAAGCCCTTGAACCTTCGGGGCCTCGGCGTTCTGCGCCAGCTTCTCGGCGCTTGTCGGGGCGGTGGTGGTCAGCGTGGTCATCGGGAACCTCCTTGGTCGGTGCTTCAGATCATAGCACACCCTAGCTACGATCTGTAGCGCGCTCCCGGTCCGCCCCGTTGCGGGGTGTGCTATCATGTGTAGCAGTTGTTCCCGACCAGGAGGTTCCCGATGAGCCCTCGCTCTACCTTCACCGTCCGCTTCTCCGACGCCGCGTATCAGCTCGTCTCCGAGGAGTGCCGTCAGGCCCGCGCCGTCGCGCGGGAGTTCCGCTTCGACCCGCCCCGGTCGCTGACCAACGCGATCCGGCAGGCCCGCGCGTACCGCGAGGCCGGGGTCGAGGTGCTCTACGTCTACGAGCAGGCGTGGCAGCGCTGCGGGTCCATCCAGGGCCTCGGCTCGATGGAGGAGCAGGTCGGGCCGACCCGCTACTTCGACCTCGACCGCTCCGAGTTGTCGTCCGACGAGCGCCACCTGCGCGACTACCACTCCCGCCGGGCGTGGCTGAAGACGACGGCGGTCCGTTGGGGCGACGGCTCGACCCGGCGCGGCAAGCTGCTCGCGCTGCAGGTCGAGTACCGGACGCTCGGGTTGGAGGTCTGAGATGGCCTCCGATCCCCGCCACCCGCTCGCCCTTCCCGACTCCCCGCTCGCCTGCGTGGTCTGCGAAGGCTTCGGCTCCGTCTACGTCGACGGGTCCGGCTGCAACGACTACGACTGCGGCGCGTGCGATGCGCTCGGCTTCCACGCCGACCGCGTGACCGCGTTGCAGGTCGAGGCGCTGTTGGAGGACGAGGCGCGCACCGAGGATGCGTGGCTCGCCGCCGAGGAGGCTTATCTGTTGTCCGTCAACCCGACCGAGGAGGTTCTGTCATGAACGCCCCCACTCATTTCGAGGTCAGCCCCGAGGACGGCTCGGCCTACTACGTCATCCCCGCCAACGACCTGTTCCCCGACACCCTCATCCAGGTGCCGCTCGACTCTGAGGGCGCGCCGCTGTTTGAGGCGTCCGACGACGACACGTTCTTCGGCGGCGGCGAGGTCGATTGGGCTCGCGGTTTCGAGGACGATGCCGACCGGGATCGCGTCCAGGCGATCTTCGAAAGGCTGCGGGCCGGTGTTTGAGCGGCCCGTCCACTTCCTGATCTTCCTCGCGGTGTTCTCTGCGCCCGTCGTGCTGATCGCGCGGGTGCAGGGGCTGCCGTGGTGGCAGATCGGGGCGTGCTTCGCCGTTGCCGTCGTGCTCGTCGGCCTCCGGCGTTCCGTCCGCTGATGTGCTACAGTCTGTAGCTCCAGTTCCCGACCAAGGAGGCCCCTCATGCGAGGCACCCACTCTCAGTTGATCGTCACCACGACCGTCGATGAAGCGACGGGCTCCGAGGTGCCGCTGTTCCATTTCCCCGTCCAGATCTGCAAGGCCACGTCGGATGCGTCGGAGGTCAAGTTCGACCGCGCCGCTCCGTCGGGCGGCGAGTTGACCCGGCAGGAGATCGACTCCGTGACCGGCGAGGTCGTCGCGTCCGAGGACGTGCTGCGCGGTGTGCGGACCGGGGATTCGTTCTCCACGATCCCGGCCGAGAAGATCGCCGAGATCACCGACGCGACCAAGCTCGATGACGTGCGCGTGATCGACACGGTCGAGTTGGACGCGGTCCCGCGTGATCGCGGTGTCGCCCGGTACTTCCTGCAGTCGCCCGCCAAGGGCGGGTCGCCGCAGGCGTTCCGGCTCACCTACGAGGCGCTGCTCCCGGCGAAGAAGAAGGGCTCGACGCCCGCTCGCCCGGCGCTTGCGCTGAAGGTGAAGTTCGGCGGCACGACCCGGCAGAAGTTCGGCATCGTCTACGCCGACGTGGCGACCGAGTCGCTGATCCTGCAGCAGCTGGTGTTCGGCGCGCAGGTCCGCGAGGCCGACGAGCAGGTCCGCTCGCACCTCGCCGTCCAGGTCGAGGAGCCGATGATCGCCAAGGTGCGGGCCGTGCTCGACGGGATGCTCGACGAGTCTGCGGACTTCGACGAGCCCGCCGATGATCTGATCCCCGCCCGCGAGGCGCTGATCGAGATCGCCCTGTCCGGGCAGGCCATCCCGGCTCCGGTCGCCGAGGCCGAGGTCGCCGCGACCGACAACGTCGAGGCTGCCCTTGAGGCGAGCCTCGCCGCGCTCGCCTAGCGAGCAACCGCATCGCATCCGAGCGACGGCCCCGCCTTGCGCGGGGTCGTCGTCGTCTTGTGGTCCCGCCGTCGGGGCGTGCCACCATTCACGCGATGAGCCGCGACCGGGTGTTTCTCTACGTGCTCGGCGCGCTGTTCGGGTTCATGATCATGTTCGGGGCCGGGGCCATCATCGTGTCGCTGATCCGCGACCCGACCGAGGTGGTGACGCTGCGCGTCGTCGGTGCGCTGGCGTCGATGTTCTCGGCCGTCGTCGGCCTGATCCTGGGCTACCTGGTCGGGCGCAACGGCAACGGCGGCTAGGCCAGCGCGCAGATGGCGAGCGCGAGGCCGAGCAGGAAGGTCAGCAGTCCGAACGGTCCGGCCTGATCGCCCGCGCCGCCCGCGACCATCAGCAGGTAGCCGACGAAGCCGACGAGGTAGAGGATCGCGAGCGCCGTCATCTAGAACGGGATGTCGTCGTCGCTGCCGGTGACCTCGCCGCCGCCGGTCGCCGGGGGCAGGTCGGCGGTGTCGGCGGGCACGTCGGAGGTCTGTCCGCTCGCGCCGCTGCCGCCCGCTTCGTTGGGCTTGCCGCCGAGGAAGATCACGTCGTGCGCGACGATCTCGACCGCCTGGCGCTTCGTCCCGTCCTTGGCCTCCCACTCGCGCCACTCCAGCCGTCCCTGCAGGCCGACCTTGCGGCCCTTCGCCAGGTACTCAGCGGCGTTCTCGCCCTGCTTGCCCCACACGGTCACGTCGAAGTAGTTGGGCTTGTCCACCCAATCGTTGCCCTCCTTGCGGCGGGTGTTGCTCGCCACGCGCATGTTGCAGACGGGGGTGCCGCCTCCGGTGTGGCGCAGCTCGGGGTCGCGGGTGAGATTGCCCGTCAGGACGACGGTGTTCAGCTCAGGCATCGAGGCCTCCTTGGTCGGGTAACGATGCCAGGAGGCTACCGCACAGCGCGGCGGCGGGCGAGTGCTCGGGCGGCTTTCTCTGCCACGGTCTGTAGCGATCCGTTGGCCGCAGCGAGGCACTCGGCTTCGCTGTCGGTGAGGTAGATCTCAACGCCCGCCCGGCGTGAGCGCGGGCGCTTCGGGTTCGGTCTGCCGCTCGGGTAGGGCAGCGGCAGGCCCTCATGCTCCAGGCGGGTTTTCTCTGCCCGGCAGCTGGAGCCACAGGCGTGGGCGTCCACGCGCTTGCCGGTGATGTCGCCGCCACAGATGACGCAGATGCGGGCCTGCTTCATCCCAGCTGCGGTCGGACGCGCAGGACTTGCTTGCTCGGGAAGGTCTTGCGAACGCCGTTGGGGAAGGTGACCTCCACCTCGCTGTCGTAGAGCCCCGGTGTGTCCAGGTCGTCGTTGCCCCAGGGCACGGTCGCGCGGTTGCTGTCCACGACGGGCACGTCGCAGGTGACCGTGACGGCCTTGACCCCCTCGCGCTGGTCGATTCGGAACACGACCGTTGAGCCGTCGACCAGCGGAACGGGGCCGTTGATGTCTGAGACCTCGATCTCCATCGGCTGGGTGTCGCCCTGGGTGAGTTCCACAACGGTCGCGTCAGCCATGCCGGAACCCTAGCCCGGCTGGCGGATGCGCACAACAGCGCGGTCGTCGATGAGCCCCGCCTGGGCGGCGGTGTCCTGCGCGCGGGCGCGCGCGCGGGTGTCGATCAGCAGCGCCAGGGCGTTGACCGCCGCCACCATCCGCATCGTCAGCTCGCCCTCCACGGTCGGGGAGGTGATCGTGGTGAGGATCAGGGCGGCGGTGGTGGCCTGCGCTGCGGCCTCGGCCAGCAGCAGCGTCGTGGGCCCGCTGAGCGTGAGCTGCGCGTCCGACTGAGCTGCGGCGTGCAGCAGCAGCTTCAGGACCAGGGCGAGCGCCGCCGTCGACTCGCCGTTGGCCGCCGCCAGCACCACGGTCGCGGCCACGCCGAGCTGCAGGTCGGCGTCCGAGGTCGCGGTCGCGTCGCTCAGCAGCAGGTCGGCGGCGACGCTCAGCCTCGCCGTTGCGTCGCTCAGGGCGGTCGCGGGGGCGAGGATCACGGTCGTCGGCGCGGTGATGGCCAGGGAGCCCGACGAGGTCGCAGCGGCGCTCAGATCGACGAACGTCGGCGCGGTGGTGAGTGCGAGGCTCGCGGTGGACTGGCCTGCAGCCGTCAGCGTCAGCCGCGCCGGGGCGGTGAGCGTCAGGCTCGCGCTCGACGTTGCGGCCGAGCTGCCGAGTGCCACCAGGCCGGGCGCGGTCAGCGCCAGGGTGGCCGACGAGCTGCCCGCCGTCGACAGGGTGAGGTACGGGACCGTGTCGGTCTGCACGAACAGCGTCGCGTTCGACTGGGCGCTCGCCGCGTCGAGCTGCACATAGGTCTGCGCGCGCAGAGCGAGGCTCGCCGCCGAGCTGCCTGACGTGCTCAGCGTCAGCAGCGCCGGAGCTGTCAGCGCCAAGGTTGCTGAGCTGCTCACCGTCGAGCTGCCGAGCTGCACCGTGGTCGGGGCGCTCAGCGCGAGGGTTGCCGAGCTGCTCGCGGCGGCTGGGTCCAGCGCCACCTCGGTCTTCGCGGTGAGCTGCAGGGTCGCGGCCGAGGCTGCCGCCGACGACAGCGAGAGGTACGGCACGGTGTCGCTCTGCACGAAGCACGTCGCCGAGGACTGAGCGTTGGCCGGGTCGAGCGGGATTACCGTCTGCGCGGTGAGGGCCAGCGTCGCGCTGCTTTGCGCGGCTGCCGTGCCGAGCGGCAGGATGGCCGTCGCCGTCAGGGTCAGCGCAGCGGTGCTCTGTGCTGCGGCGGGGTCGAGGGGCACGGTGGTCGGTGCGGTCAGCGCGAGAGTGGCGCTGCTCTGCGCGGCCGCCGTGCCGAGCGGCACATAGGTCTGGGCGGTGAGCGCAAGGCTCCCCGTCGACGTCGACGCCGCCGTGCCGAGCACCACGCGGGCGGCCGCCGAGAGCGCGAGCGTTGCTGAGGACTGCGCCGCAGCCGTGCCGAGCGCCACCGTGGCCGGGGCGGTGAGTGCCAGGGTGGCCGCCGACTGCGCCGTGGCCGTGCCGAGGGCCACGCGGGTCTGCGCCGTCAACGCCAGGGTGGCACTCGATACCGCCGCCGAGGTGCCGAGCGGGATCTGCGTCTTCGCGGTGAGCGCCATCGTCGCGCTCGATTGCGCCGTGGAGGTCAGCGTCAGCAGAGCCGGTGCGGTGAGCGTCAGCGTCGCGGTCGAGGTCGCTGCCGCCGTGCCCAGCGTCAGCAGTGCCGGTGCGGTGAGGGCGAGGGTCGCCGAGGACTGTGCGGCTGCGCTGCCAAGCGCCACCGTCGTCTTCGCCGAGAGCGCGAGCGTGGCCGAGGACTGGGCGGCGGCCGCGCCGAGCGCGATGGTCGTCTGCGCGGTGAGCGCGAGGGTGGCACTCGACTGCCCGTCGCTCGCCCCCAGCGGGATGATCGGGATGGTCGCCGGGATGGTGAGCGCGAGAGTGGCCTGCGCCCTTCCCAGGGTGGGGGTGCCCTGCAGCTCGCCGACGTGAACGTCATCGATGCTCTGCGCCCCGAAGACGCCGACATAGGCGCGCACCGTGGTCACCGACGAGGTGACCGACTTGCTCAGCACGACCGTCCACGTCGAGCTGGCGGCGGGCTTGTACCAGACGGTTGCGTCGCCGTTGGCCTCCAGCGAGACGCCGATCTGATCGCCGAGGGACAGCGGGTTGTCCTCGGTGCCGACGCCGTAGCCGTCGGCCGTCCCGGCCTCGTATGCGTTGACCTGGTACGGAAGGTCGGTGGGCTGGCCGGTCCAGGTGCCGGGCGCGATCTCGACCTCGACGCCGACGTTTGAGTTGCTCGCGTCGACGATCCCGAAGTACGACCAGATGGTCGGCTCCAGCTCGTCGCCGAGGGTGAAGAAGATCCCCGCCGGGGCGGTGAGGTCGTGCGGCCAGAGGGCGGCGGAACCGTCCTGCAGGTCGCTGATCGAGTGCAGTTCGTTGCCGCGAATCTCGGCCAGCGTCACCGGGTAGGCGCTGCCCGGCACACTGTCCCATCCAGCAGGGGGCGATTCGTCGGCGCGATTGAAGTCGTCGACCAGGGGCAGGCGGGCGAAGTCGTCAGCCTCGGTGGCCCCGTTCAGCGTCAGGATCGCCGGGGCGGTGAGTGCCAGAGTTGCCGAGGACGTGGCCGCTGAGGTGCCCAGCGCCACCTTCGTGGCAGCGGTCAGGGCCAGGGTCGCGCTCGACTGGGCGGCGGCGGTACCCAGGGCCACCGTGGTCTTCGCCGTCAGCGCCAGGGTGGCGCTGGAGGTGGCCTGGCTGCTTTGCAGCGGGATCGTGGTCTGCGCGGTGAGCGCGAGGGTCGCGTTGCTGAGCGCGTCGGCCTGCCCGAGCACCACCTTTGCCGGGGCCGTCAACGCAAGGGTGGCGCTCGATTGCGCCGTGCTGGTCGCCAGCGACACCGGAGCCGGGGTCGCCAGCGCCAGGGTGGCGGCCGCGACCGCGCCGCTGGCCTGCGGGAAGATCCAGGCCGACGACTCGTAGGTCCACGGGCTCGGGCCGGTCGTGATAACCGTCGTGCCGGTGACCGTGTTTCCGTCGTAGCCGTGGGCGGTGACATCGGCCACCGGAGTGGCGGCCGCGCTCTGATCGAACTCCAGCAGCTGGGCCGGAGACAGCGCCGCCCAGTCAGAGGTCGCCCGGTTCGTGACCAGGGACTCGATGTTGCCGTCGCTCAGGGCCGAGGTCCACTCGCCCACCATCGAGAAGTCGACGGGGTAGTAGGCGATGATCGCCGAAGCGAGCCAGAAGAAGCCCCCCGTATGGTCGTTCGGGTTGCCCATCGTGCCCGCGCCGTCTTCGTGCGTCCACGCGCCGCCCTTGTAGATGTGGAAACGAGGGGTCGCTGTGCCGCTGGCCTTCGTGACCGCCGCGATCACCCAGCCATCCGAGTCGGTGATCGTCGTCGTCGAGGTCCGCGCGGTGCTGCCGACGATGGCGAGGTTCAGCTGGTTGGACGCGTTGATCCGCAGGCTGAGCGCCTCGGCGAAGCCCGAGGTCGAGTGCAGGATCACGTAGTCCGCCGAGCCTGCGCGCGTGCGCCTGATCAGCGTTGCAATCGTGAACGCGCCGGTCAGGTTGACGGTGTCGCCGGTAATTACATCGCTTGAGCCATTGAAGCTCCGGGCGGTGACCGGCGTCACCGTGGTCGGCGTCAGGCCACCTCGCGGGCCCGACATCGGTACGCGCAGACCAGCGCGTACCGGCTCGTTGCCGCCTGAGCCGATGTTCGCCATTACGACCTACGCTGCGGAATCCACAGCGGCTTGTTCTGCGGGATGGCCAGGGCGTTGCCCATCGTCGCTGCCCGGAAGCACAGCGCCGTGGTCAGGGTTCGACTGGAGGTCGTGTTCGACGGCGTGATCGTCGCGGTGCCGGTCGAGCCCGAGGCCGTCAGCGACTTGTAGCCGATCTCGGTGCCGTGTCCGGTGCCCGTGGTCGTGTGCGCGTCGTAGCCCTCGGTCAGCGTGGCGATGGTGAACGTGTGCGCGGTGTCGTTGACGCGCATCCCCATCCCGATCCACAGCGAGTTCGTGTTCGACGGCGAGCAGGCGTTGACGGTGAACGAGGTCGTGCTCGCCTGATCCTGCGCGGTCGCCAGCGAGCCGTCCAGGGTCTCGATTGCGTAGCGGAACGAGAGAATGCGCGCTCCGGCCGAGTCGCCCGTCGTGCCGGTTGTCAGCGACGACCACTGGAAGGAGGCATCGTCGGCCGAGCCGCTGGTCGAGGTGGCGATCCGCGTGAAGACGTAGAACTTGCCGCCGCTCGCCGTAGCCGACGCCACCGGGAACCCCGAGACGGTGTTCCAGCCCGAGGGCGTGGCAGCCGTCGCGCTGTTGCTGCGCGAGTTCGTGATCAGCACCAGCAGGTCGCCCACCAGCCGCGTCGGCGCGGCGGGGGCGAGGGTCGTCGGCGTCACCACGTTATTCGCGGTGAACGCACCCGAGCCCGCCGCGACGAATTCCGGTGTGTTGGGCCAGGCCATCAGCGCAGCCTCGGCGCGGCGTTGACGATCAGCGTGCGGTCGGAGGGGCCGGTGGTCGCCACGAACCCCGCCGCCGTCGCCAGCGACAGGATGGTGGCTCCGCTCAGGGCGCTGTTCCAGACCGCCACCTCGTCCAGCCCTCCGTAGAACGGCGCATTGTTGGGCACGCCCGAGTCGCCGACGGTGAAGTTGCCCCGGTTCCCGGCTGAGCCGTTGTAGCCGTTGGCGATGCCGACGTTCTGCGTCGTCCCGATTTGCTGGCCGTTGATGTAGAGGCTCGCGGGGCAGGGGTCTACGTCCGTGTAGACGATGGCGACGTGGAAGTTGACGCCGAGCGTGATCCCGGTCGAGGCGAACGACCAGCCGACGGCGGTGCCGAAGTTCGCGTCCCAGTTGATGTTGTTGCCCGCCACGTCGTAGTACAGCTCGGGCGCGTTGACGCCGCTGCCTCCCCAAAAGACGCGGTAGGTGGAGATGTCGTCGAGGCGCGCGATGCCGACGAAGGTGTTCGAACCTCCGGGCGTGAAGCAGTTGTAGGACGAGGAGCAGCGCGATGACGCCGTGGCGTTCATCGTGATCGCCTGGTCGCCGTCGGAGGGCAGCAGCGAGGTCGCCTTGCGCGTGACTCCGCTCGCCACGGTCGCGTTGCGAGCGTTGCCGGAGCGGTCCACCATGTCGCCGAAGGGCTCGTCGAGCCGGTAGTAGATCGCCGGGCTCTGCGCCATGACAGCGGCCGGGTAGGTGGCGGTGAGATCGTCCCAGGCTTCCAGGCCGGTGGTGACCGAAGTGCCCGTGGTCGAGACCTCGTCTGCGGTGCCGATGGTGTCCTGCACGGCGGTCCCGGTGCTGCTCTGCGTCAGCGGCCAGAAGGCGGCGGGCGTGGACTGCTCCCAGGCGGTGCGCGAGCTGACCAGGTTCTCCACAGCGGCGTCCGACAGCGCCGACGACCAGTAGCCGAGCGCCTGCATCTGGCCGTCCCAGCCGTTGCCCGCCGAGTCGTTGTCCTGGCCAATCCAGACCGCACTGGTGGCTCCGATGGCACCCAGGTCGGCCTGCGTCCCGCCGCCGTTCTCATGGACCCAGCTCTGCGTCGTGTAGTCGTAGATGTGGAAGCGCGGCGTCGAGGTGCCCGTCGCCTTGGTCACGCAGGCCAGGTGCCAGCGACCCGAGACGATGCGAGAGGCAGCGGAGTTGCGCTTGCCCCCGACCGCCTCGGTGAACAGCGCCACGCTCTCGTCGGCGTCGACCTGGAACGTCCAGGCGTTCGATCCGGCGGGGCCGAAGGCGGCGATCACCTTCGTGTTGGTCACGTCCGTCGTCTTGATGATGGCGGCGATGGACGAGCCCCCGCCCCACTCAAGGCCCGTGGTTCCGTTGTTGCAGTTGACCTCGGAGTCAGGCCGGACGAACGTGCGGGCGTAGGTAGCCACGGCGGGCTACCTCGCTACTCGTACCCGCGTCCGAAGTGGACCGGCTTATCCGCTTCCCAGGACTTCTTCTGGTGCTTCGGCGTCTTGGTCTTGGTTTCCGGGTTCCAGACCTCGACCTCGACCTTGCTGTAGGTCGGGACCATGTGCGTCGTCCAGCCGTTCGGGTTCTCCTCGGTGCAGAGCGCGAAGTCCTGAATCGGCTGCTCCTCTTCGCCCGTGACCTCGGCGGCCTTCAGCACTACGCCGGTCCAGTAGCCGGTCGGCTTGCCGTTGTCTGCGTGGAACTCCGCGCCTTCTGCGAGGTCGCCCAGTTGCATCGTTCACTCGTCCCAGTGGATGTAGAAATCGAAGAATTGCCCGGTACCCGTCGGCAAATTAATGATGATCCCGTTGCCGGTACCTGCCGCTCGGATGATCCCATTCTCGCCAAACGTCCAGACCCAACCGGAGCCGATAGCAGCCCCGATGGAGACGTGGCCGAACGCCGCGCCCACGGCGGTCGAGTCCGACGACTGCGAGGTGAAGGCGGCAGCACCCGGCGTCGAGCCCGGATCGTCGAGCGCCACCTCGGTCAGGCCGCCCGCCTGCGTGCCGGAGGTCGAGATCAGCAGCAGCGACGCCGCGAAGGCGGTCGTGGTCGTGTTCGTGATCCCGATCTCGCGGATCTTGATCGACTTCGACGCGCCCGCGCACACGCCCGGTCCGCGCAGCGAAGTCGGGAGGTTCGTGACGCCGCGCCCACCTGCAGAGCAGCGCATGGTGCCTCAGTCCAGCGTGATGACTAGCCCGCCGATGGCGACCGTCGGCGGCGTCTGCGTCGTCGAGATCACCGTCGAGGTCGCGGTGCCCCAAACGATGTTGTCGCCCGCGCCCGAGGACGAGCTGGCCAGCATCCAGAAGGTCACCGTGCCGCCGCCGGAGGTGACCGCCGGGAAGGTGATCGCCACGTCGTTGGTCACCGAGCCGCCCGAGGCCGCGCTCATGTTCGTGGAGCTGATCGCCTGGCGGGCGTAGGTGGTGTAGGTCAGCTCGCCCGCCGTGGCGGCCGTCGAGGTGTCGTCGAGCGTCGATGTCCACAGCGCCAGGTACGGAGCCGGGGCCGTGTAGGTCGCGTTGGCGACGAGGTGGTCGAGCACCTTGTTCTCGACCGCGTTGCCGATGGAAGCGTTGACGAGGCCGAGCGGCACTTGCTGCCTGACCAGCGACCAGCCGTAGGGGGTCAGCCGTCCGGGGTTGAGCGTGATCCGGTTCTCGACCGGCTCGACACCCTGCACCGGCTCGATGTCACTCGCCATGCTTTCTCCCTCCGTCCTCGATGGTCGGGCCGGTGAGGGCGTCCCACCCGGCCTTCGTGTTCTTCCAGCCCTTCTTCGCCTTGGTCGCGTCGCCGTCTGCTTCCAGGTCGGCGAGGATCTCCACCACCTCGTCTACGTCGAGGTCGAGGAAGTCGTCGCGCTCCACCCGCACCATCAGGTCTTCGACGCTGATGTGGTCGTCGTCGGGGTTGGCGAGGTTCGCCATCACTCGACGGTGGGCGTCGGAGGCGAAGTTGCCGCCGGGGTCCGGTCTGCTTCTGAAGGTGGCTGCCATGAAAGCGATGCTAAGGCACCCTGCGCGCCCGCCTTAGATCGGACTTTCAGTCCGGTGGGATCGGCGGCGGGTACGCCTTCTCGCAGTCGGCGTAGACGGCCTTGACGCGCACCTCGCGGTTCTTGGCGGTCTCGGTGCCGGGGTAGAGCTGCAGGCCCTGGGCTCGCAGCGGCTCCACCATGTCCATGAACCGCTCCTCGTAGTCGCGGATGGCCTGCTCGGTGGACTCCAGCTCGGTTCCGGTCTGCGACTCGGCGGCGGCGATGTTGCGGGCCTGGGCGTCGAGGATGAACCCCGCCAGCACGCCCCGGATCGCCGGGTTGCTGCGCGAGCAGGCGTCGCGCTGGGCGTCGACCAGCAGCGTGTCCTGCTCGTTGAGCTTCTTCTCCAGGTCGTCCTGGGAGTTGACGTTCAGCCGCCAGACGCTGACCACGGCGACCACCAGAATGAAGATGGAGGCGATGGTCCGCCAGCGCTGCCCGTACTCGATGGTGTCGAAGCGGTCCCTGTTGTGCTGGTGGCCTCTCTCCAGCCGGGCGATGCGCTGCTCGGCCGTCAGCGGCTCAGGTGCGGTGACGGGCTCGGGGGGCTCAGTCGTTGCCATCAGACGGCGGCGGGATCGGCTCGCCGGACAGGACGCTCTCGACCAGCGCCTTGCAGTCCTCGGTGTCCTCCAGTTGGCGCTGGACCTCTTCGAAGCGCTGTTGCAGCGGCGAGTCCTCGGGGATCGACTGGATTACGTCGTTGATCGAGTTCAGCACCTGCACGTCGAAGGCGTCCAGGTTGCTCAGGTCTGCGCCCGTTCCGAACGGCGGCTGGGCGAGCGAGGCTGCCACCAGCCTCGCCAGCAGCAAGTCCTGGTTGTTGTCGGTGTTGCATCCGCGCTCGATGATCGAGCTGAAACCAGACGTGCGAGCGGCACGCTCGTCGTTGATCTTGTCGATGGCCTCGGAGTTCTTGCTGATAGCCGCGTATGCCCCGCCGAGGGAGATCAGCACGGCCCCGAACAGGACGATGTAGCCCCGGAACGCGCGCTTGCGGTAGCGCTCGTGAGCCTCGCGCTCGGCGACGAACTCCGCGATCAGCTTGTCCTCGCGCCGTCGCTGGAAGTCGACCAGCTCGTCGGTGGTCATCTCCTCGAAAGGCTTGTCGGGCTTCATCTTGTCCGGCATGGGCTCTAGGGCTTGACCAGGGTGAGCACGAGGATGACCGTGACGACAGCAGCGATGTAAAGCTCCACCAGCCGTCCGCCGTGCAATGCCCGCGCCAGCCTATCCATCACTCGATCTCTTCGTCGAAGCCGTTTCGGCGCTTGCGGTCCCGGAGGTTGAGCGCGATCTGCCCCGCGATTACGTCGGGGAGGCCGAGCAGGCCCGCGATGAGCAGCCCCACCCATGAGGGCAGCCCCGGCGGGTTCACGAACACGATGTAGGCCAGGAACAGCAGGCCCGAGCCTCTGCGAATCCAGTCCCAGGTCCGGTCTCCCTGTTCGTTCATTCACAATCCGCCGACCGGCCTTATGGCTTCAGCCCGGCCGCCTTGATGACAGCAACCAGGGTATCCGCGTTCTCGACGGCAGGATCGAGGTCAATGCCCTGGGTTGCGAGTTGCGCAAGGGCGCTCTGCACGGCGGCGGCATTCCAATCGGGGCCGAGCGACTGGGCGGCGTCCGCCAGCCGCTGGTCAGCCTCGGTTACCTCGGGCTCGGCGTCCCACTCGTCGGCGCGGTCGACCGCCGCCTTGGCGTCCTTGTATACCTCCGGCGAGTCGTAGCTCTCGCCGGGCGTGGGCTTGACCACCAGGTAGGTGCTCTTCGTCTTGACGATCTGCGTCCCGTTCGGCAGCGTCTCGGTGTGGCCGGGCTCGGCGTCGTTCAGCGTGGCGACTCGGTCGCTCATGTTCGGCGCGGCCGTCGGCGTCGGCTCCTCGGCGGGCGGCTCGCCGTGGTCGGCGAACGCCTTGGCCTCGATCTTCGCCGCCTTCGCGTCGGCCAGCACCGAGTCCATGCCCCGCGCCTCCAGCTCGTTGTTGACCTGCTGGGCGGCCCACGGATCTTTGTCCTCGTAGCCGACCATCTGATCGGCGAGGCCCGCCAGCTTTGCGTCGCTCATCTTCGGGATGTTGCGGAGGTTGCCCTTCGCGGAGTAGGCGGGGCTCACCTTCTGATCGTCGCCCGGCTCGGGCTCGCCGGGGGTGAAGTCGGGAGTGGTGCCGGGCTTCGGCTGGTCGCCCAGGCCCGCCAGCGGATCTTCGCCGGAGGGCGTCGGCCCGCCCTTGTCCAGCGTCAGGTCGATCCACCCCACATCGCTCAGCGGCACGCCCTCGGCCTTCAGCGCAGTGGCGATCTCGTCGCGCACGGCGGTGTCGTTGACCTCCGGGTGGTCGGAGGAGATGATGTCCATCGTGCCCTTGAGCATCATCTCCCGCTCGCCGGGCTCGGCGTTGACGATGGCCTTGACCATCCGGTCGACCGCCAGGTTGCCCTCGGGGCTGAACATGCCCAGGTCCGGCGCGTCGTAGAGGGCCTTATCGGCGGCGTCGGCCTTCGCGCCTGGCTCGATGTAGGAGGCCGGTGGCGCATCCCCTGCCGGGTCGCCGCTCTTCGCGCCGACCGAGGCCACGCTCTTCTTCAGGAGGTCGTACAGGTCGTCGTCGTTTCCGGCCGTCTGCGCCGCCACGGGTGCCGGGGTGGGCTTCGGGGCGGGTTCGGGCGCAGAGGCGCTCACAGGCGCTGCCACAGGCGCAGGCGCGCCCGTGGTGAAGCCACGCGACTCCATCTCGGTCTGCACGGCCGCGTATCCGTCGGGATCGGCGTGCGCGTAGGGGCTCATGTCGGCCCACAGGTTCTTCAGCTTGCCGTCGTTCATCGCCTTGACGTTGCGGATGTTGCCCTTGGCCGAGCGCACCGGGCTCTCGGGGTTGACGGGCAGCGGGGCGGCCGGGGTGACGCTCCACTCGTCGCTGTAGTCGGGGTGCATGTCGCCGAACGCGCCAGGCGGCATCCGGTAGTGGAAGATGCGGCGCTTCTCGCCCTGGTACTTCGACGGGGCCGGGTCGGAGGTCAGGATCTCGCCCGTGGAGGGATCGATGGGCTTGGCGATCACCCAGTTGCCGTTCGCCTTGTGGACGACGTAGCCGTAGCCGTCGTGGATGAACTTCGTCCCGACGGGCACCTCGCCCAGCTCGGTCGAGGAGGTGTTGGGGGTGAAGCCGTCCGGCACGCTGCCGGGGCTCGCCTGCCCCAGCTTCAAGCCGCCCAGCTCGCTCAGCACCTTCGCGCTCGCCTTCTTGTCGGAGCCGTTCGCGTACTCATCCCAGGCGGGCAGCAGCACAGCGCTGACGTCCGGCGGTGAGCGGTCGAGTGCGTCGGCGAGCATGACCGCGTTGACGGGGAAGGTCTGCACCCGGCCGGTGACGCCGCCGGAGCTGATGTTGATTCCGTCGGGCGTGCGCTCCAGCTTCGCGCCGCTGTTGAGCTGCGTCTCGCCGAAGCGATCCAGCTCAGCGCCGTTCTTCAGCAGGGTCACCTCGTACTGCGTGCCGACCGCCAGGCCGGGGCTGTACTGGCCGTAGTTCGGGTCGAGCATGTCGGCCGCTGCGTCGGCGATCTCGTTGTCGAAGCGGTCCTCGTCGCTGTAGAGGCCCCGCGAGGTGCCCTTCGGGTTGCCGTGCACGGTGTCGAGCGCGTCCTCCAGGCGCTGCAGCAGATCGACGTACTCCTGCGCGCGGTAGTCGTCGTGCTCGGCGACCACCGGGAACCAGTCGCTCTGCACGTCGCCCGCCAGGTCGTCGATGAACTCGCCGTCGGCGTCCTTGCCCTGCGCCTCCACCTTGGCGATCTCCGTCTCCCACAGCTTCGGGCTCGCCTGGCCATCCTTGCCGAAGATGACGCCCGTGCCCTTCGCCAGCGGGTGCACGCCCAGGCCCACGCCCTCGTCGACGGCGTCGGGAAGCTTCATCGGGTCCGGCCAGGGGTTCGCCTTCGCCCAGATGCCCGTGCCCTCGGCCTCCTGGCGCTTCGCCCGCGCAGCGTCGGCCTTGTTCGCGGCGGCCTGCGCCTTCGCCCCGCCCGCGAGGAAGCCGGGGTAGCCGGGGCTTTGCTGGCCGGGCAGCCGGTAGAGCTGGGCGCGGCCGTCCTTCCACACCTCGACGACGCCCTGCGCCTCGTTGACGTTCACCTCGTCGGCCTTCGGGAAGTGCTTGGCCTTCAGGTCGGCCTGCAGCTTCTCGCGGCTTTGGGCGGCCTTCGGATCGACCACCTTCATCGCCGGGCTGCGCTGGCCCATCTTGCGGTCGTCGATCTCGCGGTCGACGGCCTCGTCGCGCGCAGCTTCGTTGGCGAGTTCGTCGTGCAGCTCAGCGACGTCGTCGGGCGTCTTCGCGTCGCCGAAGACGAAGGTGCCCTCCAGGTCGGTGATGACGTAGCTGTGCTCGTCGTCGCGCGCGATGACGGCGTTCGGTGCGACCGCCACCTCGTCGCCCACGGCCAGCTTCTCGGCGGCGTCCAGCGCGTCCTCGCGGCTCAGCGACGAGGAGGGGCTCGCCTGGCCTCCGGCGAAGCGACGCAGGTCGGGGTAGGTGGCGGCGAATTGCGCGTCGCTCATCGGCCGCCCACGCACGGAGCCCGTGCTGCCGACGGTCTGCGGGTCGCCCTCGTAGATGTACCAGCCGCGTCCGGCTCGCTGGGCGACGACGCGCCCGCCGGTCAGGCCGGGCTCGGGGCCGGGGCGGTCCCACACGTACTCGTCCAGCTTGCCGCCCCGTTCCTTGCGCACCTCCAGGCGGCCGCTGCCGGGGCTGCTTCCGGGGCTCCACTGGCCGGTCTTCTGGATCGCCAGCGCAGCTTCGACGGCCGGGCGCGGGACCATCTCCTCGTAGTCGAACTTCAGCATCACGGCGTCGCCGTCATCCTCGTCGAGAGCGCTCTGCAGTTGCTCCTTCGTGAAGGCCCAGGCCAGCATCCCCGGCTCGTCGGTGTAGTCGTAGCTCGCCTGGTCGGTGCGGCCCTGCGGGATGAAGCGCTTGCCTGACTTGTCTGGCGCGGTCGCGCCCAGGCGCGCGTAGATCTCGGGCTTGCCGCCGCTGGCGGTCATGAACGCTTCGCTCTCGCGCTTGCCGTCCTTGCCCACCCGGTACGCCTTGCCGTTGGTCGTGATCCCGCCGTAGCCGGAGTTGCCGTAGATCATGAAGCGGTTGCCGTCGTTGTCGACCGCAGCGGTGCCGTACTTGTCGGCCCAGCTCTGCGAGTCGGCGTTGATCAGCTTGTCCATCGAGCCCCACACGTAGCGGGCCTTGGAGGTGTCGCCCTCCCAGCCCTTCGTCCAGCCGAGCTTCTTCTTGCCCGTGCCGGGTGACGCCTGGCCGGGGCTGTGCTGACCGCCCATCGAGTCGGTGAAGCCGGGCGGCGGTTCGACTTCCTGATCGCTGGTCTCGACCTTGTCCAGCGGGACCACGAGCGTGCCGTGGTTGTCGGTCTTGACCCGCAGCTGGCCGAACTTGTGGTCGACGACCTCGCCCTGGACGAGATCCTCCTGCCCGCCGATCCTCGCCACCTTCGTGGTGATGTTCGTGCCCACCGGGTAGGCGGCCCTCGCCGCTGCGTCGCGCTCCTCGCGGCTGAGCTTTCCGCCGGGGCTGGCCTGGCCCAGTGGCCCCGTGGTCACCGGCACCGAACCGCCCGCGTTCTTGAGCTGGCGCTTCTCGCCCTTGGTCAGCTCGCGCTTCTCGGCGACCCGACTGAGCAGCTGGGCGATCTGCTTGTCCCGCATCTCGGCGTTCGCCGAGGTCCGGCTGCGGATCTGGCGGATCGAGCGCTGGATCGACTCGTGCTCGGGCGTCCCACCGAGGGTCATCGTGGGGCTGCGCTGACCCAGCGGCGGCATGCTGCTCACGCCACCGGACGCCAGCCTGCGGTTGTGAGCGCCCTTCGCCCGCGCGTAGTCGTTGGCCTGCTTGCGGGCGAGGTAGTCCTGGTCGTCGAGGACGGCTTCGGCGGCTCGGGGCGGGTCGTATCCCTCCCCGACCGAACCGTCGGCGTAGTGGACGTCCACCAGCCCGTCCTCGCGGGCCTTCACCCAGGTCAGGCCATAGCTCTGCTCCTCGCCGGGCCAGAGGTAGTCGAGGTCGCCGACGATCTCGTCCTTGCTCAGCGCCTCGCCGGGGCTGCGCTGGCCGCCGGGCTTCGCGTCGCGCAGCTTGACGATCAGGTCGAGATCCTCGGGGTCGATGATCGTCTTGTTGCGCAGTGACTTCGCCAGGTTGCCGAACACCCGGCGGGTGTTCTCCTTGTTGACGCCGTTCTTCGCCACGTCGGCGGCTAGGTTGCCGTCGGTCATCTTGATCATCGACACCACGTCGTCCATCTCGGCGTCGCTCATGTGCGTGTCGATTCGGCTGCGCTTCTTCGCCAGCTGCCGCAGCATGTCGTGGTCGCTGAGGCCGGGGCTCGCCTGGTAGCTGTCGGCGCGCATCTTCTCCAGCGCCGCGTCGTAGTCCAGCTTCGGCAGCTCGGGTGCCTTGCCGGTGGACGGGACGCGCTTGCGGCGTTCCAGGGCTCGCCGCTGCGGCGCGAGGGAGCGCACGGCAGCGTCGGCCTCCTCGGAGGGCGCGGCCTGCAAGCTCGGCGGGGAGAGCTGCAGCTTGTGGCCCGCGACCATCACCGACTTGCCGTCGGGGGTCACCTTGCCGCGCGAGCCGCCCAGGCTCACGCTGTCGCCGGGACGCAGCACGCGGCCGCGCCCCTCGGGGGCGAAGGTGCCGTCGGGCAGGCGGCGGATGCGGGCGATCCGGGCGGCCAGCTCGGAGGTCTTGCGCGCGGCTCCGCGCAGGCTCGCCTCCAGCAGCTCGCAGGCGGCTTCCTGCACGTCGATGTTCGGGTAGCGGCGCTTGACGGCGGCGCGGACCTTCTTCTTCTCGTCGGCCGATCCGTGCTGGCTTACGCGCGCGAGCGCGTTGCGCGCGTGGGCCTCGTCGTGGATCGGGTAGCGGCGGTCCGGCAGCGCGAAGTCGGAGTCGGGACGCTTCTTCCGAGCGGCGGCCGTCAGCGTGCCCTCCTCGACCTCCTTCTTGTTCGCGGCCGCCTTGGCCTTGAACTTCTCGTCGCGGGCCTTGCTCAGGGAGTGGCCGCACTTCTTGCAGTCGGCGTTGCGGGCGCTCTGCTCGGTGCCGCACTCGGGACACTTGACGCTCTGCTCGGTTGTCTCGTCGCCCTTGCCCTCCTTCTCGGCCTTCGTGTCAGCCTCGGCCAGGCTCTGGTCGCGCTGGGGGTTGCGGGCGTTGCGCTTCTTGCGGCGCTTGTTGCGCTCGGCATCGGTCAGCTTCGGCTCGGGGGTGGAGGTATCAGCCGCAGGCTTGTTTCCCAGCAGGCGCTTGCGCAGCTTGCGCTTGTCCTGCGGGGTGAGCGCGCCTGGCGTGACTTGAGCCGCCTCGCCGCCTGAAAGCAGCGCCGTAGCAGTCTGGTGACCCACGATCCCGTCGACCATTAGCCCGTTTTCGCGCTGGTATTGCCTGACCGCCTGTTGGAAGCCCTGGCCGCCGCCGCCCACCTTGTCGGCGATGGCCGATCCCAGGCCACCGGAGGCCGAGCGGATGAACTGGCCGCCGCCGGTCCGGCCCTTCGCGGCGCGCGGGTGCTTCTTTTCGAAGTCGCCTCCGGCCGACTGGCCGTCGCGGCCCTTCGGCTTCTTGCCGTAGTTCATCCCCCAGCGCGTGGTCCCGAAGGGCGTCGTGATCGACTTCGTGCGGAACTCCTCCACGTCGGCGATGCTCTCCTCCAGCTTGTCGCCGTTCTTGCCGTGGCGCTTGAGCAGCGCCCACGTCTCCGGCCCGATGGCCCCGTCGGCCTTCAGCCCGTAGCGGCGCTGGATGCGCTTGACGCCCTTCTCGGTCTCCGGCCCGAAGCGCCCGTCCGGCCCGGCGTCGCCGACGTAGGTGCCCATCGCACCCATCGCCTCCTGGGCGGCCTTGACGGAGGGGTCGCCCTCGCCCTGTCCGACGCCCCGGCCCTTCGCCAGCCAGACGTTCGCGCTGGGCGTATCCGTGGGCGTATCCGTGGGCGTATCGTCGGCGTCCGCGTCGCCCTCGGGCTCGCTCGGGTTCGCCTCCTCATCAGGATTTCCCCCATTGGGGGAACCGGCGCGCAGCTTCTCCACGTCCTCGGGCGAGGTGCCGCGCATGGCGATCCGGGTCTTGTCGCCCAGCACGCCGTCGGGCTTCAGCTCGTGGTCGCCCTGAAAGCTCTCGACCGCGCCCTTGGTCTCCTCGCCGTACTCCCCGTCGACGCCGACGTCGTAGCCCAGCGTCTTCAGCCTGGCCTGGGCCTGGCCTACGAGTTCCCCGGACCCTCCCTGCTTGAGGGTCAGCCCGTCGCTATGTGCCTCGGTAGGGCGGCCTCGTGGGCTACGCGCTTTGACCTTGGACATGCGCCGCTCTGCATCAGCGACCGGGTCGTCCTTGGCCTCGCGTACCTCCCCGCCCAATTCCTTGGCGAGAGCACGAAGCTCGGTTGCCTCGGTCAGCAGCGCTCTCGCTGCCTGCGCCTGAGCGCGGGGTTCGGCCGGTGGGCCACCCATCTGCACGATCCGCACGGATTCGCTGAGCGGAGTTTCGATCAGCTCGGGGACGGCCTTGACCAGTCCCGCCTTGCCCGTTGTCCTCGGTTCGCTGAGCGGTCCCAGCGCGCCCTCGATGACGACCAGCCGCGCTTGCACCTCGCGCAGCACCCGCGCCGCCTCCTCGTCGCTGAGGATCAGGTCGGCGACCTCGGCCTCGGTCAGCTTCTTGCGCGAGTGCTTCAGTCGCCCCGGATCGAACTTGTCGAGCAGCACGGCGCAGCGGCGGTTCGCGTGATCCTTGCTGAGCCCGTGCTTGACCTGGTCGCGCACGCAGGACGTGAACGGGTGCGGTTTCGCCAGGTAGTGCTTCGCCAGCGGCGCGATCTTCTTCGTGTCGCCAGGGGTTACGTCCGCCGTGCCGGGCTTGCTGAAGGTCTCCACCTCTTCGAGGTCACGCCTCTCGGGCGGCTGTTGCTGCGCCTCGGCCACGTCGTCATCGTAACCGCGCCCTGGGCGGCTACCCCGGTTGGACTTCGATCCGTAGCGGCGTGTTGCCCGGTGCGGTGACGTGGATGATCCGGCGGCGGTGCTCGGTGCGGACCTCGCTGATCTTGATATCGGGGTCGGCGACCAGCGCCTGCTCGACGCCACTGAAGCCCCGGTTCAGCCGCTCGCGCGTGTCAGGCGGCGACGAGGAGGTCTTCGTCTCGGGCGTCGATGAGTCCATCGATGAGGGCGTTGATGTCGAGCGGGGAGCCGATCCCGAGGTAGCAGCTCTCCCACGCCGGTCGGGTGTCTAGGAGGACGCGCTTCCATTCATGGCGGTTCTCCTTGTCGTGGGGCCAGACGATTCGTTGCTGGGCGATCCGCCAAGCGTGGTCGAAGGCGAGGCCCTTGCGCTTCATCCGCACCAGCTCCTCGCAGAGCTGTCGGGGCGGGGGAACGCTCCTACGCCTCGCCTGTTCCAGCTCCGTTGCCATCTCTGCCCTCCAGCTGCAGTCGCGTGTCATTGCGATACGTGCGGATGACGCCGAGGGTGTCGGTGAGGTCGCGCTCTAGGACCGACAGTGCGCGGTCGCGCTCTGCGGGGTCGGTGAGGGTCGCCTGCGTGCGCTCGACGTGTGCCCGGAGATCCTTCAGCACCTGCGGGGCCATGTGCGCGAGATAGTAGCTAGCCGTCGGACGGAATGGGGCCGTCTGTCGGAATGTCGGAGTGGTAGATGGAGCGAGTCGCCTGCCAGCGGTTCGGTGCGTCGTCGAAGACTTGCTCGGCGATGGTGCGCGCCTTGTCCCATCGGTCGCGGTTCTCAGGCGTCACCACGAAGGGCGGGTACTCCTCGGGTTCGGCCGCTGGCCGGGCCTCATCTGCCACCCGGCCAGCGTACCGTTCTCGTCGGCCTACCCCTTCGGCTCGCGGTTGCCGAGCCGCACGCAGTCGCCGCACCACTCGGTGCCGTTGTCGATCACGGCGTCGGGGTCGGTGGTGTCGATCTCGTCGCCGCAGCCGTCGCACATGGCGAAGCCGTGCGGCTCGCGGTCGAGCACCGGCCAGTCCCACTCCATCTGGAAGCCGTCGCTCTCGACGCCCTCCCGGCCCTCGCGCTCGATGGCGAGCAGCCTGCCCCACACGGCGCTGTAGGTGCCCGCGCGCTCGTATCCGCAGCGCTGTCCGACCGCGTTCTTGAAGTTGTCGTAGTCGATGTCCCATGCGAGACGCTCTACGACCTTCGCCCACTCGGCCTTGGCGAGCACGATCCTTGCGGGGTAGTCCGCGCCCTTGATCCCTTCGATGATCTCCGGGGCCGTGTCGCGCTCCAGCAGCTCGATGAGACGCTCCAGGTCGGCGCGGGCGCGTGCCCGGACCATCACCAGGGTGTCGTCATCGCGGTGCTCGACGGCGCTGTAGAACCCGATGTCTGTCATCAGCCACATGGCTAGGCCTCCTGCTTCGCGTCGAGGTGCTCGCGCATCTCGCCGAGCCCGCTGAGGGTCGAGTTCTGCATGCCGTTCATGCTCGGCAGCCGCTGCGAGGCGAAGCCGACCGCGTCGGCCTGCCGCTCCGCAAGGTGCGCCTGCGAGCCCCGGACCAGCCCCAGGATGTAGTCGGTGTCGTCGCCGTCGTCGGTGACGATCTCGACCGGGATCGCCCGCAGCTTGCGCGGCTGCAGGACGTAGCCCTCGACCTGGAACGTGGTGCCGTAGCTGAGGTACTTGTGCTCGTTCGCCTCCTCGTCGGTGACCAGGGTGCTGGTCGCCAGGAAGATGTTGAGGCTGTCCGCTCCGCTGCCCATGAACTCGCGCAGCTCGGCGGTGTCGGTGATGTAGTCGTTGTTGCTCATGTTGTCCTCTCTGCCCTAGACCGCGTACTCGCGGAGGTCGGGCATGGTCGGGTCGTTCATGACCTGCTCGGCGCGGTCCGCGCCCTCTGCGGTCAGTTCCTGCTTCGGCAGCCGCGCCTTGATGTGGATGTCGAAGCCGTGGGCGGGCCAGAAGCGCCTGCCCTCGTCGTCGACCTCCGGCAGGGTCGCGTCCTCGTCCAGCTTCAGGACGAAGCCGGGGCTGCAGGGGCACATCGAGCAGCCCGCGTGCTGGTCCCACCGGAGGGTGCCGCTGATGCCCAGCTCGGCGAGCGCCACCTTGGCGATCTTCCGGTAGAGCGCCGTCGGGCGGCTCGTCCGGTTCGCCATGTTCTCCAGCAGGTTCTCGCCCTCCGGCCAGACGTAGACGCGGGGGGCCTTGTTCCGGCTGCGCCAGCTGCGCTCGTAGCGCCTGCCGCTGATCGCCGCCTTGACGTCCAGGCCGTCGGCCGGGGTGCGGCGGGTCTTGATCGTCCGGTATCCGTCCTTGTCGGTGCGTGTGCTCATCGGGAACCTCCTGTAGTTGGTCGGGCTACTGCTACAGATGGTAGCACATGACGACGGCGGTGATACGGTGGTGCGCAATGGGGATTGCGGTCGTCAAGCGCGACGTCTGTTCGGTGCCGGACCCGCTTCCGTTCTGGCACGCCGTGGGCGCTGACCGCGTGGACGGCAAGCCCGAGGAGCAGTCGACGTCGCTCGCCCAGGTCACGCCCAGCCGCATCGACTGGTTCGCCTCCGGGGGCCCCGGCAACCGGCCCTTCCGACGGCTGCGGGTTCTGCCCGGCGATGAGTGCTTCGGGGAGCGGTGCGAGTTGGGCAACAACGGCCAGCCGACGTTCTTCGTCTATGCGCCCGAGACCTATTCGGTCACCCGCTATCACCTGCGGCTCGGCCCCTTCCCGCTCGACACCCGGTCGTGGCAGGTGGTGACGCAGTTCAAGCAGGTGCAGCCGCACCCGCGCGAGGACACCAACGGCTCGCCGATCCTCGCCATCGAGGCCAACGAGGGGCGCTGGTGGTTGAAGTCGTCGGGCGAGAAGGTGCTCCAGGGGCCGCCCGCAGCGCTCGCGCGGTGGACGTTCCTGTCGCTGAAGGTGCGCTGGTCGCTGACCGGGGGCCGGGTGCAGTTCATCGTCGACGACTGGCGCTCGGAGGTGCGCTCGATGCGGACGCTGAAGTTCGCCGCCGAGGCCGGGCGCGGGTTCGCTGCCGGTGATCCGATCCCCTGCCACCTCCGCATCGGTCCGTACCACGCCACGGGGCTGCCCGAGGCCGTGGTCGACGTCGCCAACGTCCGCGTGCTGGCCTGAACGACATGAGCCCGGCGCGTGGCCGGGCTCTGTCGCATAGGGGTGCGCAGTCAGGTCGCGCGACCCTATCGCCTCATGCAGCGAGCACCAGGTCCAGACCCTTCTGCTTGAGGTTCTGATCCTCGAAGCTCCGCTGCACCTGGTCGGTGCGCTTCGTGACCCGCCGGAAGTGGTCGGCGAATTCCGCGACCGCGTTCGCGGCCACCCACTTCGTGCCGGGGCTGTTCCCGGTCGTGTCGCCGTCCGGCGCGGTGCCGTTGAAGAGCGCGTTCAGCAGCTCGCGGTTGTCCTCGCGGTTGCGGATTGCGATCTTGCGGTCGGCGTCGCGCATCTCGGCCTCCTGCGCCTCGGTGAATCCGATCAGCGGCCGGACCACCTTCTTGTCGAAGCGGTCGGGGCTCATCGCCTCGCGGGCGAGTTCGTCGCCGAGCTTCTTCATGGCGGCGTTCCAGTTGAGGGTGATGTCCATGACCTTGCGGGCCTCGCCCAGCTTCTCGGCCATGTCACCCGTGTGCCGGAACTTGTAGGTGCGGGGGCTGTTCTCCGACTTGGAGAGCGCCCATCCGAGGGTGTTCGCGCAGACGATCCGCACGTCGGTCGCGGCAGCAGTGACCGCCATCGAGCCGTCGTGCGAGTTGGCGCAGTAGACGTAGCGGGCGATCTCGTCGCCGCCGATCTCCACCAGCTCGGGGATCTTCGCCAGCACCCACACGCGGCGTCCGTTGCCGAGGCTGCCTGCCGTCTCGATCTCGATCTCGCCGCCGAGCAGCGCGTCGAGCCAGAGGAAGGCGTCGCGGTTCGGGACCACCTTGTAGTCGTTGCTGACGATCCCGAGGACTTCCGAGGTGTCCTCGCGGATGTTCGCCCGCCAGTTCGCAGCCTGCACGAGGTTGCTCTCCATCTGCGGGACGAAGATGCCGGGCATGCCCTCCTGCGGGGGGAGCGCGACGAACACGTCGCCCTGGTTGACGGCCCAGGTCAGCTCGGCCTTCTCCAGCGCCTCGTCGATGGACTTCGGATAGTCGTCGAGGACGACGCCGAGTCCGTGCCAGGGCATGCTGCGGACGCTGAACATGCTGTCCGCTTCCTTGATTCCGTGAGCCATGTTGGCCTCCTTGGTCGGTTGACCGGACAGCCTACCAGCAATTTCTTACGGCTATTTATTACTGCGGCTCAGGGTGCCCGCCAGCCGGATCGGGCAGGCGCGCGCGTGTGAGGTCGTCTCGCGGTCGCAGATGCGGCAGTAGTCGCCGAGGCCGGGGTAGCGGCGGTGGCCGTTGATCCAGATCCAGTAGAACGCGTCGCTCAGCGTGGATCGCCCCATTGCGCCTCCTCCAGCTCGACCTCGCACTCGGGCACGCGCGCGTCGTTGAGGCCGCGCCGCCAGAACTCCAGCACGCGGATCGGCTCGCTGTTCATCGTCGGGCCGCTTGCGCAGCAGCCCGCGTTGGGCGGGTCGCCGTAGTGCAGCCCGTTGCCCTTGCGCAGCGCGTTCTCCATCTCGTTGGGGCTCCAGTGGAATCCCTTCGGCCCGAAGTTGCCGGGCGTGTTGCTGATCGCCACCTTGAAGTGCGTGTGGCAGTTCTGGCAGCGGATCTCCAGCAGCGCGATCTCGTTCGCGTAGATGTGCGCCCCCTCGTCGGGGCCGAACTCGCAGTAGCGGGGCACGCCGTCCTCGTCCCACCACTTCGGCCGCTCGTCGATGCGGTCGATGATGTCGCGGTAGTGGTGGTGCATCAGGCCGGGTCGGGCTCGTCCGGCATCATTGCGCCGATGTAGTCGAGGCCCAGCTTGATCGGCATGTCCGATCCCTCCCACCAGCCGATCCAGCGGCCGTCGGCGGCGATCCCGACGCGGATGAAGGTGTCGCCCTCGCCGTCGGTGAAGCGCTCCTCGGTGCAGGCTTCGCTCGGGCTAGTCAACGCGCCACCCGGCTTCCAGCATCTCGTCGAGCGTCGCGTATTCGGTCTGCTCCAGCTTGTCGATCCCGTCGTGGCTTGTGACGTGCTCGGCCAGGTCGTACCAGTTGACGTGGTGCACGCGCGTGAGCCCGCGCCCGAGGATCAGGCAGCCAAGCGTCGGCCGGTCGGCGCTGTCCAGCTGCGCGAAGTTCTTCATCGGCAGCACGCTGCCCATCGACCAGCTCGCCGGGTTGCGGATGATCTGACGGTCGCGTGTCGGGTCGGGAAGGCTCACCCGACCGCCCTGTATTCGACCAGCTTCATCGACGTGCGCTTGTGCGAGGCCCCCGCCGGGCCGGTGCAGGCGTAGCTGGTGCGCGCGCCGCCGGGCTGCTTGCCGACCAGGCCGCATTCGGGGCAGACGGGCAGCTCGACGCTGCGCGCTGCCTCGGGGACCGGGGTGCCGTTCATGTGCTCGGTGAAGCGTTCCATCGGCCGCGACCCTAGCGCGCCTGCTTGACGCCCTCGTCGGTGGCCCAATAGGCCACGCCGCTCAGCCCGTCCGGGCGCTGCACCTGGTCGATCAGGCCCTGGCGGTGCAGGCTGGTGAGGCTGGAGATGATCCGCTGCGCCGGGTTGAACACCCGGTGGCCCTTGCCGCGCCCGCCCTGCCCCCGTCCGCCGTGGACGGGGGTCATGCCGATGCCGTGGGCGATCTGCGCCGGGGTCTGCGCCTGCTCGCGGAGGCTGAGCCAGCGCAGGATGTCGAGCTGGCGCTCGGTCACGCCCGCCTCGCTGCCGTGCGCAGGATCGCCGCGCGCTCGTCGTGCGTCTCGCGCTGCCAGCGCATCGCGTCGGCCATGCTCACCCGGCGGCAGGCCCCGCAGATGTCCTCGCCCTCGCGCGCGAAGCCGTTGCGCTCGCGCGGGATCGGCCGACCGCACTTCGTCCACAGGCTGTTGCCGGGGTAGTAGGCGTGCTCCTTCACTTGCGCGCCCCCTGCGGCCCGGCCAGAATTGCGAGGCCCGCAGCTTTGGTCGCCTGCAGGCCCCGCAGGTAGGCCCTTACGTATGCCGCTTCGTGTGGCGCTTCTCTGCGACCTTCGTATGCCGCTTCGTGTGGCGCTTCGTGTGCCGCTTCGTGTGGCGCTTCTCCTGCGCGGAGGTCACCTTCGTGTGCCGCTTCGCCGTCGCGGTCGCCCCGAAGGACGCCCCCGTGAAGGCCAGGGCCAGGGTCGTTGCCGCCACGGCCAGACGCTTTCCGAACATCGTTCCTCCCGGTTGCGGGGTCGGTTGTCCGGGCCACGCTACTCGGCGGCAGCCCCGCCGTCCAGCCCTTGTGTCGGGGCATCAGACGCGCTCCCACTCTGCGGCGGCGATGGCGCGCTCGCACGCGGGGCACTCGGTGTCGACGTCGCCCGCGTACTCGCCATGCGTCGGGCAGCGCTGCATCTCGCCGCGAAGCTCGCCGTCCTCGTCGAGGCGCGCGCGCTCCCACTCGCGCTGCAGGTCGACGAGCGCCTGCGCGGTCGGGTAGTTGGTCGGGCTCGGGCCGGTGAGCCGGTCGCCCGCCCACTCCACGAAGTCGTCGGCGTGCTCGGCCGAGGCGAACAGCGGTCCGCCGATGGTCTGCCCGGTCGTCGTGTCGTAGAGCGCGAAGGCCAAGTTGTCGGTGGCGCGGATCATGCTGCGACCTCCAGTTCGTCGGTGACGTATTCCTCGTCGTAATCGCCGGGGTAGCGGACCGGGCTCGCCAGCTCGGATTCGAACTCCGACTCCTCGGGGTCGCCGGGGAAGCGGACCGTGATCCGGGGGCAGATCAGGTAGACCCGCTCCGGGGCGTCGCGGTCGTCGATGTCCGGTTCGTGGATGGCGGTGATGATCCCGATCTCGGCCGGGTCGTCGGCGTAGGGCGCGGTGACCTTTCCGCCGACCTTCAGCTCGCGCTTGCCTGCGTCCGTCAGGGTGAATTCCATCAGCTCATCTCCAGCCGGAACTCGTCGCAGAAGGCGAAGCTGCCGCTTGCGCCGTCGGGGATCGCCATCGTCTGCAGGTCGCCGTCGGGCTTGCGGACCGCGAGGCCGTTCTCCACGTTGGCGGTGAAGGTGACCTTCATGCGGCCGGGCATGCTCTGGCTCGCGCGCAGGCTCAGCTCGGCAAGTTTGGGCGTGCCGTCCTCGTTCGTGAGGAGGGCGAGGGGTCGTGTGCTCATCTGTCGCTCCTTCGGTAGTGCCTTGGTCGGTGCTACCGACTGTAGCACACCGGGCGGCGCTAACGGAAGGCTGCGGGGGCCGTTGAGTGGAGCGCGGTGAGCAGCCGTTGGCGGGTCGCGCGCGGGGTGGCCCTGAAGGTGAGGCCCTCGCTGAGTTGCGCCCGTCGGTACGCCTTGCGGCACTTCGTCTTGCCGATGCCCGGCGTGTGGATGATCAGCGCGGCGATGCGCATCGTCGTCAGCCACTCCGGGTCTTCGTGGGGGTGTCGCCCAAGCAGCTCCTCCAGCGTGACCTCGCCGGACTTGAGTTGCCCCTTCAGCTTTGACCTTGAGGACCGATGCGCGTTCGCCTTGCGCAGCGCCCTCTCGCGCTGCTCCAGCTGGTGGCCGGTCCCTGCAACCGATATCGCCATGCGCGGCACGCTACCTCACGAGTCCAGCTCACGGACCCGGTTCACGCCGCTGACCAGGAACGCCTTGCCGGTCGCGGGCCGCCAGATCAGAACCAGGCCCCCTCCGGCGGCCTGCACGTAGATGTATTCGTTGCCGCCCTTGTCGCGGAAGCCCTGGCCCGGCATCAGATCCTTGACGTGGGGGTGCTTGTATTTCCCGCCGCTTCCCCATGCGGATTTGTAGCCCAGCAGATCGGTCATCGGGACGCCGCTGATGCTCCCGTGCTCGGCGAGGATCTTCGCCAGCAGCGCCTTCGCGTCGCCGCCCGTGTTCGTCTCGGCCTCCACGTCGGGGCTGCTCAGCTCGGTCGCAGCCTTCGGCTGCACGTCGTCGAGCTTGGTCTGGTCGCTGACCACCTGCAGCAGCCCGCTCTGCAGATCCTTGACGATCACCTGGTTGCCCTGGCTCGGGCCGGGCGGGGTCTTGAAGGCGACCACCTGGAAGGGATGCCCGCTCGCGTTCTCGAACTCGTACTCGGGTTCCATGTCGTAGAGGTAGCCCCCGGTGAACGGCGTCGTCTCGGTTTCGGCCTCCGGGTCGGCGGCGGGCGGTTGCTCGGGGAGGTCCGCCAGCGGCGTGCCGGGGCTCACCTTGGTCATCCCGGCGGCGTCGGGGCCGGAAGGCCCCACGACCTTCTCGCCGTTCGCCAGCTCGGCCACGACGATCCACGGCTCGCCATCCGGGCCGGTGAAGGTTTCGCCGCCCTGCAGCTGGTCGATGTTCGTCGGCTCGGGGTCGGGCGGTGTCGGCGCGACGCTGATCTTCGCGGGCTTCAGCGCCCCGACCACTCCGGTGATCGTTGACTCGGTGCCGTTCTGCAGGCTGACCGCCTTCTCGTGGTCCGACTTCATGAACTTGTAGCCGCCGTATTCGTAGGTGCTGCCGATGGGCAGGTCGTCGACGGCGAGGCCTTCGGTGTTGTCGTAGGTCGGCGGGTCGTGGTCGGGGATCGTCTGCGTCGGCGTCGGCGTCTGTGGCGGCAGCGCCATGCCGCCGGGCGGGCCGGGCACAAAGCCCTCTTCGAACTTCAGCGTCTCGCCGGGGTCGCCGCTACTCCCGAAGCTCTTCTTCAGCAGCGTCACCTCGACCTGTCCGTTGACCGGGCCGCCCTGCACCTCGTAGATCGAGCCGGAGGCCATCTTGATCTGCGTCCCTGCGGGCATCTCGCCCAGCGTGGCGGTGGTCGGCTGGAAGGCCGCTTCGGGGAACGGCGCGGCCAGGCCCTCGGGCGGCTCCACGCTGATCGGCGTGCCCCCTCCCGCCGGGGTCGCCAGCGCCTTCACGTCCTTGGCGTAAACCATCTTCAGGCCGCCCGTGGTGTAGACGCCCTTGATCCCGGTGCCCGCCACCTGGTTGTCGGTGATCTTGACCGTCTGCCCGTCCGTCAGCTCCACGACGTCGCCGTTCGCCAGCGAGTTGAAGAGTTCCTCCTGGTCGGCGGTTGCGATTCCCGCCTCGGGCGCTGGCCAGGTGATGACGGTCGGGTTGTCGACCGTCGTGTCCATCGGCACGGTGCCCCCGGTCGCCACGTTCTCCAGGTCGACGAAGCCGTCGAAGTTGTTCGTCACCTTGTAGCGGACGTCCTGGTAGATGACGGTCTGCCCCACCGGGATGTCGGCGAGCTTCACCTGCGCGCCGGTGGCCCCCGGAGGTGCCGCAACAGCGCCCGGCTCGTCTACGTCGGTCATCTGCGGCCCCGGCTGCGTGACCACCTTCTCCAGGCTGACCGTGTACTCCTTCTGGCCCTTCTGGATCAGCAGCGCGTCCTTGCCCGACGGCGTGGTCGCTGATCCGACCACGGTGCCGGTCCAGGTCTTGCCGTCGGCGCGCTTCATCTCGACCGTCTGCCCCAGCTCGTAGCCGTGGTGCTTGATCGGCTCAGCGGGTGCCATGTCCAGGCCCTGTCCCGGCGGCGGCGGGGCGTCCATCGTCTCCTCGGGCAGCTCGCGCACGCGCAGCTTTCCGCTCACGGTGAAGTTCGTCTGCCCGTCGGAGATGATCGGCTCGTCGCCCGCGACCTGCAGCTTGAACAGCTTTCCGGTCTTGTCGCGGAACACGGTCCCGGCGGGCAGGTTCTTGATCCGCTCGTGCTTGTAGGCCCCGCCCGGCCCGTGGGAGGACTTGTAGGGCACCAGCTGGTCGCCGATGTCGAACAGCGCGTCCTCGGCCTGCTCGGACTGGTTGAGGCTCGGCGACGTGGTTGCGGGCTTGAGCGCAGGGTGGCTTTCGCCGTAGGTGACGTTGTCGCTCGGGGCGGGCATCGTCGTCTTCTGCGGGTTCAGCGTCCCGTCCTCGCGGATCAGGTTGCCGGTGATCTGCTTCTCGCCCGACTCGCCGACCGACACGCCGGTCACCTGCCACACCTTGCCGTCGTGGATGAACGTGTCGAAGTTCTCCAGCTGCTCGGCTTGGACCGTGTCGCCCGGCTTCAGCTCGGAGTGCGGGGTCAGCGACTTCGGCGGCCCGGACTTCTTGACCTGGCTCTCGTTGGTCGGGCTCTCGTGGTCGTGCCCCACGCCACCGTCTGCCGACTCCAGGGACTTGACCTTCTTCTTCAGCAGCGCCTTGCCGGTCTCCCCGGTGTCCAGGTTCGTGAAGTAGACCCAGCTCTCGTCCTTGCTGTCCACGCGGTAGGGGCGGATGCGCGAGCCCCGGCCGCCGTGGAACAGGTCGCCGTCGGCGAGGTCGCCCATCTGCGTGGACTTGCCGATCTTCCACGCCTTCGGGTTGAACAGGCCCTGCAGCGCGTCGTTGTCAGGGTCGATCTGCACGACCTTCGCGCCGGGCTTGGCCTCCTTGATCGAGACGATGCCGTTCTTCTTGACCGAGGTGACGACGTGCTTGGCCCCGTTGTAGGCCAGCGTCATCCCCTTCTCCGGCGGCTGCTTCAGCTTGAAGTAGCCCTCGATTTCGACCAGCTGCACGGCCTTGTAGTCGCCGTTGATGGTGCCGGTCAGGCCGCTGTTCAGGTCTTGGATCTGCGTCAGGCCCAGCGTGGGCGTGTCCTTGATCTCATACGGCGTCCCGTTGACCTTGAACTTGTCGCCGATCTGCATCTTGGCGATGGGCTTCGCGTCGTCGGTGCCGAATTGCCAGGCGGCCGGGTCGAAGCCGCTCTCCTCGACCTTGGTCGGCGGCACGTTGCCCAGCAGCTTGTAGTTCGGGTAGCCCTCTTGGAAGGCCATCTCCTCGCCGTTGTATTTCAGCCCGCCCTCGCCGTCGGGCACGATCTTGTGGATGCGCAGCCCGCTGGGGCTGGCAGGGTCGGCGTTGACGTAGTAGAGGGTGCCCTGCAGGCCCATCAGGAAGTCACCTGCGCCCGCGTGCGACTCGGCTGCCTCCAGCGCCTCGGGGTTGCCGTTGGGGTCGAGGTTGTCGAATGGCAGCCCCAGCTTCCCCAGCTCCTCGGGTGACCAGCCGGACTTGATCTCGGGCAGCTTGTCGGCGTACTCCTCCAGCGCGGTGATCGCAGCGGGCGGTGGCGGCAGGTGCGCCGAGCCCTTCATCTTGATCTCGGCTGCGACCGGCGGCACGGGCAGCGGCTCGCCGCCTCGGACAGCCGACAGGAACATGCGGATCGTGTCGCCGCCTCGGGGCTGCTTGGTCATCTTCCCCAGCCACTGGCGGTAGCCGGACGGCACCTCGTCGTTGTGGTAGCTGATCGCCTGGTCCGGGTCCAGCACCATCTGGTAGGGGATCGCCACCTCCTGCTCGCCGTGGCAGCTCCCCTGCGCGTTCTTCATCGGCCCCGAGACGTAGGTCGCCATGACGATGTGGCGCATGCTGACCGCCGTCGCCACGCCGGTCTGCTTCTTGCCGATGGCCTCGCTGTTGAAGCTGCAGCTCAGGCCGCTGAACACCCTCGCCTTGCCGCTGATGAACTTCTTCCACCACGAGGTCGGCTTCGCCGGGCTCAGGTAGCCGGACTTGTGGATGATCGTCAGGTCGGGGCTGCGGGTGCGGTTGTAGAGATCCCAGGCGTAGGCGTCGCGGATCAGGCCCTGCAGCTCCATCGCCTGCTCGCGCTTGGCCCGCGCGGACTCCAGCGTCTTCGGGTTCTTCTCGTGCATGTTGATGATCCCGGCGAGGCTCAGCGACATGCCCGACGAGCTGCCGTACTGCGAGCTGAAGCCGCCGCTGACGAGCTGTCCGATCTCGGCGTCGTAGCCCTGGTACGCCTTCGTGATCAGCTGGCTGGCCTTGAGCTTGCCGTACTCGCCGTAGCGCTTCTGCAGGTCGGTGTAGTGGAGCTGCTCGGCACGACCGAAGGCGGCCCACTCCTCGGCGGTCAGCGCGCTGTTGGGCGGGATCGGGATCGAGGGGTCGTGCGTCTTCGGGTCGACGTGCGGGTTGACGGCCGTGACCGTGGACTTCGGGCCGCCCGCGTGCTCGCCCTTGCCGCCGATGACCGCCACGGGCTTAGCCCGCTTCGCGCCGGTCAGCTCCTGGGCGGGGCCGCCGGTCGTGGTCGGGTCCAGCACCACGGTCTTCGCCACCTCGCCGCCGGTCTTGTGGGCGATGATCTGCCCCTGCCCGTCGGGCCCCGCGACGATGTTGGCGATCTCGTAGGTGTCGCCCTTGAAGTCGAAGGTCTGCCCCACGCGCATGAACTTGCCGCCCAGGCCGCCCGGCGTCCCGGCGGGCCAGCGCGGGTGCAGGTGCTCCTCGACCGACGTCCACGGTCCGGCGGCCGCCTCCTCCAGGTTCTCGCCCTCGACGTCGGGCTCTCGGGGCTCCGGCCCACGCTCCCTGCGCCCACCCTGCTCGGCCGCTGCTCGGATCAGCCCCAGCGGGTCGTCGGAGTTCGCGTCGGGGGGCGTCGGCAGCGGAACGAGGACGGTCGTCACCCGTCCATTGTGAACCCCGCGCAAGCGGGAGGGCGATTCAGACCACGGAGACGATGCCCTGGTGGCGGCGTTGCCACCAGCGCGCGCCCGCGCGCGTGAGCGCGAGGTGCGCGATCTCCTCGCCATAGGCGGTCGGCATCACCACCCGCCAGCGCCAGGGTCTCGGGTCGCCGCAGCAGGTGCGCTCGACCCGGCCCTTCACTTGACGGCTCTCCAGCCCTTCGGCTTCTCGCCGCCCTTCGGCGCGTTGGCCTGGGCGTTTCGCAGCTTCCGGTTCCAGCTGGTGTGCTTGTGGCCGCCCCACTCGGTGTAGCGGTCCGCCTCGCTGCGCTTGAAGGGCAGTCCGCTGAAGGCCCGGCGGAACTTCGCGTTGCCGTCCATCTGCTTCGGCTGGGGGATGTCGCCCAGCGCATGCGACTGCGCCTTACGCGAGCCCCGGCGCAGGTGCCCGACGTTGCGCGACTCCATCTTCTCCTCCACAGAGCGAGTGCCCTGGCGACGGTTGGCACGGCGCTGTTGGCGGTGGGTCAGGCCCCGGCCGCCCCGCTTGGCCCGGATGCTCACTTCGCGTACCTCCTCGGTCGGGTGTTGACCGGGGCAGCCTAACGGGGCTTGACGACGGCGTCGACCACGGTCGCCCCGTCGATGAGCTTGCTGCCGGTGATGCGAATCGACGTGCGCCGGGGCAGCACCACGCGGCCGGGCGTCGGATCGGTGACGGTGTCGAGCGTCGAGGGCATCAGCGCGTGCGCTCCGGTCGGGACCGTGAGCCGCAGGGTGACCACGCCGGGCGTCGGCGCGTACTGCGTCTCGGCGTTGAGGTAGCTCTTCTCGGTCATCCACTTCCCGGCCAGCTCGCCTGCGTTGTCGGCGTTGATCTTGCTGTCGGCGGGCAGCGGGACGTAGGCGTAGAAGTCCTCGTCGACTCGGGTCACCCTGTCGCCCAGCAGGGCGTCCAGCTGCGCCACGGTGCCCTGCGTCTCGGCGTCGGCGGCCGCGCGCTTGGCCCCGGAGCGCAGGTGGGCGTCCACCACGTCGTGGCCCTGGCCCAGGTAGTGCTCCATCGCTGCGTCCTCCTCGGGGTAGGTCTCCAGCGATGCGTCGCGCGCGCTGAATTCGTCGAGCACCTCCTCGCCGCTCAGCGGCTCGGGGATCTCCTCCTCGCCTCGGCTGTAGCGCCCCAACCAGGCGACTCGGGCCTTGAGGTTCTCGCGGACGCGCTCGCGCATCTCCTCATCGTCGAACGGGGCCGCGTCCACCAGCGCGTCGATGCGCTCGGGGGTCAGACGCAGCTCGGCGTCCTTGGCGGCGGCCCGCATCCCCTCCTCGGTGATCGCCATCCGCGTCCACGCCTGCCCGCCAGGCTTGTTCATCGTCCACAGCTCGGTCGGCACCGGCCCGAACGGCTTCGGCCCGCCCATCGCCCGGTACTCCAGGGTGCCGCCCTGGTCGAGTCGGATCGGGGTGTCGCCGTTCCACAGCACGTTGTCCTGCGCCAGGCCGACCACGTCCCAGTTGCCCAGCAGCGCGTCGGCGACGAAGCCGTCGGCCAGCGTTTCATCGGCGTGTTGCCACTGGCGCTCCTCGCCGTCCACGAGCGGGTAGGTCAGCGCGCGGGTCTTGCCGAACTTCGGCACGTTCACCTCGGTGTAGCCCGCGTTCGGGACGGTGATCCCCAGCTCGCGGTAGATCGAGTTCGCCAGCAGCTCGGTTGCCACGCGGTCGCGGTTGCCCTTGTACGTCTTCACCAGCCAGCGGCGGCCCTCGGCGTCCTCGGCCATCCGCGCCCCGTTCGACCCTCCTGCGGGCTTGACGTCCTTGAGCTTCGTGGCGGTGTAGTCGGGGATGCCCTGCACCGGCTCGGGCGGGGCTTCCATCTCGGAGCGCTCGACCTCTTCGGTGCGCTCGGGCTTGCCGCCGTCCCAGCTCGCCTGCATCTTCGCCAGGAACGCCTTCATCCCCGGCAGCTCAGGTGGGCTGGCCTGGCCTACTCCTCCGGCTTCTCCTCCGGCTTCTCCTCCGGCTCCGGGTCCGACTCGTAGCGCAGCGTCTCCCCCTCCAGGTACTCCGCTGCGTCCGGCGGGAGATCCGGGGCTGGCGGCGGCTGCTCCTTCGGGTCCATCGAGGCCCATCCTACCCTGCGCCAGGAAGCCGTCCATCTTCTCGGCGTCGAGAATCTTCAGCTCGCCGCCCACATCCTTGTCGGCGATCAGCTTCGCGGGCTCGCCGCGCGGCACGTCGGTGTCCCACACCCGCAGCCGCAGCCAGGGGAGTTCGTCGTCGTACTCGGTGAAGCGCTGGGGCACGCTGCGGTAGGCGTTGTCGACGATGTGGTCGGGCACGGTGCGGCCGCTGCGCTCGGCGCGCTCGGCCACGCGGACCTTGCCCTTTTCGTGGGGGAGGTGGGCGACGTCGACCTCCACGTCGTAGCCGTCGGCGTGCGCCTGCTCCAGCTTCTCGCGGAAGCGCCCCGCGCCGGAGTTGCCGACGCCGTCGATCAGCACGTCGAGGCCCCGGTTGAAGGCTCGCGCGCGCAGCGTCCGGGCGATGATCGAGGACTCCTCATGCACGCCCGCGCCGCTGTAGGGGTCGCGCGCTTCGATCATCGCCTGGTACTCGGGCAGCTTCTCCTTGATCGCGTCGGGGTTGACCTCGACCATGCCGGTGGCCTCGGCGCTCAGCATCGAGGACTTGCCCGAGCCCGGTCCGCCTGCGGTGAACGCCGCGCGCGGCTTGCGGCCCGAGGGTGGTTCGTGGCCTTCCAAGAAGCTGTTGATGATCTCCTCGTGCAGCGCCCGGCGCTCGTCGGCGTAGACCCGGCCGGTCGGGGTCATGCGCGACCACTTCGCCTCGGTGTCGACGGCCTCGCCCAGCACCTCATTGGCCGTCGGCCCCTTCTCCACCTGCAGCCGATCCTCGGGGCGCTCGGCGGGGCTGGCCTGGCCCATCATCACCGAGCTGAGCGCATCCCAGGCGTTGGCTGCCAGCTGCTCCTCTGAGGCCGCGTCGGCGTCACGGATCGCCTCCAGGGCGCGCACCTCCTCTTCGTCTCGCAGCGTCGTGATCGCCGGTTCGACCTCCTCGCGGCTCAGCCCGTCAACCGAACCCACGTCGCGCTTGACCGCGTAGGTGCGCGTGCCGTCGCGGTCGCGGGTGACGCTTACCTCGCTGCCGTCGCTCAGGGTGATCGTCGATGCGTCGGGCTGACCGGGGTAGAAGTCCAGCTCGTCGAGGTTCCTGCGGTCGCGGTCGCTCAGCGGCCTGCGGCCGAAGCCGGTCGGGCGGGGGCGGTCCAGTGCGCCCCGCCAGGCGGCGAGCGCAGGCATCGGCCCCGCTGCTCCGAGGGTCTGCACGCGCTGGGCATAGGGATTCCACGCCACATGGCGCGACAGGTGCAGGCCGGGGCTGGCCTGCCCGCCTTGCGCCTCCAGGGATTCGCGGTCGAGCAGCAGCTCGTTCTCGCCCGCCAGCTTGCCCAGCCACAGCGCCTTGGTCCCGGCGGGCACCGTGACCTCCTGAACGTCGCCGAATCGCTCGGCATCAGCCTTTCGCGTGCTGGTGCTCACGAACGGCCCGCGCAGCTTGCCGTCGTCGGCCCCGCCTCGGTAGACCGTGACCGCCTCGGGGAGCGCCCTCATCGCCCTGCGCAGCATCTTGACCTGCGGCCCCAGCTTGTACTCGCGGTCGAGCGAGGGGTCGTAGAGGATCTCGTCGGGATCGTCCGACTCTTGGAACGGCGTGCTGTCAACGATGTACAGCTCAGCCGCGTTCTGTTGGCGCGGTCCCAGCTCGGGCGCATTCGCGTCGAGCATCTCCTCAGCCGCCTTACCCTTCAGTCCGGGGCTGGCCTGGCCAGTCGCCTTACTGATTGCGGCCTTCACCAGCGAGTCGTCGAGCGCCCGGCGCTCCTCCGGCGTGCGGTCGGGGTCGTCGTCGGCGTGCTGATCCATCGCGTCGGCGATCAGCGCCTCCAGGTCGGCGGTGTCCTCGCCGGGCTCGACCCAGCCGTTGAGCATCGACTTCGTCAGCTCGTCCTGCACGGCCTGGCGCTGCTCAGGGGTCAGCTGGTCGAGGCCGGGGCTGGCCTGGCCTGCCATCGCGCGCAGGCGCGGGTCGTCTGACTGGGACAGGTACTCCTGCTTGCGGGCCTGCAGCGAGTCGGCGATCTCGCTGCCCACCGGCTCGCCGTCGCGGGTGTAGCGGGCCTGGTGGCCGTAGTACGCCTGCGACCAGTTGTAGCCGTCGGTAAGCCGGTAGCCGTGGTCGATGACCTTGCCCTTGTTCTGCGCCTCCAGCTCGCGCATCAGCTGGGTGGCGATGCCCCGGCGCTGGAACTCGGGGATGACCTCGATCTTGTCGATGCCGATGTCGGCGTTGGCCTCGCGCGCTTTCTTGCCGATGGCGGGCCGGTAGCGGCTGTAGGTCAGCTTGCCCACCTCCCTGCCGTCTACCTCGGCCACCAGGCCGTCGAAGTATTCGGTGTCGCCTCGCTTGCGCGGCTTGATCTCGGCGGGGCTCAGCTGGCCCGACTTGACCGCGTCGTCTACCTGGGGGTTCCAGGCGTCCAGGGTTGCGGGCGGACTCGCCTGCCCCAGCGCGAGCTTCGTGTCCGGCATCAGGCCCTTGCCTGCGGGCTGGGCGACACCGGAGCGCACGGCGATGCCGTAGCTCTCGGCGTTGCTCATCCGGTTCGTGGTCGCGTAGCGCTTCCGTGAGCCGTCGGGGCGTTCGATCAGCACGCTGTCGCCGCGCTTGCCTCGGGTGATCGTCGAGCCATCGGCGGCCTGCAGGCTGTCGCCTCGCTGCAGCGCTCGGACCTTGCGGATCAGCGCCCGGCGCGGGTCGGAGTAGTTGTGCGGGTCGAAGCTGCCGGGCTCGATGTCGAGCGCCTCGGCGTTCGGCTCGGCGATCCCCATCTCCTTCATCGTCCGCTTGACGAAGACGCGGTCCTTCTCCTTCTCGGCTTCGGGCAGGTCGGCGTAGGGCTTCAGCAGCTCCGGCTGGTCGGCCTTCGCCCAGCTCTGGTTGCGGTCGATCCAGGCGTCGTGCACCTCGGAGGCCAGCCGCTCCATGTCGAGCGCACCCTCCTCATCGCGCATCCGGGTGATCGCGTCGTAGGCCGACGCCGCGCCGTCGCGGTTCTCGGCTTGGAACTTCTCGGGCAGCTCGTCGTAGGTCATGTCGGCGATGTCGATGGTCCCGCCCCCATAGGGCTTGGGCCGGGGCTCGTAGTTGCGGTCCTTGCGCCACTGTTCGTGGGCCTGTGCCGCGACCCTCTCTACGACCTTGTCTCGCTGCATGGCAGCGCCTGTGAGCGGTTGTTCGGGCGCGCCCTCTGCACCCTGCCCCTCCGGGGCGTCGCCGCCTCTGGCGCGCTTACGGCTCTCCGCTCCAGGGCGGGCTCGGGACACGTCGAGGACGCTCGACTCGCGCAGCAGCACCATCTCGCCGTCCTCGGTGAGCGCCTCGGCCTTCCAGCCCAGCGCGTCGTCGTCCTCGACCTTGCGCAGCTCGGCCACGGTGATGTCGCCGTTGTTCTGCTTGATCCGCACCACATCGCCCTCCGCGACCGGGCCGGTGATGTTGTTGCCCTTCAGGTTGCGCCGGGGCGGATCGGCCAGGAACTCCACGTCGTCGGGGTCGGGGTAGCGGGTGACGGTGTCCACGATCTGGCCGTTGTGGTCGCGCAGCTTGACCTCGACCTCGGCGTACCAGCGCCCGTCCTCGCCCACCATCGCGTCGGTGACCACGCCCTCCCAGGGCTCCTTGCGCCCCGTCACGCGCACGCGCGCGCCCGCGCGGATGCGCATGCGGTGGTCGGTGTAGTTGGGCTGGCGCAGCACCTCCGCTCCGGCGGCCCCCGGCCCGGCGAAGTGCTCGACCGTCCTCGCCATCAGGTCGCGCGCTCGCGCCTCGCCCTTCTCGGGGGTGACGCCCTGCGCGCCTGCCAGCAGCCCGCCGAGGATCTCGAAACGCTTCTCGGGGTCGGCGCTGAAGGCCAGGTTGTGCAGCAGCTCGCGGCGGTTCTCCAGCGGGACGTGGGCTTCGTCGAGCAGGAGCCCGAGCGCTGCGCGCTGGGGCAGGTAGGTGCCCTGGGCTCGGATGTCGTCGGGCTTGCGGCCCAGCCAGCGCAGGACGTCGTGCTGTCCGTTGCGCTTCAGCAACTCGACCGCCCACTCGTGAGCCATCTCCTCGGTCAGCGCCTCGTCGAGGCTGAAGTGCTCCGGCTGGGCGAAGGTCTCGGGGTTGATCGGGTTGACGCCGTGGGAGGCCTCGTGCATCGCCGTGCGGTAGGCGTTGTAGACGCCCGCTGCGGTGTCGTCGTCGAGCCGCCGCTTCTCCACGCGGGCGGCGTGGGCGGCCTGCAGGTGCACCTGGGCGGCCCGGCCGACTTGCACCTCGCCGTCCCAGCTGCGAAAGCCGCCCGTGTCCTCGTCGGCTTCGTTGATGCGGATCGACTTCAGCACCACCTGGCGGCCGTGCGTGTCGCCGATTTGCTGTGCAAGCCCGGCCACTCCGGCGGCAAGACCGGAGAAGTCCTCTGGTGCGCCAGCCTTCTGGGCCGCCATATTGCCTGCAAAGGGCACAGGAACTGGAGAAGACGTCGGGCCCCCGGCTCCATCCGGCACATCCGGCACATCCGGCGTCCCAGCAGGCATCCCGCCGGGTGCCGCCTGGCCCCCGACCTGCGTGGTGACCCTTGCTGGGATCGGGTCCGACCCGCGCTGCGCGAGCTTCGGCGCGTCCGTGCCGTGCAGGAACCGGAGCACGTCGTTGAGGCTGATCCTCGGCGCAAAACCCCCGCGTCTTGGGCGGAAACGGCCGCCCCACACCGTGCCCTTGGCGAACCGCTCGTCCCAGGCGACCTCCTCCATGTCGAGCACGAGGTCTGCGGGTGGGACATCGGTGCCCTCGGGCTGGGACATACCGCCGGACATATCCCCAGTCAGAGACACGAGAAAGTCACCATTTGCAGGGGTTTCGCCGTTCGAGCTGAGGGACATCTCCAGGGACATCTCGGTGACACGTTCGGCCAGTAGGGCCTCTTGCAGCAGGCCGTATCGCTCAGCGATCTGCTGGGCGCGCCGGTCGGCCGCCTCGGTGTCGGGAGCCTCGGCTCCCATCAGCCCCATGTCGTATGCCTCGTCGTGCGTGAGCAGCTCGCAGCGGCAGCCCGTGTGCGTCGGCGGGTTGATCCGGTCGAGCACGCTCCAGGGCCACCAGCCGACCGTCGCCATCGCCAGGCAGTCCGGGGTGTGCTCCTTGACCGCTTCGCTGAGGTGCCAGAACGCGCCCTCGGGGCTCAGCCTGCGGACCATGCCCCTGCGCGCGGTCGCCTGCACGCGAGCGGCCGCCGCCTCGTGGTGTGCCTCGGTGAACCGCCGCTCGCGCTCCAGCACCCGCTTGACCGCCGCCTCGGGTTCGTCGCGCTGCAGGGCCGCCGGGATGTCGCGGCGCATCCGCTCCTCCATGCGCCGGTAGAACTCGACGTCGCGCTCCTGCTCGACCCGCGCGGCCTCGGCCAGCTCGGCATCGCTCACGTCGGCGCGTGCGAACTCCGGTCGGATCGCCTTGACGATCCAGTCCGCGCCCTTGCTGCGCCGCCTCAGCGCCGCGACGGCCGCCCCGATGGCGGCCCCGGCCTGTCCCGAGGCCACCTCGCCCCCAGCAGCGTCGTCGTCGCCGGAGGCTGCGATGACGCCCCCCGCTGCGGCCGCCGCCAGGATCGCCTCGGTGTTGTCGTCCTGCTTCGCGCGCGTCGGCATGCCCAACGAGTCTAAGCCCGAAAGCGGCGAGCGGCCCAGGTCGCCCTGGACCGCCCTCCCAGCGCCGCTCGATTGCCTTTCTTCGCCGCCGGGTGCCGCTCTCCTGCCCTAGACCAGAGCAGCCTTCAGGCGCATCTCATCGACGCGCCGGTCCAGCCACTCCAGCGGAGACTCTTCGCGTTCGGGCTCGGGCTCGACCGGGACGACCGGGACGTAGGTCGTCTCCTGTTGCCAGCTGGTCGTCGGCCAGGTGGTGATCGACGTCGTGCCCCCGGTCGTGTTGAACCAGGGGGACACCTGGACGTAGCGGTCGCCGAAGGCAGCCATCAGCCGTTCTCCGGCTCCGGCGGCTCAGGCAGCGCGTGTCCGGCCGCGCGCTCATAGACCTCCGCGTAGCGCTCCTCGCGCTTGCGGAGTTCGTTCCAGCACGCCGCCGTGACCGATACGGCCTTGGCCTGCTTCGCGTGCCAGCGCCCGACGCGCTCGCGGTAGTCGAGACGAACGTCCTCGGGGACCGCCGCGTGCGCATGCGCCTTGGCGATCTCGTCGGAGGTGTTCGGGTCCAGCGCCAGCAGCGCCTTGGACTCGATGTCGCGGATCTGCTCGCCGAGCTTCTCCAGCGCGACGGCCTCGTCCTCCATCCCGGCTGCCTCGTTGAGCAGCTCCAGCGTGGTGACTGCTTCAGGCATGCTCGACCTCCTTGGCCGCGCCGTTGCCGTTGTCGGTGATCTGCTTGTCGACGGTGACGACGGGGAGCCGCTTCAGGATCTGCTCCTGCAGCGCCGTGATGCGGTCGACCTCCTCGGTCATCCGCGTCCGGGTGAACTCCATCTCCTTTTCGAACGCCTCGCGCTCGCGGGAGAGGTTGCCCTCGCGGACGGCCAGCTCGGCCTCCTTGACGGCGATGTCGCGCTCGGCCTCGCCGCGCAGCTTCTCCAGGCCGACCTTGTGTTCGACCTCTCGCAGCTGGCGCTCGTTTTCCTCCTCGCGCTTCGACTTGCTGATCTCCAGGTCGGTGATCTGATGCTTCAGCTTCTTGACCTCGTCGCTGAGTCGGATCGCCTCCCGGCGTCCCTTCTGTTCGCCCCGAAGCTTCGTGACCTCTTCGGTCAGCGCCTCCAGGCGGTTGAGCACTTCCTGCGTCGCAGGGTGCTCCTCGCGCTTCTTCAACATCGGCCCTCCTCGGGTCGGTCGGGTTGTTCTATGAAGCGCGTGTTCGGCAGCCGCCGCCCGTGAAGGTTGCGGCCGGGCCTCATCGCGGCGAACGACCGCCTGCGGGGTTCGACGTTCCTGCCGTCTGGACCGCACGGTCGTTCACGGCCGGGCAAGCTATCAGGCGCTTCGGTTGTTAGCTAGCCAGCGCGACGATCAGGGCTGTCAGGCCGACGATGATCGCGGCGATGAGCACCGGAACCCACCAGTGCACGCTGCTCGTCGTCATCGTCGGCCCTGCCCCTATACGCCGTAGTTGTAGCCGCTGTTGCTCGTGTCGGCGCTCGCGGCGATGATGATGATCAGGACGACGATGGCCGCGCCGATGATCCCGAGGACGAGCCCGGCGGTTGCCATGCCCCCTCCGGTCTGCATCCCGTTGCTCTCGCGGATGTTCTTCTTGGCGACGGCCGCGAAGATGATCGCCAGGATGCTCAGGACGCCGTAGCCCCACAGCAGGCCGCAGACGAGGCTGGCGATTGCCATGCCGGACGTCTTCGCCTGCGCCGCCGGTCCGGTGACGGTCTGCGCCGGGGCGCGGTTGTCGGTCCACTCCGAGCCGGTCCAGTAGCGGACGGTGCTCGGGTCGTTCGGGTCCGGGTACCAGCCCGCGCCGGGTGCGGCCGGGGCTGCCGGAGTTGCGTCGCTCATATTGGTCCTCCTTGGTCGGGTGGAGCGATTGATTGTCGCAACCTACCACGCCCGCGCCTCAATGGTCATGACCCGCCCGATGTGCTACAGTCGTTAGCAGTTGTTCCCGACCAAAGGAGTTCCCGATGAACGACGGACCCCACCTCACCGATGCCCAGTCGACGGCCCTTCGCATGGCCGCCGTCGAGTACCTTCGCCGCCGCCCCGAGCTGGTGGGCCGCGTCGAGGGCGACGATCCCTTCGCCGCCTCCGTCGAGGACGAGCGCTACTGCCGCCGCGTATCCGGCATGGCCGCAGGCACCCGCCGCGTCCTTGAGGAGCGCGGGCTGCTTGAGCGCGAGACCTCGCCCTCGGGCGGCGTCGAGTACATCGTCGTCAGCGACGCGGGCATGGAGTTGGCGCGGATGATCTACAACGACGAGTACGGGCTCGACGCTTTCGAGAACACCCTCGTCGAGCGGATCGATGCGGCGGCTGCGGCCGAGCGCGAGTACGAGGAGCGCCAGAACGCGTTCCGCCATCGCGCGATGCTCGTCGGCGATGTCCTGTCCGGCCTCCGTGGCCCGGCCAACTACCTCAACATCCGCCCCGAGGACTACCCGGACCTCGGCGCGGAGATCGTCCGGCTGTTTGAGCGGCCCGACGCGCATCGCCCCGAGCCGACCGAGAAGATCAGCCTGCGCCTGCAGGACTTGGAGGCGCTGATCGCGCGCGTGTACGCGCACGGGCTCGATGTTCAGGCCGGGCATGAGGTGTCCGGCCGCCTGCGCGATGCCATCGAGGACATCGACATGCAGGTCAACGCTTCCTGACTTCGTCGGGAACCGAAGCGCGACGGCCCCGCTGAGATGCGGGGCCGTCTGCGTCTTGCGGTTAGGACGTCTCCTTGGAGTCGCGGGTCTTGTCCCGGTTCTCCTTGTCGTCCTGCGGCGGCTCCGTCGTTGCCGGATCGACGCCGCGCTGCTCGGTGGCCGGATGCGGACCGGCGTCGGGCTTCTGCTCGTCCGCCTTGTCCTTCTGCTCGGTGTCACCCATCGGTGATCCCTTCCGTTGCTTGCCAGCTACGTCTACCCGCTATTCGGGTTCCGTCACCATCGCCGTGAAGGGCGCGGAGCCGTTGTGCTCCAGGCCCGCGTCATAGCTCGCGTCGGCGACGATGATCGCCATCCACTCCTTGACGTGCTGGCGCACCATGTCCTTGAACGCCTTGCGCTGCACCTGGTCGGTGAAGGTCGCGTCGCAGAGCGTCAGCAGCCGCCCGACGAGGTTGTCGACCTCCTGCCAGTTGATCCCGTACAGCGTCTTGCCGTGCGAGCCGCCGTACTCGATGGTCAGCAGCTGGCCGTTGGCGCTGACGCGGATCTTCGCCCCGCTCTCGGGGTAGCTGCCCGCGCCCAGCAGCTCGACCTGGATGTGTTCGGCCGCTTCCTTGTCGAACTCGTCGCGCTCGCGGCTTCCGTCGCCGCGCCACGGCCGCGACTGGATCGGTCCGGTGGTGCCGGTGCTCGCGTAGACCTCGCCGCCGCTCGACGTGAGTTCAGTGATGCCGTCGCCCATGAGGGCCTCCTTGACTTGACGCCGGGGCTGCGCCTCGCGCTGGCCCGGCTATGACTTGACTTGACCGGGCCAGCGTAGGTGCGCAAGCAGACGGATCAGTTCAGCCGTGCGTGCTGCGCCATGTGGAGCGCGATCAGCTGGTTGAGCGGATCGTTCGGGTCGGTGACCTCGACGCACATCTCGGCGGCTTCGTCCTCGTGCAGCGGATCGTGGCAGTGGCGCTCGGCGAAGGCGCGGGGCATCGGCGGCTGCCCCAGCAGCCCGCCGGTCAGGTTCCACAGCCGGAACGCCTCGGTGTACTTGCCGAGGGTCTGCGCGATGTCGCGCTCGCGCAGGTCGCGGTAGGTGCAGTTGTCCTCGATGTAGCCCACGAACTCGTCGCAGCAGTCCGTCTCGCCCAGGCGGTGGATGCGGCCGCAGTAGCAGCGGGTGCTCTCCTGCGGGCTGTTGGGCTCGATGCAGCTCATCGTGTCCTCCTTGGTCGGGGTGCCTTCCCCTACTACGTCGCTCGGCCTCCCGAACTTCTGACACGAGTTGTACCCGCTGTTTCTCGGGCTTTGTGACCTGGACGAGCGAACCCCGCAGCGGTTGACCGGCGCTGCGGGGCTCGTCGTGCTCACTCGGGCTTCGGCTTGGCCTTCTGCCCCTTGCGGTCGCGCCCCTTGAGCCCGTAGGTGCCGGGCATGGTGCGGACGAAGGTATCCCCCTTCGTCGCTGCGACGCTGAGCTGGGCCTGCATGGTCGCCTTCGGGGTCTTGCCCTTGGACTTGACCAGCCCGCGCTCCAGCGCGACCTCGGTGATGTCGTCGGCCTTCATCGGGCCTTCGGCCTCTTCGAGAATTCGCGCCGCTGCCTGCTTCATCGGCAGGGTTTCCGTTGCTGTCGCCATCGGAGTCCTCCTTTCGGTGGCGGACCGGACAAGCTACCGACAATCGCTCCTCAACGGGCTTTTTCGGCCCAGTGCGGGCAGGATTCTTCGTGCCCGATGGTGATCGTCTTGCCGACGTGGACGACCGGGCGGCAGGTGCAGCCGGTGGCCGCGAGCGTGACTCGGATCAGCGCATCCCACGTTCCGCCCCGGCACAGGTAGAGCTGGGGCGTGGCGGGCACGGCCTACACCAGCTCGGCCTTGACTGCCTGTCGCCGCTCGTCGGTGCCCTGGTAGTTGCCGGTCGCCTCGGCGCGCACGATGTAGGTGCCGGGGTCGGCCAGGTCGACGTCGATGTAGTAGCGCCCGGCTGCCACCCGGACCACCTCGACGTCGTCGTCGTAGACGTAGGCGCTCTGCGTGAAGTCGGGGTTGCGGACGCGGATCGTCAGCACGGTCGGGTCCACGTAGGCCAGCGTGCCGGGATCTCGGACCGTCACGCTGTGGCGGACGCCGTCGCCCTCGGGCAGCGGCCCCACGGGCTTGTCGACGGTGATCTCGACTAGCCCTGCCGCCATCGCAGCACCTTCGGCCGGGAGGTTGACGTGCTGGCCGCCGGTTGCCGCCGCGCCGCCAGCCTCTGGCGCATGACGAGGATGAACGCCTTCTTCGCCGGGCTCTTGGGCAGCGGCTCGTCGGCTTCCCAGGACGTCCGCGACGTGTAGGTGCTCATTGGCCCAGCTCCCTGATCGGCTTCGTGATGTCGTCGAAGTCGTCGGCGGCCCGTTTCGCCTGCTCGCGCACACGGCGCTGGGCCTCCTCGGTGCGCAGGCGGTCGACCATCTGCTCCTCCAGGTCCGACAGGGCCTGCTCGCGCGTGACGTAGCGGCTCTCGGTTGGCCCGTAGGGGTTGGCCTCCGGCGTCGAGGCCGCCATCGGCGCGCCGTAGGGGTTGGCCTCGCCCTGCGGGGCCCCGCCGTTGCCGTTGATGGTGATCCCTGGCGGGAGCTGCTCCTGGGGCTGTTGCTGTTGCTGCAGCGCTTCCATCGCCGGGTCGGTGTAGCCGGGCGGGAACACCTTCTCGGTGACCTCGGCCGGGTCGCTCATCTCCAGGCCCTCGCCGATGGCGATGCTGAACAGCGTCCGGGTCAGCTCGATGTTGGTCCCGTTCGGGTCGAAGGTGCGCGCCACGGTGGCGACGCTGTTCACCAGCTCGGTCATCATCCGCCGCAGCGGGCTCGGCAGGGAGAAGTCGTAGCTGAGATCGCGCTTGCGCTCGTCCTCGGGCACCTCCTCGGGGATCTCGCCGTCCTCGTCGGTCGGGTCGGGCGCGCCCAGCTCGGCCTGGGTGTCGGCCTTCGGCGGCGTCGGCACGGCGGGGGCGTCCTCGGTGCCCTCCTGCTCGCGGTCCTCCTGGCGCTCTGCCCACTCCTCGTAGCTCAGCTCCTCGGTCAGCCGCCCGGCCTCCAGGGCCTCGTGGATCACCTGGTCGCAGAACCAGCGGAACATCTGCTCGAAGACCTCTTGGCGCGATTCGACCGCCTTCAGCACGGGCAGCTCCATCGAGGTGGCCGTCGCCAGGTTCGCCGAGCCGATGTCGCCGAGGTAGTGCTGGGGGAAGTGCGTCGCGGCGCTGATCTGCGAGCGGATCATCTGCCCGTCCACGTTCGCGCCGGTCGCCCCGCTGTCCAGCTTGAAGCTCTCGTGCTCGACCTGCTCGTTCTCGGTGATGATCGAGCCGCCGCTCGGCCCAGCGACCACGGAGGTGTCGGAGTCCACGGTCCGCCCCAGCTCGCCTCGGGTGCTCAGCGCCTGGTTGGCCATCTTGCGGATCTGGTTCGGCGTGCCCTTGACCTTGCGCTTCATGATGAACGCGGCGGCTGCCTTCGCGGCATCCACGCGGGCCTCCATCAGCGAGTTGAAGGCGTTGGCCCAGCGCAGCACCCGGTGCATGGTCGGGTGCCCGAAGGCCATCTCGGAGGTCTTGTTGACGGCGACGTGGTAGACGCGGCCCTTGCCGGTCTTGTTCGCCGGGGGCTTGAGCCCGCCCTTCTCGTTGTTCCAGTGCTGGTAGTAGAGGATGCGCTGGCCGCGCTCGGGCGCGTCGTAGAGCAGCTGGGGGCCGTCCTTTTGGAAGTCCCACTTCATCTGCTTGCGGCGGCTGACGTAGTAGAGGACGCGCAGGCGGTTGTCGGGATCGCGGACGACGTTCTCGACGCTGTCGTGCTCCAGCATCCCGAGCTTGACCTTGCCGTCGTCGCCCGTGAACTTCAGCAGGAAGATGTTGCTCTGCAGGGTGATGTCGGTCCCGAGCGCGAGCTGCGCCGGGTAGCTGGTCAGCGCCAGCTGGTTGTCCTCGTCGTCCCAGGCTTCGTCGAGGATCTCCTGCACCTTCTCGTCGCGGGCCTTCGGACGCGGGACGCCCCGGCCCAGGCAGAAGTCGTTCATCAGGTCGGTGGCCGCGCCGAGCTGCGCGTCCTGTTGCCAGGCTACCCGCGCTTGCTGCACCAGCGCCCGGCGCTTGACCGCCTGCAGATCCTGCTCGGAGCCGCCCTCGTAGTCCAGCAGGGTCCAGCCGATCAGGTCGAGCTGTTGGCGCAGCACTCGCCGGTCCTCGACCATCGCCTCCATGACGTCGAGTTCGTCGGCGTCGACGGTCGTCTCGCCCCGGTTGCTCAGGCGCGTGCGCGCCCAGCGGTCGAGGAAGCCCTCGCGCTTCTCGTCGTCCTCAGCCACTCTTCGCCTTCGCCTTCGACTTGGACTTGGACTTCGGCTCGGGCTCCTCGTCGCCGTCACCGTTCGTGCCCTGCTCGCCCTTGCGCGCTGCATCGCGCAGGATCGCGGCCGCCTCGCGGTAGGCCATCTGCGCCTTGTTGGAGTTCGGCATCCCCGACGTGCGGGCCAGCGCTTGGTCGAGCATGTCGGCCGAGGTCTCCAGCAGCACTGAGCGGCCGTTCGTGGCGGCGTGCTCGTCCTCTGCCTCGGCTCTGCCCTCTTCGCGGCCCCGCTCGTAGTTGCGCTTCAGTAGGTCGCGGACCTCCTTGGCGGTGTCGCGCGTGTCGCCCCCCTTGATCGCAATCCGGCGGGCATCAGCCGCCAGCCGTCGTCGGTTGTCAGCCATTGCTGCCGTTGTCCTTTCTGACGAGTCGATAGCGCAGGGCTTCGTCGCGGTGCAGCAGCCGGGTGGTCATCAACGAGGCATCCTCAACCAGCCACGCCGGGTGTCCATCCTCGCTCTCGACTTCCTTGATCACGAACAGCAGCCGTTCCTCGTCGGTTAGGTAGTCGCCCTCCTGTGGTGCTCGGACGGCGACTGCCATGTCTGCCCCTCAGCTGGGCCTCGGGTCTCGCGGCGCTGCGGCGGCCAGTTCCGCCTCCAGCTCCTTCGCCTTGCGCTTCCAGGTTTCTCTCTTGTTCCGTCGCCAGATCGGGCAGTGCTCGTACCCGGTCCGGTCTGACTGCGGCCCCGCGCAGAAGGTGGTCAGCGAACCACTGTTCTCGTCGCGGGTGATCGTCTCCATCGACAGGCGGCAGTAGCACGCTGGGCCACGCAGGGTTTCCTCGACGGCGGCTCCGGCGGGGCAGCGAATGGCATCTGCGGCTGGGGCGATGGCGCTCACTGCCCGGTAAGTGTAAGCGCACGCGGCGGATGACCGGGCACTTCTATCGATAGCGGGGGTGGGACTCGAACCCACGGCCTCCGGGTTATGAGCCCAGCGATCTACCAGCTGATCTACCCCGCAGCGCGGGCCTAGCGTATCGCGCGCTCGGGGAACGGCGGATCGTGGCGGGTGACGCGGAAGACCTCGCGGTGGCCCCGGTGCAGCGTGTCGGTCAGGAACGGCTGCGTGGCGATCTCCCACTTCGCGCCCCGGTGCAGCGTCTTCATCCCGGTGCGCTCCAGCCACATCTCCAGAATCTCGACCAGCGGCCAGTCGGGCACGTTGGTCTGCCGGGCCACCAGGTCGCTGCGCGCCACGTCGAAGCGCTCGCTCATCTCGCCGTAGCGCCCGGTGTAGACGACCTCAACCGGGACGATGTCCCTTTCGAGCGTCACCTACCGGCGATCCCTGTCGTGCCACCAGCGGGGCGGGAAGCTCAGGAGCAAGCCCAGCAGCTTGCGGATCAAAGTGTCGGCCTCTCCCGTCCGCCTACCGACTCGCCGGTTTCGACTACCGGCCCCTCTTCAGCGGGGCTGTTGCGCATCGTTGAGAGGCTTCCCCGTTGCGCCCTGCACGGTACCAAGAGCCGCTCACGCATACCAGCGGGCGAAGTCGAGGTGGCGGACCACCAGCGCGGCTCCCGCGAGCGCGCGCGCGTCCTCGGCCGTCAGGGCGTCGTCGCGCCAGATCGCCTCCAGCACGTCGCGGTACAGCTCGTCCTCGGCCTTGTGCCAGTCGCTCTCGTCGCCGCGCTCCTCTTGGATCGCGATGCGGATCGAGTTCGCCCGCTGTTGGACGACGCTTTCGGTGAGCCTCTCCTCGGTCATCAGTCGGGACAGCCGGGGCCGGAGGTCGGGTCTGCTCCCAGGTCGAGGCGCTCGGCGTGCGCAGTCAGCAACCCGACGATCTGCTTGAGGACCGCATCGCCGTGCTCGGCGTGGACGCCCACCATCACGATGTCGATGGCCGGAAGGTCATCCGGGTTGTGGCCCTGGGTCTCGGCCTGGTCGCGCGCGTTGCCGACCAGGCGGGCCAGCGCGTCGATGACCATGTTCCCGTTGCCTGGCGAGAGGTGCTCGATACCGACCACGCGCAGGTCGTCCTGCGCCCACTGGCCGATTACCTCCGTCCTCTCGCTCACGTCGCCCGTGTGAGGTCGATCTTGCCGTCGGCGACCAGCTGCAGCACGGTCCGCGCGATCTCGGCCAGTCCTCGGTCGGCGTTGGACTTGCTGTCGTAGACCTCGGTGCCCAGCTGCTTCTCGCCGTTGCCGCCGAACACCTGCGCCTTGACGCGGCCCTCCTCCAGCTCGTCGTACTCGATCCTCGGTGCTCCCATGTCGGGGCTCCTTTCGGTCGGGGTCGCTCAGAACGCTAGCCCACATCGGGGACAGTAGGAGTTGCGCGTCCGCCCTCCGCACTCCGAGCACTCGCCTCGCAGTTCGACCGGGGCCGTCAGCTTCGGCGGCGGGGGCGGCTCCACCTTGTCCGGGGTCCAGGGTCGGTTGCGGTAGCGGCGTCGACGACGACGCCGCCCGATCACTGGTCGAATCCGGGCTCGTAGACGTCCACCTTGCTCTCCAGCTGCACGGTGCCCCGGTCCAGCTCCGTGCGTTCGAAGTCGTACATCTCTTCGAAGCTCATCGTCTCGCCCTGCTCCAGCTCGTTGACGCCGGTCTGCCAGAGGAAGACCTCTTTGGCGAGCATGTCGTAGACCTCGGCCATCGCGTGGTCGAACGGCTGCCCGCCGTTGACGTACTCGACCTTCATCTGGCCCTTCTCGTTCTCCTCCTGCACGCGCGTGAGCGCCTGTAGCTGCTCGACGTAGTCGGTCGGCCGGGTCTCCGGGCTCGGCAGCAGGTTGCGTTGCTGGCGGATCGCGTCGAAGGTCGCGTCGATGGCGGGGGTCCGCTGCACGCTCACGGCCCGCATCTCCGGCTCGACCTTCATCACCTCGTTGTGCGTCCCGAAGCGGGCGAGGTAGATGCGGCCGGGGAAGCGCTCGGCCAGCTGGCGGGCCAGGCGGCCTTCGGGCAGGTGGTCGATGCAGAGGATGTTCACGGAGTAGCGGTCCATCAGCTCGCCGACCTGGCCGAAGCTCTCGACCTCGCCGACGAACAGCGGCGTCTTGTACGGGTCGCCGCCGCCCTTGCGCTTGGGCTCGTGGTGCAGGCTGATCCGCACGTTCAGGTTGCGCGTCGTGGCGACGTCGACGCCTCCGGTGACCAGCGAGCCGCCGCTGTAGGGGTCGGCGATAGCGGGGAGGTCGCGGGTGGCCGCTTCGATTGCAGCATCGGTCAGGCGGCCCTCTGCCGGTGCCCACGCCTCGGCGAGATCCTTGTTGAAGTGGACCTGGCGCTCGTAGGCGTTCGTCTTGTAGTGCGCCGCGACGATGGTCGGGATGTCGGCGTGCGCCACGATCAGGCGGGGCATGTGGTACCCGCGCACCAGCCGGTCGGGGTGCTTTGCCACCCACTCGCCGCCCAGCACATCGAGGGGCTTCCGGCACTTCGTGCAGACCAGGTGGGCGTCGGGCCACTCGTCGTTGACCGGCGTGCCCTCCTCGATGTTCGCGTAGCTCGGCGTTTGCTGCTCGCCGCAGCGCTCGCACTTGACCATCCAGAAGCGCTGGTCGGTGCGGTTGAAGGCGCGGTCGATCCCGTAGCCGGGGATGGAGGGGACGCCGACCCGTCGGGTCTTGCCGTCCAGCGACCCGGAGATCCGGCGCTCGGCGTCAGGGATGTTCTCCTGGCGCAGCGTGTCGTACTCATCCAGCGCGAGGATGTCGGCCGGGACCGCATCGAGGTCGTGCTTTGACTCGCTCCCGCGCGCGTAGAGGTGGCCGCGCCCGATCTTCTTCAGGCCCTTGTTGTTCACGTCGCCGACGGGGATGCGCTTGCTCAGGTACGGGCTCGCCAGGATCGCCGCCTTCACCCGCGCGTCGGAGAAGTCGTACATCTGCTGGCGCTTCGGGAACACGTAGAGGCTGTCGGTCGCGCGCACGTCGCAGTGCCACATGACCCAGCGCAGCAGGTAGGTGCTGACGCCGACCTGGGTGGCCTTCTTGACCACGGCCTCCTTCGCCATCGCTCCCGGCGTGTCGTACAGCTCGCGTTGGAACGGGTAGCGGTTGAAGTCCAGCTTGCCGGTCTTCGGCTCGGGCACCAGCAGGGACCATTCGAAGAAGCTGATGATCATCCCCGCGCGGTGCTCGCGACGTCGGTTGACGCTCTCCATGAACGCGCTGCCGGGGGTTGCCGTCACGCCTCCATCCTAATTGCCGAGGTCGGCTACCCGGCCAGCAGCCAGATGATCCAGGCCCAGGCCGTGAGGTACAGCGCGCAGGCCGCCCAGCCGTCGCGCGCGTAGTTGTCGGAGGTCAGCTTCACGCCCCACCCATCGGCAGGCGCGGCCGGAGATTGAGGGCTTCAGGTCAGCTTTCGTACAACCGTCCGCCAGGCGTCGAGCGCCGCCGGGGAGCTGTCCACGCGCCAGTCGCGTTCCTGCGGGCGGTCGTACCAGACGGCCGCCTTGATCCGGGGCAGGTGGTTGGGGATCGCGCGCAGGAAGCCGCCTCTGATCCAGGTGTTCTTGTCGCCGCCCGCCTCCACCGAGGCCACCTCGCCCAGCATGATCGGTCGCTGGCTCAGGCCCTGCAGCGTCCGGTAGCTCGGCTCGAAGACTTCGCGCAGCGTCTGCCACTTCCCCGGCCCCCCGCCCGGCCCCCAGTTGTAGCCGTCGAGCGCCATCCAGTGGACGAAGTTCGCGCCGGGCCAGTACGGGCGGATCGGGTAGTTGCCGTAGTCCACGTTCGGGCACCAGACGGTGCGCACGTTGGGCGCTGCTCGCAGCCGCCCCGCGACCCGCCGGAACGCGGCGACGTACTCGCCGGGCTGTTTGCCCCAGCCGTACCAGTCGCCGTTCATCTCATGGGCGAAGCGGATCAGGATCTTGAACGGCTGCTCCAGCGCCAGCGCGCAGGCCGCGTCGATGTAGCTGTCGTAGACGCCCCTGGCGACGTCGGCCAGCGGGATCGTCGGCCCTTCCCAGCCCGAGCGGTAGAGCTGCCAGGTGATCATCGGGGTCGTCGCGTGCGCTTTGACGTTGGCGATCTCCGCGTCGGTCAGCAGCGGGTCGGTGATGTTGCGGTAGTCGTGCAGGATCGCCGGGTGGTGGCCGGTGCGCCCGATGTAGGCGTCGAGCGTCGCTGCGCTCTCCAGCCCCGATGACTCCCCCTGCCGCGCGGTGTAGACGCCGAGTTGCACAGGCCCAGCCTACGCCCCAAGCAGGAGGGCCCGGCGATCTACCGGGCCCATCGGTCCTGCCGCCCCGTCGCTTCCCGCCAGCTTTCGCGGTTCCGCTCTGACGGCTACGGCCATCTGTCCACACCGTGGGGCGTCGCGTTTGCGGCTGCCGGGCTTCACCACGCGCAGGCGGTACTTGGCCCGGCGGTCCGGCCTAGTGCACCTCGGTCGGCTCGGCCGCGCTATCGACTGTAGCACTATGGCAGCTCGGATGTGAGCGGCCAGCTGTTTTCGTGGCAGCCCTGCAGCCCGTAGGTCTGTTGCTGCATCACCGGGGCGGGGTTGCCCGCGCCCGTGCAGAAGCGATGGCCCTGTCCTATCCGGTGGCCGAATTCGTGGCAGATGACCATCTGGCGGTAGGTCTTCACGCTGCCCTTCCAGTGCGGGACGGCGTCCATCCAGCGGTCGTGGTTGAAGACGACGCGCTGGCCGATGCTGCAGCTCACCTGGCCGTCGGTCTGCAGCGGTGCGCACAGCCGGTCGACCGTGTGCGGCTTCGCCAGGTAGACGTAGGTGCTCGCGTTTCGCTCGACCCGTTGGAAGCGCACGCCGCCGCCTCGGGTCCAGCCTCGCGGGTCGGCCAGCGTCCGGTCGATCATCGCGGCGACCTTGTCGCGCTGCAGACCCAGCCCTTGCTGCACGAACACCGTGTAGGTGAACAGCGGGCCGCCTCGCCCGCACACCTCGGTGGCACCCATGCAGCGGTTGAAGGTCGCACCCTCGACCTCGATGGTCTCGCTCACGCCGGGGAGGCTATCCGCTCTGGCGGCCAGGGCCAGGTATCGCCCTTTGCGTTGTTGCACGGGCTGCACATCGTCTGCAGGTTGCGGTCGTCGTTGGTCCCGCCCTTGGAGCGGGGCTTGATGTGGTCGATGGTCAGCGCCTTGCCGGTCGGGTCGTTGAGCCCGCAGCCCATGCAGGTGTAGCTGTCGCGCAGGTAGATGCGCGCGCGGCGGCCCAGCGTGATCCGCTTCGACTTGCCGCCGTTGTTGTAGCCGTTGGGCGGGGCACCCTCGCGGGTCTTGACCTGCTTCCAGCCGGGCCGGTAGCCCTTGCGGTGGCGGCAGATTTCGCAGTCCACCGGGCAGAGTCGCTGAAACCACACGGTGCCGCAGGCCCAGCAGCGCCAGCCCGTCCGCCAGGCGCGCGTCAGCCCTCCGGCGTCCGTGCTCACCGGAGGGCCTCCGCGTCGGCGTCGAGCTTCGCCGTGCGCCGGGCCGCCTTGTCCAGGTCGCGGTCCAGCTCGCGCATGTATCCGTCCTCGTCCTCGGTGCCCTTCGTGTGGATCAGGCACTTCGGGCCGGGGTTGTAGCCGTTCAGCAGGGTGATGCAGCCCTCCTGGGCGCACGGGCGGTCGGCCCCGCCGTAGGGGCTGTACTGGCGGATCGCCAGCGGGTGCAGCTTGCTCCGGCTGATGCTCGGCATAACCCGAGCCGCCGTGTTGCGAGGGCTGGGGTTAGGTCGAGCGGCGGGTGCGCACTCCGGCAACCTGGATCACGTTCGTTGGGCGACCCGCTACGGCAACCTGGATCACGTTCGTTGGGCGACCCGAGTTCGGATCGGGCTTCGGACTCAGGCAGGCGATCAGGTCGCGCGGCATCTGCGCTTCGGTCCTGACGGGAAAGCCATGCCATGTCCGGTAGCCCATGCGTGGCAGGGTGCCAGCTGGTCCGGCGGAAGTCAACGGTTCGCGCGTCACATCAGCTCCATCTGCCCGGCCTCGCGGTGCTCTCGCTTCGCCGCGTCGGAGGCTGTGCCCAGCTGCAGCGCTTCGGCGGTGTCGCGGCCCTCGTGCTTGACCCACCAGTCGATGCGGGCGCGCGCGACCGGGACGTACTCTGCCTCGCGCTCGACGCCGATGAAGTCCACGCCCTCCAGCACGGCAGCGCAGCCGGTCGTTCCGCTGCCGGTGAACGGGTCGAGCACCGTGCCGCCGGGCGGGGTGACCATGCGGATCAGCCAGCGCATCAGGTCGATGGGCTTCACCGTCGGGTGCGGGTTCTTGGTCGGCAGCACCAGGTTGGGCGCACCGTCGGCCTTCAGCTGGTGGACCTTCTTCAGCGCGGCGTAGTCCTCTGACGGGTTCTCCACCTCGGGGAAGTCCTCCAGCCCGGCGTTGCGCTCGGCCTTGCTGGCCTTGGCGATGTAGAAGAACCGGCTCGGTCCGCCGCTGTCGCCGTACTGCGCCGCCGTCACACCGTCGATGTCGATGCTCGCCGGACCGTCGAAGCTGCCGCCGCCCTTGTCGTAGAACCCGGCGCTGCGGGCCGGTCCGGCCTGCGCGTCCAGCTCAGCGGCCGCCTCGGGGCTCAGGGCCATGTTCGCGGGCCAGCGTCCCTCGGCGTGGTACTCGATGGCCTTGCGCGTACCGTCGGATTCGAAGCCGCTGTAGGCGACCCGGTCCTCGGGGCTCACCCACTCGCGCCCGTCCACGTTCTCGCGGTCGGCGTCATCGACGGGGATGCGCGTCGCGTCGATGTTCAGGGCTCCGGTGCCGTGCTCCTGCACGTTGTGCGCCACCGTTGTGGGGATCGGCTTGCGCGCCATGACGATGGGCTCCCAGCTCGGCTTCAGGGCCGTGCCCCAGCCCTCCCACGCCTTCGCCTCGTCGGTGCAGGGCCGCGTCACGTCTACGGTGCCGCCGTTGTCCTGCCCGGCGCGGTTGAACACGTCGCCCTTGCCCTGCCAGCGGTCGGGGATCGTCTCGACCACCTCGGGTTCGGCTCCGTTGGCCTTGTCGATGGCCTTGGCGACGTTCAGCGACTTCGGGAAGCCCGAGCCGTAGTTCCAGGTGAGGCAGTCGCGGATCTCGAACCCGGCGTCCTCGATACCCGCCGCCAGCCGGTGGTAGGTCCGGGTGCCGCCGAAGGCCAGCAGGTGGCCGCCGGGCTTGAGCACTCGCAGCGCCTCGGTCGCCCAGGTCTCGCACCACTCTTGGAAGGCCCGCCCGCCCTTGACCGGCCCGGCGATGATCGCCTCGTTGCCGAAGGCCGAAGAGGATCGCGGCTCGGCCCTGCCCGGCCTGCTCGGGGAGTGGTCGCCCAGCGACTTGCGCGTCGCTCGGTCGCGCTCGGCCGCCGCGCTGATCGCTTTGCCGTCCCACTCCTTGCCCATGAACGAGATCCCGTAGGGCGGGTCGCACACCACGGCGTCGATGCTCTCTGCGTCCATCGCCTGCATCGCCTCGATGCAGTCGGCGTGGCAGACCTCCCAGCTCACAGGCCGCCCTTGACGCGGCCCAGCTCATCGGGGTCGGGCCGCTGGGGGTCGCCGTTCGTGAGCGCCGTCAGCGCAGCATTCGCCTCGTCGAGCGCTCGCTCGGCGATCAGCGCTCCGCTCGGCCGGGGGCCACGGTAGTCCTCGCCTGCGATCTCCCTCAGCGATCCCATCGCGCGTTGCAGGATTGCGTAGATCTGCAGCTCGGCCTGGCGCTGGCTGTTCGCCTTGTCGTGCACGACGACCCGTCGGCACGCCTTGTCGCAGAAGGGGCAGTAGCCCCGGTTGCCGTCGGCCCCGGTGACGAAGCCGCAGGCCGGGGTGTCGCACACGTCGATCTGCCAGGTGTTGTTCATCGATCCATGCCCGACGCAAGGAATGCACACCCGATGGCGATCTGTGCACAGCCGATGGCGATCCAGGCCGTGTCTGCTCCGGCGGCGACCGACCCGAACGCGAAGGCGGCGGCCACGAACATGAGGCAGGCGGCTACTGCCATTCGCGGTACAGCTTCCAGCCGCAGTAGGCCACGCCGACCAGCTCTGCTCCGATCAGCGTCCACAGGAACCAGTCCCGCAGCGAGTCGGCCAGGGCGAACGTGCAGAGGGCGATGACCAGCGAGCGCAGTCCCATGACGTGCAGCCAGTACTGCGTGTGCTCAACGGCCAGCTTGTCTCGCCAGCGACGCTCTACCTGTCGCCGGTCCTCGGCGTCGTTCATGCGCCTATCCGCAGTTGGATTGCCTCTCCTGTACCCAGCTCAACGGTACGCCTCACCTCGTCGAGGCGCTCTTCGCTCACCTGCGCCGAGTCGCCGACGCCGTGCAGCTTGCCCTCGCAGATGCATTGGCAGTCGGCGACCGGGCCGCGCGCGGCGTGACAGGCTGCATCGCAGCGGCGCTCGGTTCCCTGCGGTGTGCGGACGGCGATCAGGGTGGTCATCGCTCGGGGGGGCTGTCGCCCCACAGCTCGACCATGAACGCGCAGTCATCGCGGTGGCCGGGGTACTTGCCGGGCGCTCCGGGGTAGTGCGAGCCGAGTTCGCAGCCGCAGGCTTCGCAGACCGTGACGCCGTTCGCGTCGTGGACGTAGCGGGGAACGTCGGCGGGCGGGTCGAGTTGTTCGGTGCTCATGGTCGGGTGCGGGCACCCTACCCGGACTCGCCGACGGCCTCCAGCGCGAGCGCCGGGGTCACCTCTCTGGCGGTCCCTTGCAGCGCCTCGTCGAACTCGTCGTTGATCGACTTCGCCACGTCGTCGGTCAGCAGATCGTGGCGCTCCAGGATGTCTGTCAGTCGCTCGGCAAGGTCGAGGATGTTGATCTGCACGCGGACCTCCTGGGCCTCGCTCGGGAGCACGCCGACGCTCTGCAGGAACTTCGCCTTGTCGAACAGCGCCCGGATGCGCGCGGTCACGGCGTTGACTCGGGCCGTGCCCTTCTCCCTCGCCGCCAGCGCAGCCAGCTCGCTGATCCCGGCGTCGATCTGCGCGGTCATTGCCTCGATTACGTCCAGCGGGTTGGCGCGCGTGAGCCGGGGGCCCTCTGCTCGCACGCCCTTGATGATCTCGCGGACGGTCGGCACGGTCAGCGCATAGGTGGCGGCCAGGTCGTAGTCGCTGATCCCGCGCAGATGCGCCCGGTAGATCTCGATATCGCGCTGCACCTGGTCGTAGCGCCCGCCCTCGCGCGGCCCCTTGTCACCCGCCTTGGCGACCTTCTTCGTGTCCTCGACTCGCTGCGCCTTGGTCCGCTTGCGCTGTCGGGGCTTCGGCTTCTTCGGCTCAGCCACGCCTCAGATTGTCGCAGGCATCACGGCAGCTTTGGGGGTTCACCCTTGCCGGTATTGAGTTCGAAGTCGAAGGGAGCCCTGATCGTCAGCAGGCCGCCCTCGGTCAGCGTGTGTTCGCGCCCCTCGGCCTCCAGCGTCACCTTCCCTCGGCGGGCTCGGACGATGCGCACCTCGGTCTCGGTGAAGCCGTGGGCCTCTGCTCGGCGCAGGCTCACGGTCTCGCCCTCGCGCGGGTCCACGCCTTGATCGCGCCCTCGGCCTCCAGCGCCGCCATCTGCACCTCGTAGGGCACGTTGCTGCGCGGCTCGCCTCCGGGGCGGTTGATCCACTCGGCCATCCTGGCCGCTGCGCTCTGCAGCTGGTCACCGGGGGCGATCAGGGCTGTCAGCGGGTGCTGCGAGGGCAGCGCGTCGGTCTCGGAGTTGGCGAGCTTCTGCACCAGGTCCGGCCTACTCATCGTCGGGCTCGATGCCGGGCTGGGGCTCGGGCTCATCGTCGCCGGGCACCTCGATGCCGGGCACCGGGTACGGGGGCTCGGGCTTTTCTGCGGTCGATCCCATGTGGCCGCCCTCGGGGGCCATCGACTCGGGCTCGGGGTTCTCCATGTCGTCCTCCTGTCGTCCGGTGAATGGTTTCGTGAAGGTTGTCATCGTCCAGCCGTCGTCCTCGCTGATCGCCGTCTTCGGCGTCTTGACCGTGGCGATCCGCGCGCGCAGCTTCGTGCACAGCATGTGGTAGCGGTGCGGGTCGTCCATGCCGTCGGTGTACTCGATGCAGCTTTCGATCTCCTCCACCAGCCAGTCGAGGTCTGCGTCGGCGTCGTCGCGCTGGGTGCGCATCTGCTCGGCCACGCGCTGGGCCATGTCGGCGGCGGGCTCGCGGAGCCGGTCCACGGCCGCGCGCATCGCATCGACCAGCAGCTCTGAGCCCTGCACCAGCCGCTCCATGATCGGCTCGTCGCGCTCGCCCAGCCTGCCGGGGTGCAGCGTGCCGGGGCCGTCGATCAGGTCGGCGCAGTAGCGCAGGATGCCGTCGACGTCGCCCGCCCGCGCGAACTCCCCGCCTTCGTCGCCGCACACCAGCCACTCGCCCTCCCGCGCGACCCACACCCGGTCGGCAGGGGTCAGCCGCCAGCCCCGGACCTCCAGCTCGCTGAGGAACTCGGCCAGGACGTGACTCGGGGCTCCGTTGATCCAGCGGCCGTTGCGGGTGGTGGCGAACGCCTGCAGCGCCACCGTGATCTCGCGCTGGTGCATCTCGCGGTCGGTCGCCATCACTCGCCCCTCATCAGTTCGTCGAGCCGGAACTTAGTGCCCAGCGCATCATCGACGGTCACGTCGTCACCCGCCCAGCCCAGCCGCCGTCCGTCGTAGACAGTCGCGTACTTGCGCACCACGCGGCGGCGGTGCAGGAACTCCTCGCCCTCGCGCGTCACCAGCCACCAGCCCGAGCGCCCGCCGTCCTCGCGCCGGGCTGTCTCCTCGGCCACCAGCCCGAACAGCGCCAGCTTGCCTACCTCCCCGCCAAAGACGTTCGTGCCCCGCAGGACGGTCGGGCCGTGGACGTAGCGCTCCGTCCCACCCGCCCGGTAGAGCGCCACCAGCGCCCGGATCATCGTCGCGTTCAGCTTGCGCCTGTAGACGCGGGCGTACTGTTCACAGCAGGGGCACCTCGCGCCGTCGTAGAGCCGTTCGCGCAGCCAGTCGCGGGCTTCGGTCAGCGTCGCACCGCTCTGCGGTGTCGGTGCCTGTCCGTTAGGTGATGTAGCCATTCGGATTCTCCTCGTCGATTCGCTTCGCCATCTTCTGCGCCATGCGCGCGGCGTCCTCCCAGCTGTCGTAGCGACACCGTGCCATGAAGGCGGCGTCGCGGCTCGACGGCTGGGGTTCGAACTCCCACTCGGCGTCCTTGTTCGCGCAGCGGCCTCGCCAGGTCACGGCCCAGGTCGCGCCGTCGGGGTTGCCTCGCTCGACGATTCGCACCTCGCCGATCTGCGGCGGGCCGATCCGCCACTCGACGGCGGTGATCGCCAGCTGCTCTGCGGTCAGGGTCATGCAGGCCCCCGCAGGCTGCCGTCGGGGTAGACCACGCTGTCGACCATCTCGCGCAGCCAGCCGTAGATGCCGTCCAGGCCACCGTAGGCCCAGGCCCGGTAGGCCATGTCGCCGAGCGAGAAGCCGATGTCGGTGTAGCAGGGGCCGCCGATGAAGTCGCACTCCTCTGCCGGGCCGGGCGCTCCGTCGTAGGTCGGCCAGCGGCAGTGAATCCACACCGGCCCCTTGGTCGGGCCGAGGCTGTAGTGCGGGCCGTACTTGCGCTTCAGGATGTCCTCGGTTTCGGGCAGCGGCTCTGCGCTCAGCAGCTCCCACTCGGCGGCGGCGGTTCCGGCGGGGTGCACCGAGGTGAAGAACATGCACAGGCTGCCGCGCCCGTAGGTCCGGCTGATGTCCTGGTGCTCGACCTCTGCGTCGTAGGCCGCTCGGGTCACCAGCCAGCGCCCGTAGCCGTCGTTGCCGGACGGCAGCTTCAGGCGGCTGATGTGGGGCTTGGGCTTGCGGTCGGTCGCCTCCGTGGCCTCAGCCATGTTTTCCTCCTCGGTCGAGTTCGCGCAGTGCGTGTCGGATGGTTGACTCGTCAACGTTCATCAGCTCAGCCACCTTACGGCGGCTCATCCCCGACGACACCAGCCTGTAGGCGCGATCTCGCAGCCTCGGGGTCAGCGCCGTGCGCCCGTAGCGATAGGCCAGCTCGCGGTGCGTCATCGGCTCACGATGGCGCGGCCTCACGCACAGGGTCTCCCCGCATAGCGATCCGAGCACCTTGCCCTTCGGCACGGGGCCGTTCTTGCGCTCCCACAGCGCCTTGGCGGCGGTGGTGTTGCCCTGCGTGGTGTGGATCACCGGGGTTCCGTCGCGGTCGGTCTGTCCGTCCCACAGGTGGCAGCCGCACACGTAGGCGTTCTCGCCGTCCTCGGGTGTCGCCAGGTGCCAGGTCATGTCCACGGCAGCTTCAGCCCGTCGTCCTTGTGCCGGGGCAGCAGGTGGATGTGCAGGTGGTGAACGGTCTGCGTCGCCGCGTCGCCCTTGGAGGTGATCAGGTTCCAGTCGCCGGGGTGGCGGGCGGCCCACCAGCTCGCCAGCTTCATCGCCCAGGCGCTCACCGTCGGGTTCTGCGCGAAGTCGTTGACGTGCGAGAAGGGGACCACGAGCAGGTGTCCCTTGGTCACCGGGTGCAGCGGCTCGATGATGTAGCCGTAGCGGCCCTGGTACAGCGGCTTGCTCGGGCCGGTGTAGTCGCAGAAGGGGCAGTCGTCGCGGCGGCTCATCGCTTCAGTCGACGGGGGTCAGCTCGTTGAGCAGCTGGATTCCGCTGCCGACCCACGGCGGTTCGACGCTGATCGGGATCGCCTCGGCGTTGCAGACGCTGATCGCTGCCTGCTCCATCGCCTCGCGCTTGGTCGCGGCGGTGCCGCTTCCCCAGTTGGTCTGATTGAGTGCCCCGCTCGGCAGGAAGCTCTCCTCATAGACGCGCCACGTCCAGCCGCCTGCGCCGGTCGGCTCGATGGTCACCTTCGTCTGCCTCACAGGACCACCACCAGGACGACGGCGACGATCACCATCATCAGCGCGCAGAGGATGATCGCCAGGCCGAGGCCGCTCGCGGCGTGCTGGCCCTCCCACCAGTCGTTGTCGAGGTGCGACCGGCTTGCCGGTACCGGGACCGGCTCGCCCCGTTCGTTGGGCTTGGTCGTGCGCGGGTTGTGCCAGCGCCAGCAGGTGTAGACCTCGCTGTCTGAGCGAAAGACCTTGATCCAGTGCAGCCGGTCGCCGTCGCCGTAGCGCTCCACGCCCTGCTCGGCGTAGGCCACGGCGTCGGCCTGATTGTCGAACTTCGCCGCCTGCGGCACGGGCGGGCCGCCGTCGTCGGCCATGTACCAGACCGTGTGCGGGTGCTCGGGGTAGCCGCAGCTCGGCGGGTCGCGCAGCTCGGGGCTGATCGGAGTCGGTTCGCTCATCCGCGTGTCCTCCATTCGGTCATGCTCGGGATCGGGGCGGGGCTCGCCCGCCACACTAGGTGGTGGTCGTCGTCCTGGGTGAAGCTGCACGCGGTGGCGCGGACGACGCCCAGCGGCTGTCCGTCGTCGGGCCTCTCGGCCCACACGACGCCGCTGTCACGTCCGTTGCGCCGGTCCTGGTAGTCGCGCCCGTTGAGCCAGGGGCAGTTCTCCCAGGCGAAGTCGAAGCAGTCGGGGTGCATCGGCGGCTCGCCGAAGCTGTTGCGCTCGACCGACCCGGCGAAGCCGATCAGGATCATCTGCCCGCGCATCTGCTCGCCGCAGAGCTGGCAGAGGTTCCGCATCGCGCAGCGCTGGCGGTTGCCCTCGTCGTGGACCCTGAAGTCGGGCCGTCCATCGATGATCGCGGTGACGTAGGGGATCGGCAGGCTGCCGTGCTGCGGGCGCTTCGCCAGGGCAGGGATCACGATTGGTCGGGTCACTCGGCGGCACCTTACCCGGAACGCTCGGACGTGCAAGCAGCCTGTACGCTCGCGGCCGCCGTGGACCCGGACCGCCTCCTCAGACTCATCCTCGTCGGCCTGCTCGCAGTCGGCGTTATCTGCTGGATCTTCGTCGCGGTGTTCCTGGGCTACCTGGTGTTCGAGGGCTGACTTTCCGCCCGTCGGTGTGCTATCGTCTGTAGCACGTTATCCGACCAAGGAGGTTCCCGATGGAGTTCGTGATTCCCGAGTTTGAGGTCACCACGCGCAAGGCCGTTGCCGACGCGCTGCGGATCGGCGGGCGCGCTCGCGTGTCCGTGAAGTCACTCGCCACGGGCCAGCATCTGACCGTGCGGCTCGCCTGCAAGCGCCGGGGCGAGGACGGCAAGTTCATTTCTCGCGCACGCAAGGTCGGCCGGGTCGGCTTCGACGAGTGCGACGCCCTGTTCGTTGACGGCGATGCCGCCTTCGACGGGTGGATCGCGACGTGGTACGCCGACGAGGGCGAGTGGCGGCAGCCCAAGTCCTACGTCGATCCGCGTGGCGCGCATTACGCGTGGGCCGCGAAGGCGGTCGTCGCGTGGGCGCTCGACGGGGCCGTCGGCCTTGAGGAGCAGGCCGAGATCCGGCTCGCCAACGAGTGCTGCATCTGCGGCCACAAGTTGGAGCACCCCGAGTCGGTGGATCGCGGGATCGGCCCCGAGTGCCTCGGGAAGCTGACGGCCGGTCAGCACGTCTAGCCGCCGCGCGCCCTCGCTCTCGGTTGAAGGCCCCGCTTCGGCGGGGCTTTCTCGTCTCGCCACGCCTCCAGCATTCCGGCGTGCCAGAGGGCGACCCGAACGCTGTTGAGCGTCAGCTCGGCCCCCTTGCCGATCATCCAGCGGAGCGCCCGCACGCGGCCAGGGTAGGTGCCGGGGGTGCCGGTGCCCCGTTCGGACCTACGATCCGCTCAGAGGTGCTGCTACGGCGTCTGACGGGCCGTCGTAGGCTTGCTCGATGCGGGTGTTGGAGGTCTATCGCGTCGAGGACGCCGGGCGGCGGGTCCGGGTGCTCGGGCTGCGCGTGCACCACGGCTTGCTCGGAGCGAGCCTTGCTGCGCTCGGGCTGGTGCTCGTGTGGCACGACCGGCGCGACTGGCCCTGGCGCTTGTTGGATTAGGTCCGCTTCCGGTCGCCCCCAGGTCCGCTAGTACGATCCCGGCATGGCGACGTTCTCGGCCCAGCGCTCGGTCACCACAGCGGCCACCTTGCTGTCCGACGATCCCGACGCGCTCGCCGAGGCCGATGTCGTGCTGCGCAACACCGACGGGGCTGCCTCAGTGTTCATCGGCGGTCCGACGATCACCGACTCCGACGGCGTCGATGAGGTGCAGGTCGTCACGATCAGCGGCGCGCCGACGGGCGGCAGCTTCAAGCTCACCTTCCAGGGCCAGCAGACGGCGACCATCGCCTACAACGCAGCGGCGGCCACGGTCGAGTCGGCGCTGGAGGCGCTGTCGAACCTTGCGCCCGCCGACGTCGCGGTCGCCGGGTCTGCCGGTGGCCCGTACACGGTCACCTTCTCGGGCGTGTTCGCCCACACCGACGTCGGGCTGATGACGGCCGATGCCACCGGGCTGACCGGCGGCACGTCGCCTTCTGTCGCCGTCGCCACCACGGTCGAGGCGCGCTACTCGCCGGGCTTTGAGCTGGTCGCCGGAGCGGTGCACGGGCCGCTGAAGGGACGCGGCGCGATCTACGCAGCGTCGGCCACCGGGACGGTTCGCGTTGACGTGCTGGCGGTGGGCCGCTGATGGCTACCAACGGCACCCAGGTCACGGTCACCACCTCGCCGACCCTGCTCGCGCAGGACTCCGACTCGCTCGCCGAGTCCCAGGTTGTGATCCGCAACACCTCGGGCTCGGTGTCGGTGTTCATCGGCGGCCCCGACGTCACCACCTCGACCGGGTATGAGTTGCGCCAGTCGACGGCCCTGCCGCCGTTGCGAGGCCGCGACCCGATCTACGGCGTGGTCGCGGCCTCCACGGTTCGCGTCGACGTTCTCGAACTCGCCGACTAGCTGTTGCGCAGCACGTTGCGTGCTTCGTCGGAGTTGACCGAGCTGGTCGTCCGGCCCTTCGGCGCGGGCTTCGCGGTGCTCGACGGGTCGGCCTTGACGCGGCCGCTGGTCTGCCCGCCGTCGTGCTCGGGGATCTCCGAGCCCAGCATCGACTGAGCCTTTGCCTGCGGCATCACGCCGCTGTCAGCGAGGTAGCCCACGCCCACGTTCGCAGCGCTGCGCATCGTCGAGCGCACGCCCGCCGGGGACGAGGTCGTCGTCGCCGCGACGCCGGTCCCGTATGCCTGCTTTTCGGCCTGCACGTCCACGTTCGCGCCCAGGTAGATGACGGTCCAGCTGTCCTCGTCCTGCTTGCGCTCCAGCAGCGCCTTGATCGCGGCCTTGTCGTACTCGCGGCTCGCGTTCTCGTAGCCGTCGGTGTAGATCACCAGCAGCGCCTTGTCGTTCTTCTTCGACTTCGCCTCGATGGCCTGCACCGTGTCGGCGATGGCGTCGTTGAGCGGGGTCATGCCCTGCGGGCAGTAGTCCGCCTCGGTGATCTGCTTCGCGTCGTTGAGCTTCTCGGCGTTGCGCAGGATGCGGGTGCGCTCGCGGCCTGCCGCAGCGTCGAAGGTCGCCAGCGTCAGCTTCGTGCGCTCGCTGTTCTTCTCGCCCTGCAGGCTGCCGATGAACTCGTTCGTGCCGTCGATGACGGCACGGCGGTTGTGCGCCATCGAGCCGCTCTCGTCGAGCAGGATCGCGACGTGGATCGTGCCCTTCTTGGCCTTCGCCTTCTTCGGCTTGGCCTTGGTCGCTGTTGCCATTTACTCCTCCTCTCGCATCACAGTCAGCGCCTTCTCGACAGCGGACAGGCGGGTGTCCAGCTCGACGTATGGCGACTGGCTCTGCGCGAGCGTGCGCAGGTAGTCACCCGTGCTGGAGTAGCCCGCCGCTCGCGCCTTGCTGGTGATCGCGGCGTGTTCGCTCTCGCTGACTCGGACCGATATGCGTTTGCCTCGGGGTGCCATTGTGTGCACAACGGTAACACACCCGTCGCCCTCATCGCCCTGTTCGCACACCTCCGGGCTTCGGCACGTCGATCCCGGCCCTCTGCATGTGCTTGATCATCTCGGCGATGTTCTGCCCCGTCGTCTCCAGCTCCTCCCCGATCTCGGCGAGCGTAAGCCCGTTCTTACGCATCACCCGGATCAGCGGCCACAGCTCTCTGCGGCGGCGGTGACGCAGCTTCAGCCACCCGCTCTGTCGCCCTCTGTCGACCACGCCGCTGACGGCGTGCTCTGTCAGGTTGAGCATGTCCGCGATCTCTCGGACCGGCGTCCCGGCCTCCCACAGCTCGCGGATCGCTAGATCGCGCTCGCCGTATTCGTCGTCGAGTTGGCAGCGCAGGCATACGCTGGCCCGTGGCCGGTCGCGCAGGTCGGCCCCGCAGCCGGGGCAGGGCCGCGCCACGCCTACGCGAACCGGGCTCCCCCGGTGCGCTCGATGACCAGGTCCATCAGCTCGGAGCGGTCGAGGGCGGTCCAGCCGCTGATGTCGATCTCAGCCACCTGCCAGTTGCCGCAGCGCAGCCGGATGGTGCCGTCGGGCAGCACGCCGACGAACGCCGTGCCGGTCAGCGCGTAGCCCACCTCCAGGGCGGCCAGGGCCAGGCGGTCGCCCACCATCTTCACCTTGTCCATCGTCAGTCCTCCTCGTAGTCGCGGCCGAGCCGCACGCCGCAGCGCATGCACAGCCCGGCTCGGGCGTCGTGGTCGAACTCCTTGCAGACCTCGGTGGCGGCGATTGCGTGCCCCACCTCCTGTTGGCGGATCAGGTAGACGGTGTCGGCTTGGTAGCGGGCCAGGACGCGGACCGCGTAGTGATTACGGACCTTGGCGACCGGGTCGGTGACGCTCGCGTCGAGCGGCGCGGCCACGATGGGCAGCCGGTCGGCGCTCGGCTCGCCGTTCTTGGCCCCCTCGCACTTGCAGCGGTTGTCGAGCGGCTTGCCGTCCTCGGTGCTCACGGCTCCGCAGCCGGGGCAGACGGCGAGTTGTTTTGCGGGCTGGGGCATCAGCGGTCTGCGAATCCTCTCTCCTGCGCCGCCGCGAGCGCTGTCGCCGCCCTCGGCATCTCCCACTCCAGCAGTTCGGCCACGGCCATCGTGCTCGCGCCGTTGAGGTAGGCGACCGCGCATAGGGCTCGGTCCATGTCGGGCTTGTCGTCGTCGGTGATCACGGCCAGCAGACGCTCCTCGCGTTCGCTCACACGTCGTCGCCGCGCAGCAGTGCTGCGGCCAGGCTCATCGCCCCGCCGAAGGTGTTGCCGGAGTGCTGATCGGTGTGATCGAGCATCGCCCGCTGCGTCTTGTGGTCGTAGCCGCCGGGCTCGTCGCCGACCGCCCAGGCGTACAGCAGCCAGGCCAGTGCCGGGTCGTCGGGCAGCTCGACGTCCCACACCTTGTCGCCCTTGGCGCGGTCGGGCGAGGCGAAGAAGGCGTCCACGGCGTCGGGCCGCTCGCGCTTGTCGCCCGCCTCCTTGGCGCGCCGGTAGAACTTCGCCGCCTCGGTGCAGCAGAACATCTCGTAGCCCTCGCTGTCCACCCGGAAGCTCGGGTCGGCCTCGCGGAAGCGGTCGATGCGCGCCTTCAGCGGGTCGGGCAGCATCTCGTAGTCGAGGTCGAGGCTCGCCTTCTGCTCGGCGAAGCGCTCCCGGTTGCGGCGGTCGTAGTCGGCCAGCCAGGCGGCGCGGTCTGCGTCACGCTCCATCGGCGTCTTCCAGAACAGCTCCTGGGCGTCGACGTCGATGCCGTGGAAGCTTGAGCCGAAGCCGCTCGGGCTGTAGATGCGGATCGCGGAGCCGAGCTTCGGCACCACGCCGTCGTAGCGCTCGTCGCCCACGCGCTCCCGGCTCCAGCCCAGGCCGGTGCCGTCGTCGGTGGTGATCGAGGTGAAGTCGTCGCCCCGCTCGACGTTCTCGATGCGGTGGTCCTGGTAGTTGTCGGCGGCCTTCATCTCCGCGATGGTCAGGCCCGCGTGCGGGTCGGGCATCTCGCCCGGAGGGATTTCGGCGATGCGATGGCTCTCCATCGGTGCCTCCTTGGTCGGTGACGCGCAGGAGCCTACCGGCTCTGCGGACGGACGACTAGGCCAGCGAGTCCTTCGCCAGCTTGGCGATGACCTTCGGCTCGTCCTCGGGCTTGCCTCCGGTCAGCCGCCCCAGCACGTCAGCGAGGGTCGCCGCTTGCGTCGGGGTCGCCACAACCGCCACCTCGACGCCGGGCTTCGGTTCGGCGGGCTCTCGCTCGACGGGATCGTCGGGCTCCAGGTAGCCCGCCAGGTCGAGGTAGCCGGTCATGTCGGACTTGTCCATCGCCAGACGCTTGCGCATCTCGGCCTCGGGCACGGCGTTGGTCAGGTCGGCCAGCAGGTGCGCCAGCTTGATCGGGACGAACGCTCCACGCAGCCGGTTCATGGTGATCTGGCGCACCTTCGCCGACACGTCGTCGGACTCCTCGACCACGCACGGGACGGTCTCGGCTCCCAGCTCGCCCAGCAGCCGCCAGCGGTGCTCACCGTCCACGATCTCGTACTCGACCTGCGGGTTGGCGCTGTCGATCTCGACCTTGCGCACCAGCACCGGCTGGACGAAGCCCCTTAACCGGATTTCCTCTCGGAGGGCTTTCATCTGCGCAGGCGACATCTCATTGGGGTTCTCAGGCGCTGGCCTGATGGCCCCATGCTCGATGTCCACGATTTCGAGTTCCGCCTTCATCGCTCCAGGTACCGGATCGCGGCCCGCAGCCGCTCGGGGTCGTCGCGCAGATTCCCCAGCGCGGTGTTGCAGTGATGGCAGAGCAGGCCCCGCAGCTTGCCCGTGGCATGGTCGTGGTCGATGTGCAGCCGTCGCGGCTCGCTCTCGCAGATCGCGCAGCGGCCCTTCTGCTCGGCGAGCGCACGGTCGTAATCCTCCCGCGTCACGCCCAGCCGCCGAAGGCTGGTCAGCAGGCTTTGCCGTGCTCGGACCGCTGGGTCGCGGCGCGCCCGACGGCCCCGCTCGACGTAGCACGACTTGCAGTACGGCTGGTAGCCGTTGCGACCCCCGCCCCGTCGGCTGAACGCTTCGACCGCTTTGGTCTCGCCGCAGTCGCCGCAGCGCTTGGTCTCGGCCTTCATCGCCTCAGCCCCCAGCGGCGCGGGTCGGGGACTCGCAGCAGCAGCGGGCGGGTGGCCGGGTTGTCGCCCTTGCGCTTCGCCCGGACGTGCACCAGGTCGGGCCGGATGATGCGGATCAGCTTCACTTCTTCAGCACCTCGCGCTCCAGCTGGTCGGCCGCCTTGTCCCAGGCCCACTTCGTCTTCGGGCCGTACCAGCCGCCCCACTTGCGGAGGTCGGCGATCACGTCCTCTACGTCCTTGCGGCTGACGGTGTTCTCGATGACTGCGTTCTCGCTCATGAGTTCTTCTCCGTGCAGTTGCACTTCGCGTCGGCCGGTGCTCCACACACCGGACAGGGGTTGAACGTATCGCTCGGCGGCTGCGGCGGCTCAGGCATCGCTGCTCACGATCAGCGAGCGCCAGATGGCTACCGGCCGCGCGTGGCAGGCCACTCGGGTCGACCTGGTCGTGCGATCCGTCGCTGCGACCACGCCCGTGGTGACCGCCCAGCGCATGATCGGCCCCATCGCTCGGGGCTCGTGCGGCATGTAGTCGGGGTAGTGGTGCTCCAGCCACCACCACACGGCGTCGGTCGTGAACTCCGGCTTGCGCTTCGCCACGGCTTCGACTGACAGCTTCGCCGCAACCTTCCAGGCCTCCTCAGCATTCGCGTGGACTCGCGTCATCGCCTCGCGCTTGGCCTCCAGCGCGCTGCGCGCGTCGAACAGTTGCTCGGTCATCTCTTCCCCACAATCAGCAGCTCATCGCCGCCCTCGCCGTGCTCTTTCTTCAGCGACTTCAGGTGCTCGTGGTCGAGCGTGCGCATCTCGGCCTCGCGGCCCCGGTCGGTGATCATCGTCTGGATCGCCTCGGCGTCTGCGCCCTTGCCCATGCTCACCACCCACAGATCGATGTGCTCGCCCGCGTCGAAGACGTCTTCCAGCAGCCGCCAGCCGTCGGCCTCTGACCACTCGCTCGGGCTCGCGTCGTAGTCGGGCTCCAGCAGCTTCGCCACGCCCGCGTAGCTGTCCTCGTAGCTCAGCGTGCCGGGGTAGGGCGGGTCGAGGTAGAGCACGTCGGCCTGCACCCCGGTGATGAAGCTCACGGCGTCGCCTCGGTGGGCGGTGTTGTCGCGGCCGTTGTGGAACACGGCGCGGTTGATCGCCTCGGCGATGCGGATCGCCAGCGCTCGGGGCTTGCCGGTGCGGCGCAGCTGGGTCGCCTGCCCCGGCGTCAGCTCATCCCACTCGCGTCGCCCCGCCCCCATCGTCGGCATGCCCCAGGTCGCCATGCTCAGGGCGGTCTTCGTGATCCAGGCGCGCATCAGCCAGCGGTGCCAGCCCTTGGCCTCGCGCTCGACGCTCGCCATCCCGGCCAGCAGCTCGCGGCAGTTGTCGGGGATGCTCAGCAGCTTCTCGTCGGGCAGCTCGACGCCGTTGGGCTCGGCCTGGATCGCCTGGGTCGCGGCGACGCTGCTCAGCGTCCAGTCGGAGTTCTCGACCAGCGCCTTGGCGGTGGCCTCGGCTAGCGGGCTCATGTCGTTGGCGGCCACCTGGTAGCCCAGCACTTTCGCCGCCACGCTGACCGCGCCCCCGCCGCTGAAGGCATCGGCGAGGATCGCGCCGGGCGGTGCGCCCTGTCCCGCGATCACGCGCATGATCTGCGGGGCGATGGCCCGCTTGCCGCCGAGCCACCCTGGGCAGGCTGCGAGGTAGTCCTTCATCCGCTCAGGATCGCGATCAGGGCCTCGGCGCGGGTCATGCCCTGCGCCGTCTTCGCTTCCAGGGCCCGCTCCACCGTGGTCGCCTGGCGTGGCCCGAAGCGCCAGCGCAGCACCTCGGGCGCGCTTGCCTCCTCGGCCTCCAGCACGGCGGCCAGCTGCTCGTCGAGATCCTCGGGCACGTCCTTGAGCGCCAGCGCCGCCTCCCATTGCTCCTCGTCCATGCCAAGTCGTTCTTGCAGCTCGGCCTCGTCGAGGTGCTCGGCGAGGTAGGCCAGCACGCGAGCCAGGCGCACGGCGTTGAAGCTGCCGCGCAGGTGGTTCATGGTCAGCAGCCGCATCCTGCCCTCTGACTCGTCGCCGTCGTCGATGACGCACGGCACGGTGTCTGAGCCCGCGTCACGCAGCACGCGCCAGCGGTGCTCGCCGTCCTCGATGACGTACTTGCTGCCCTTCGGCCGCACGACCACCGGCTGGACGAAGCCGTTCTCCGAAATGTCGCGCGCCAGCGCCTTGAGCAGCGCTGGCGGCACGACATTCGGATTCGCCGGGTCGGGCTCCAGGGCGTCGACCGGCAGGTCGACCACCTCTAGCGTCGCCCGACGCAGCGATTCGATGCTCTCAGCCAAGCACCTTGTCCTTGGCCCACGCGCCGAGCAGCGGCAGCGACGGGATCGCCGCTCCGATGTGCTCGTTGTCGTCGGCCTCGTCGACCAGCTCCAGCACGATGCCGAGCACGATCAAGACGACGCCGATCACGGCCACGATGTAGCCCAGCTGCCCGACGCCCGTTGCGCCGCGCGGATTGAACGCGCCGCCGCCCGCGATCAGCGCCACGATGGCACCGACGACGAGCAGGATGATTCCCAGGGTGATCATTGAGTTCCCTTTCGGTTCGGTTTCCCCCGCGCCAGCGTAGGCGCACTTCTTCGGGGGTTCCCAAACCGACTACCCGCGACCCTATCGCTCTACGACGACGACCCGCCGGAGCGGGCCGTTCGTCGTCCAGTGGGTGTGGCCGGGTCAGCCTACGCGCATTCCCATCCACTCGGCCCCACGTCGGTCCAGACGCGGTGGGCGATGATGTCCTGGTGCTTCGGTGCCGCCGCTCCGGCGGTCGAGGTTCCGGCGAGGGCCGGGCCTCCCCACTGAGCCCAGGTCGCCGTCAGCAGCCCGTAGGCCCCTGCGAATCCGACGTGGTAGTCGGCCCCGCTCTCGCAGACGACGATGTAGTACGGCAGCGCCCAGCGCTGTCCGCCGCCCGTGTAGGGCACGCTTGCCCGCCACATGCGGTACTCGGCGAACTTGTCCGCCAGCTCTCCCCGGCGCTCGGCGATGACCTTGCGGTCGGCCTTGCGCTTGAGGCAGAACTTGTGCTGCTGGATCGCTTCCCGCTCCAGCTTCTTGAGCGGGGTCGCGTCCTCCCAGCGACGGTGCGAGTAGCCGTGCTTGAGCAGCTCGTCCGCCCGGTCGATGTGGTACCGGATGTTCTGCTCGTCGCAGGTGTAGGGCGTGCGGTCGTTTCCGGCTGCGGTCGATCCCGCCGTTGCCACCAGGGCGACGGCGAGTGCGGCCAGCAGCGCGGCGCTCAGCCGCACGACCACGCGCTCGCTCCCACGTCGGCGTAGATCTCGGCCGCGCAGGCATCCTGGCCTGCCGGTGTCCCGAGGTCACAGCCGTAGGCCGAGGCCGTCGACGGCATGATCTGATACGCGCCGTAGGCCCCGGACGACGGGTTGACGGCGCTGTAGTCGCCGCCCGACTCGCACTGGGTGATGTAGCTCGGGATCGCTCCCCCGGTGCCACTCGACGTCGTGCTCGCCGCGTCGTATGTTTCGGTTTCCGCATAGCCCGCGTCGGATACAGGTTCCGGTGCGGGTGCGGGGTTCAGCAGCGCGTTGAGCCGGTCGGTCTCTGAGCATGCCTGCTGGTTGCTGATCGGCTCGCGCGTTCCGTTGCCAAGCACCCCGTCGTCGACGAGGTTCGCTCCGACTGCGGCGCTGCCCAGCTTCTCCTGGGCCTTGGCGTAGGTGACGAGGTATTCCTCCTCGCAGATGTGCAGCCCGTTGTCCTTGGTTCCGGGCTCCAGCCCGGTCGGCTGCGTGTCCTTGGCACCCGCGAACGGGCTGCCGGTTGTGACCGCCGCGCACATCAGCACGAGGGCGGCCACGCCGATGCGATAGCGCATCGTGGTCCTCCTTTGATCGGTTCATCGTTCAGCCCGATCTGCGCAGCTACCGCCGGGGCGACTTACCCCCTAACGAGTGCTTTCGGCGGCGCACTTCTACTGGGACTTCGTTCAGCGCAGACCACAAGGGTTGATCGTGGGAACCACCTCCTTTCCTTGGTCGGTTGGTCGGGGAAGCCTAGTACCAGTTCGGGCTAGCGGGTGCCGGTGGACTCTGTGGGCTCGCGCTCGGCCTCGCGCGCGTCGCGGATGCGCTCGATGTCCTTGCGCAGCCACACGGGCGTCGCTCTCAGCTCGCGCCAGGGTGTCGGCAGCACGCCGGTCTTGCGGTAGCGGGCGACGCGGGTGCGCTCGACTCCGAGGATCTCGGCGGCCTCCACGCTGCCAACGATGTCCTCGGGCCGCACCCGGACGTACTTGCCCTTCTTGCCGTTCGCGGTCATGCTGCGTCGCTCCTTTCGGCCTCGTAGCGGCGGGCGCGCGGCTGGCGGTCGCCAGCTTCGCGGGTCACCGGCCACTCGGGCCAGGGCCACGTCTCCGCAGCCTGCTCGTCGTTGATCTGTCCGATCTGCTCGCGCTCGTCCAGCTTGCGAAGGACGATGAAGAGGACGGCGGCGATGGCGATCAGGGTTACAGGGATTGCGAGTTCCATGTTGGGGCTCCTTGGTCGGGTTGACGTTCTGAAGGAGTCTACTATCTGTAGCGGTCTGTTCCTGCTCAGGGTTCGATTACTTCACGAATGACCGCGCTCGTGATTCCTTCGGCCGTCGCCCACAGCCCTGCGTCGAACTCGCTCGGGAAGGGTCCGATCAGGTCGCGCTCCTCGGTGTCGACCACCCACCTGCGGTTGCCGTTGCCGCCGGGGAGCGGCTCGCGCTTGTGCCAGGGGTTCGTGCCCATCAGGCCATCACCGCCCCGGCCTCAAATCCGACCAGCAGGTCGGGCTCGTCGAGCGCCAGCTGCACCATCTTCGCCCCGAGGCGCGTGCACTCCTGGTGCATCTTCTCGTGGAGGTGGTCGTGTGCGACGTGGTGCGCGAACTCATGCAGCAGCAGGTCGTCGACCGCCTCGCTGCGCCCGTTCTTGAAGAAGGCGTAGCCGAGCGTGCCGTAGTTCAGGGTCAGCTGGCCTCCCTGTCCGCCGTTGCGCGGCCCGTAGGTCGCGTTGAAGGGCCAGGTGATGTCGCTGACCACCCGGACGTTGATCGTCGCGCCGAGCAGCCGGTCGGCGAGCACCTGCGCGTACTCGACCACCAGCTTGACGCCGTCGGGGTAGTGCTCGGGCTCCATGATCGTCAGGTTCTCCTCGCCCTCATGCGGCTTCGGGCTCGGCGTAACCTGCCCGGCAGGCAGCGCGGCCTCGTGGCCCTTGACCGCCTTCCAGGCCTCCTTGCTGAAGGCCCCGCCGGGGATCACGGTCATGCCCTTGCTCATGGCGATCTTCGTGCCCTCGGGGTCGGTCTTGTCGTCGATGACGGCGTTCTCGCCGTAGCGCCCGACGACCGCTGCGCTGACCGCCTCGGCCTTGATGTCCTTGGAGGTCAGCGCGTCGTCGACCCACTTGCCCTCGGCCCCGTCCTTGTCCAGCAGGGTGGCGCAGTTGTTGAGCACGGCCGTCCGCATGTCGCGCAGCCAGCCCGGCGGCACGTTGTCGCGGTCGGTGGTCAGCGGCACCTTCTGCCCGACGTCGACGTGCCAGCGGTCGCCGGTTTCGACCACCGGGATGCCCATCTCGTAGAGCGTCGCCACCTCGCCGTCGAGCGGCTCGTAGATGGCGATCTTCGTCTTGCGCCGGGTCGGGCGCAGGTAGCCCTCGTCGTCGGCCAGCTCCGTCCGCAGGGTCGCGTCGAAGAGGTGCACCGGCTCGCGCTTGCTCAGCGTCATGCCGTTGATCTTCGTCGTGATGCCCGGCGGCGGAATCAGCGTCCCGAACACCTGCGCGGCCTCGTCGGCCTCGGCGTCGGTCAGCTTCAGCGTCGCGTAGAACCGGGTGCCCGCCTCGCGGATCGGCTCGTCGTACTCGCGCCGCCCCTCGTCGGTGAACTCCACCAGGCCCTTGGTCGTCCCGATCTGAACGTGGTCGCAGATGGCGATGACCAGCTTCTCGCCGAGGTTGAAGCGCCCGCGCTGGTCGGCGCGGCCCTTCTTCTTCGACTCCGCGAACAGGGTGTAGGCGTGCTTGAGGTCGGCGAAGCCCTCGGGGGCATCGTCGTCCACGATCAGGGTGTAGCGCCCGTCGTCGATGGGCTCCAGGGTCACCTCGACCTTGGTCACGCCGTCCTCGTCCCAGGCGTTCTGGATCAGCTCGGTGATGGCGAAGTGCTTGCCACGCCGCTCCAGCAGCTTGGCGAGGCCCTTCTTGTCGACGTCGTAGACCGGCTTGCGCCGGGGCTCCTTGTTGCTCATGCTCCAGCCTCCTGCCTCTCGGCGATGTCGTTGGCGCGCTCCATCTGATCCGCGATGCGGTGCAGCCCGTTGGCGATATAGTTGGTCGTATCGACCAGGTTGGCGATCTCACCGTTCGCGTCTGCCACGTTCGGTGAGGTCAGGACGTCGTGCAGGGCCTCGGCTACGGGGTCCGCCATGCTCAGCTCCTCTCGGTCTCGGCGAGCGCCTCGTCGGTGGCCTTGTCGCGCTTGCGGCGCGTGTCCCAGGCCCTCTTCGCGGCGGCGCGCCGCTTGCGCGTCTGCGCGGCCTTCTGCCCGCGCGTCAGCTCCTTGGTCGGGTTGTCGCCGCGCAACATATCGCGGGCGGCGTGCAGCCGGGCGACTTCCGCCTCGGCGGTTTCGATCAGGGCGTCCAGCTTGCCCATCAGGTCAGCGTCCATCGGTGTCCTCCTTGTCGGGCTGCCACAGCAGCTGGTGCAGGTTGTGCGCGTTCTCGTTCTTGGCCTGTTCGAAGATCATCTCCGCGACCCGCGCGTAGCCCGCGATGTCGAGCCAGTGGTCGCGGTAGCGCGGGGTGTGGCGGATGCGGCTCAGCTTCAGGCAGATCATCAGCACGGGCAGGTGGTGCTCGCGGATGTCGAGCCCGGTCGCGCCCGTCGCCAGCGCCGCGAAGGCGCGGGCTGCCTCCAGCTGCGGACCGTAGGCTTCGGCGCGCTCGCCCGAGGTCAGCTCATCTGCGTCCAGCAGCAGGTTCTCGGCCTCGGGGTCGCGGCGCGGGCCGACCGGCTCGCGCTCGCGTGCCCTGCGGATGAGGTGCGCCAGCTCCTGCTCGGCCGAGTAGTGGCGGGCGTGCGTCGGGGCCTCCACGAAGTCGCGCGCCAGCTGGTCGGTGATGGTGATGGTGATCGTGTCAGGCATTCGCGCGCTCCATGAATCTCGGGGTTGAATCGCTGCGCTCCAGCCGGTCGGCCCAAGTCCTGATCCGCCCGGCTGTCTCCTCCAGGTCGACGCCCTCGCGGGCTCCGTCGACCAGCGAGATCAGGACCGCGATCCCGTAGCCGTCGATGTCGCCGACGTCGAACTTCTCGGCGAGGTAGGGCGGGACGTGCTCCAGCTTGCGGTTGAGCCACGGCCCCTGCATGTGGTTGCCCGTCTCGCGCAGCCAGAGCGTGAAGCCGCCGCCCCTGCCGAGACCCTCGACCCGTCGCCGGGTGTAGTGCCCGTTGCCGTGCTCGACGTGCTCCTGGTCGATCACGAGCATCCGCCACCCGGTCCCGAAGGCCGCGTAGTGGAAGCACGCGCTCCCGCGTGCGTCGAGTTCGGCGGCGATGGCCCTTGCGTCGAAGGGAAGGTCGGGCCGGTCGAGCGCGACCTCTCCGCTGTAGCTAGGCATGGCTTTCTCCATTCTTCGGCCGCAGCTTGTCGAGCCCTGCGAAGGGACTGCGGCTGCGCTTGTCGGTTGCGCGGCGCTCGCGGTTCTCGCGGAACGCCGCCTCCTGCTCATCGAGGTTTCCGGCCTGCGCACGCTTGCCGGTCAGGTGGTAGCCGCCGCACACGTCGCAGGCGTACCAGCGGGCGGGCGGGTAGCGCCAGGTCCGCTGCGCCAGCTCCAGCCCGCGCTGCGCCTCGGCGAGCGTCGGGTACTTGGTCTTGCCCCTGCAGTCGTCGCTAGCCATCGGCTTCCGCCTTTGCCGCCGCGAGCAGCTGGTCGACGTCGACGTGCTGCGGATCGCCGGGGTCGGCCTGCAGGTAGAGGGCCATCGCCCGCTGCAGCTCGCCGGGTTCGATCTCGTCCGCGCTCCACGGCCCGATCTGCGCGTGGCAGTGGCCGCAGAGCATCTGCCGTCCGGCGAAGTACCGCGCCCGCAGCGCGGGGACCGCGATCCCCTGCGCCATGACCTCCTCGGCGCAGGGGACGCAGATGACCTGGCGTCCGTGGGTGTAGTGGCTCGGGCGGCGCGTGGTCGTCATCGCCCTAGCTCCCGTTGCTGACCAGCGGCACGCGCTTGTTGTCGGCCAGGCCCTTGTTCCAGTGGTTGATCAGGACCGGGGTCAGCTCCTCGGCGTTGCTCATCATGTAGCGGTCGAACCGGAACTTCGGCATGTGGTTCTTCCACCGGGTGATGGCTGCCGCCTCGTCCTGGTGGTGGCGGCGGACGATGATGATCGCGGCGTAGATCGAGGCGCGGAGGGTGTGCACCCGGTATGCGGCCGGGTTGGCCTCCTTGCCTCCGAAGGCCCCGATGATCGTCGCCGCCGTGTCGGCCAGGTTGCGGTCGAAGGGCTTCTTGAGCACCTCCATCGCCGCGCCGCCGCCGCCCGCCGACATGGTGCCGGTGACGTAGGCCGCGACCATGAGCCGCATCTGATTCGGCGTCAGCCGCGTCTTCGATGACGTGGCCGAGGTGACCAGCCAGCTCCAGGGGTGCGCCCCGTTCGGCGAGGTCACGGCGTCCTGCACGTACTCACTGAAGGGGTCGGTCGCGCTGAGCACCAGGATGCTCGGGTTGACCGTGCTGCGCTTCGCCTGCCCGGCGAAGAGCGCCTTCATCTCGTCCTCGTCGAGGTGGCGAGCCAGCGTCGGCAATTCGGCGCGGGCGATGATCGCTCCGGCCGCACGGTGCTGTCCGTCGTTCGCCCACGCTGCGTTCTTGTGCAGCGCGATCTCGATGGCGGGCATCGGCTCTCCGGCCTTGATCGCCTCGGCGATCTTGCGCGCCTTGGTCACGTTGAGCGGCCGCTGGAATCCGATGATCTGTCCGTCGACCACCTCCTGCACCGGGACGAGCAGGCTCGCCAGCTCCTCCGGTGTTGCGATCCGGTAGCCCTCCTTGCCGGTCGGGTACTTGTGACCCTTGATCCCCTTCATGATCGGGGTCGCGTCCGTCCGGCTCATGTTGTGTCCCTGCAGCAACTTGCCCAGGGGTGTGCCTCGCATCATCTAGTCCTCCTTGGTCGGGTTGTCCTGCGAAGTGTCGTCGTCGTCGAGGAGTTCTCCGTAGCGGCTGCGGATCTCCTCGTTGCGCTGCTTGATCCGGTCGTCGGCCCACCAGATCAGCCAGGCCACGAGGGCCTGCGCGCTGAGCAGGATGCCGATGACCGAGATGGCGGTGTCGGTGCTCATCCGTCGACCGCCTTGTAGACGCCGGGGGCGACGCGCTCGACTCCCTTGCCCCGCCGCCGGGCGAGTTCTGCGCTCAGGGTCTGCGCGAAGGTCTTGCCCTTGGTCTTGACCGCGCCGCTGTCGATCAGCGCCTCGGCCAGGTCGCGGTAGTGCATCGGTCCGCGTTCGGCGAGCAGCTTGACCGCCGCGTCGCCAATGCTCGGTCCGCGCTTCGTCATCGAGGTGCCTCCTGTCATGACCTTCGTCCGCAGGCGGCTGCCACCGATCCGCATGGCCTCGGCCTCGGTCACGTTGTCGAGCCGCTTGATCTGATCCGCCGTCAGCTCGGCCTCCAGGCTGAGCCCGGCGATCTGCAGCTTGCGCCGCCGGTCGGCAGGGTGCGCGTGTTTTGTCATGGTGTCCTCTCGCATCGAACTTGGTCGGGTGCCACAGACGATAGCACATGGATCAAGTCGCCCTGTTTCTCCACACGGGACCGGGCGGCTCTAATCTGTAGCTCCGTTGAGCTATGATCTGTCGCGTTACCGACCAAGGAGAGTTGTGCACCTGATCATCTTCATCGTCCTGATCGTCTGGCTCGTCCAGGCGGTGATCTACGTCGTCGGCTTCGGCGCGTGGATCGTGTGGCAGCTTGCGCTGCTGCTCTGGCAGGTTGCGGTGGCGGTCTGGCGCGCGCTCCGTTCCAATGAGGAGGTGGCCTGATGAGCCCCCGCGTCCTGCGTTTCCTGATCCACTTCATTTGCCCCGGCGTCCGGCTCGGGGGTCCGCGATGACCGCCGAGGCCCGCGAGGCCATGATGGGCTACCTCAGCCAGGTGGCCGAGTTCATGGACCGCCACGACCAGCGGTCGGTCGAGCGCATGGTGCTCGACTTCGGCCGCGAGTACGAGTGGCAGCCGCGTCCCGACCACATCGATCCGGGCCGGGCGAAGGAGTGCTTCACGAACGCGTTCTGGCTCGCCCGCGACAACGACTGGCTCTACGTCGAGGGCTACGTTCTCACGCCCGACATGCCGATTGCGATCCATCACGCCTGGGTCGTCGACGGCGGCGGGCGGCTGATCGATCCGACCCTGCGCGAGCCCGCCGACACCGAGTGCGCGTTCTGCCTCGGCGAGGGCTCCGTCGAGGTGCCGACCGTCGACGACGACGATCTGACCGAGGCCGAGCCGTGCGGCATGTGCGATGGGACCGGCGAGCACCACGGAAAGCGGCGGTCCCTCGACGGGTCGCTGTACCGGGGCATCCCGTTCACGGCCGAGGTCGCCGCGAAGGCGATCCTGTCGGCCGGGGTCTACGGCGTGCTCACCTCGCCGCTGATCCTCGATGGCGACCTCGCGGAGCTGGCGTCATGACCTGGCCGTCTGTCATCGACCTGATCGCGGCCTCGGTGTTCGTGGTGTTCGCGCTCGTCGGCCTCCAGGGCGGCACCTACGAGTGGTTGCTGATGTCGGTCGTCGCGGGTGCCCTCGCCCTCGCCCATCACGACTGGTGAACGAGCGAGCCCCCGGCGTCGTGCCGGGGGCT